GCAGCCTCCGTATTCTCAACGGCGCTCACAGCCTGATCGTGGCCCCGTAGGAGGCCCGCATGCGTTCCGTCCAGCGCCCCACGCCCATCCCCGCGCCCGTCGCGGTCGAGAAGCCCCGCCCGAGCGGATGGGAGGAGACCGTCACCGAGTTCCTCGCTGCGCAGATGCGCCTGATGCGCGAGGAGGGGACGATGCGCAACTACCGCTGGGTGCTGCGTGGTCGGGCGCAGGAGTTCGCCGAGGAGGCCGGGCTCCGGGCCGTTGCAGAGTGGACCGAGGCGGCGTTCGAGCGCTTTCTGTCCGAACTCGCCGCGCTGCGTGGTCCGCAGGGATCCGCCGGCCTCAGCGCATCGACCATCAACATCCACTACCGCGTCACGAAGCAGTTCCTGCGCTGGTGCGCCAAGCGCGGCTATCTCGAAAACCGCGCCGTGCTCGACACCCCGGCGCCGAAGGGACCGCAACTCCTGCCGCGCTCCATCGACCCCGAAGCCACGCGCAGGTTGCTCAGCGTTACGGCGTTCGCTCGCACGGCTGACGGCACGGCTGCCTTCAACTCCCGCGACCGAGGCCGTGATGGCGTGATCGTTGAACTCATGGTGCGCTGCGGCGTGCGGCGCTGCGAGATCCCGCTCATGACGCTGGACTCGCTCGTCCAGACCAGCCGCGGAGACTGGTTGCTGCGCGTGTTCGGAAAGGGGAACAAGGAGCGGATGATCCCACTCGACACTCCCAAGCACGCCATGAGCAAGGTGCTCCGCGACTACATCCGCCGCATCCGCCCGCAGGATACCGACCGGAGCGAACTTTTCCTGAGCGCCCGCAAGCGAGGCGGTGGGTACGAGCCGCTCACCCGCTCCGGCGTGGGTCAGTTGGTCGCCCGCCTGAGCCGCAGGACCGCCCTGCACGGCCCGCGCGTCAAGTTCACGCCGCACCAGCTGCGCCACACCTTCGCCACCCGGACGCTCGAGGCGGGCGCTGCCGTCAGCGAGTTGCAGCGCGCCCTTGGCCACACCACGCCGGTCATGAGCCTGCGGTACGCCAAGGCGACCGACGAGGATCTCATCGCCGCGTGGAAGCGCAGGACGGACTAGGCGCACGACACGTACTCAGCAAACCCGGGGCAATCGGGCTGGTCGTCGAGGTAGCGGATCACCGCAGCGGCCTTGTGAGGCTGGACGCGCTGGCCGTGGACCATCTTGCGGACGGTGTCCTGGCTGATCCCGGCGCCCTGCGCGACCTGAGCCTGCGTGAGTTGCTTGCAGACCAGCGCGAGACGCACGCGCTCAGGGTCGAGGATGACCCAGCCGGTCGCTGCGCCGTTCTCCCCTGCTTCGCCGCTGGTCACCTAGCCAACCCTCCGTCAACCCGACTATCTACCGGGATGCACACAGTAGCACGGGGCATGTGGCGTTGCATAGTGGTGGTGCGCATGTGCTGTGTAAGGCAATGGTCACGAAATGACCAACGCAAGGAGTGGGGCCGGCGGGGTGATGTCGCCTTGCTCGCCTTCCACCGCCGCTCGCCGGCCCCGTGACGGGGGATCCAGCGCCTACGCTACCCCGAACAGATGCGCCAGACCGGTGATTTTTCCACCGGTATGTTGGCCTGCCGTCCTAGCCGCTCTCGTGGCGCGGTGCTACCGTCCTCTCCATGACGACCACCCTGTGCGGCTACTGCCACGTTCACCCAGCCCTTCCCGGTGTCTGGATCGCCGGCAAGCCGATCTGCCAGCCCTGCGTGGATGAGCGAACGGCGGCCGACGAACAGGGTGCCGAAGCCGAGCGTGAGGCCGACCGTCGTGGGTTCGAGGAGGAGATGGCATGGCTGAGGTGAGCACCGGGGCGCGGATCAGGGCCTTCCGACACCGCCGAGGGCTGACGCAGGCGCAGCTGGCAGGTCGTCTCGGGCGCGAGGAACGCTGGCTGCGGGACATTGAGAACGGGCACACCGAGGTAGACCGCTTCTCGTGGATCGTCAAGATCGCCGAGGCGCTGGCCGTCGACCCGCGCGAACTCGTCCCCGGTCCGCTCCACCTCGCCCCCAACGGCGCCCTCGACTTCTCCGGTCTACCCGGCCTGCGTCGGTCGGTGATCCCCTACGGCGTGCTCGAGGACCGCCCCGTCGACCTCCCATCCCTGCGCCGCGACGTGGACGCCGCATGGCTCGCCCGCCAGGGTTGCCAGTACCGCGACCTGAGCGCCGACCTACCCAGCATCGTGGCCAAGGCGCGGGCAGCCGTGGAGCAGCACGAGGGAGAGGAGCGCGCCTTGGCGCTCGGGATGCTCTCGCAGGCCCTGTTCCTCGTCTCTCGCGTGGCTGAGATCGTCGGCGACCAGGAGACCGGATACAGCGCGGCTCAGGCCGGGTACGACGCAGCCCACCAGTCAGGCGACGTGCTCGCTCAGGGCCACGCCGCCTACCGCTACGCCCTACCTCTGCTGCGCTCCGGACGTCACGCCGAGGCCAAGGACGTCTGCCTCGCTGCGGCGATCAGGGTAGAGCCGACCGCGGGTGGTCAGGACAAGGCTGCCGTGTCGGTCTACGGGGCGTTGATGCTCATGGGGGCCATCTCTGCGGCGCGTCAGTCCGACCGGGCAGGGGCGCAGGAGTGTCTGACCGAGGCCGGTGATGCGTCCGTCCGGCTCGGTGACCAGCCGCAGAACCACTGGTGGACCGTCTTTGGCGCCCCGAACGTCGCTCTGCACCGGGTCAGCGTGGCCGTGGAGCTCGGGGAGACCGGGCTGGCGGTGGAGCGGGCCAAGGACGTCGATGTGAGCCTGTTCCCGCCCGAGATGGTCGAACGCCGCTCCCGCCTGTCGCTCGAACTGGCCCGCTGCTACGCCGCCGCTGAGCGAAAGGACGAGGCTGCCATCCACGCGCTGCTACAGGCCGAGGCGCTGGTGCCCGAGGAGATCCGCCACCAGCAGATCGTGCGGGACATCGTCAGGGCGATCCTGCGGCGGTCGCGGTCCATCCCCGGCGCGGCCAGCCTCGGTCAGCGGTTGGGGATCGCCGCAGCCTGACCTGACGCGGTAGGATACGTGACGCTTCGTCTGCTGGGCTTGTCGATCTGCGGCAGGCTGGGAGCCCGTCAGAACGTCTGGCGGGCTCTCTCCACGTCTAGCCGCAGTCTCCAGGCTGGCGACTCCGACCCGAGGTTAGCCTCCCGTCATCCGCCGCAGGATCTGCATGGCCTCGGTCCCGCCCACCTTGCGCTGACGTGATCGGCTCCGGTGCGTCTCGGCGGTCTCAGCGAGGACTCCATGCCCGGACACATATCGCGGGTCGCTGGGGTCGCCCATGACGTAGATCGGCTGTCTGACCACCTTCTCGCGCTCGGTCTCGTCCACGATCTCCCCAGAGGTCGCCGGCCGCAACTCTAGGCAGCACCACCGCCCTCGACCGGCGTCCCAGCCCTCGGTGACCACCCACTCCTGCGCCGCCAGCGTGTGCCCGTCAGCCCTCATCGTCCCCATCCTCAGTCGATCCGGAGCCTACACCTGACAGTGTATCTGTGAAGCGCAGATGTGTCAGAGGGAAGGAGGCTGTGCGCCTGCACTCAGAGTTGCAGGTCCCCAGTGTGCCGGAGAGCCACTGGTGCGACGCACAAGCCTAGGGCGATCCTAGCACGGCTTCGCGCCGACCTCCAACTCCTCCACGCTGACCCCCAGCCGCCGTGCCAGCGCCTTGACGTTGCGTCTGGTGGGGACAGTGGTACCGGCCTCCCAGCGTCGCAGCGTGGCTGTGTCGACGCCTACCTGTGCCGCCAGCCCAGCCTGCGTGAACCGCCCCGGCTCCTCGCGCTTGCGTAGCTCTCGGAGTTCGCGGATGCGGTTGGGCTGGCTCACGAGGCCGAGGGTAGCGATCTGGTGACTGGCTGGTCAAGGTGCGCATCCCCTATTGACGGCGCGCGGGCATCGTGGTTCAATGATCACACGAAGGAGGGCGGCGCCGCAGCAACGGCCCGCCCCATGGCCGACACCTGGATGAGAGGTGGCAGCGGATGGATCGTACCCCGGGCGGAACCGGCCTAGCTTGCGGTGTGGTGACGTGTGCCCTTGACGGCATCGTGGATACCGCGCAGGCTACGGGTGATGCGTATGTTCTGTGTAGGCACCCCGGATGAGCGCCATGGCAACCCGTGAGCAGATGCTCGCTGAGGAGGCACGTCGAGACTTTCGCACCGCCACGGCCATGGCCGCCAACTTCCACACGCGCTCTGACGTGGGAGTCAGCGCCGTGCACAACGCTCGCGATTGGATGGTGAAGGCGTGGCACCGTTGGGCGGCACTTGGACGTGCCGCCGGGATGGACCCCTACGATGAGGCACCCGAGTGGCGGCACTCCGAGACCCCTGCCACGACCATCCAGCGTATCCCCGCAGAGGAGCGCGTCACTTTCGCTGACCTTCACGCCGACAACTGGCGGTCGGTGGAGCACGAGGCGGTCCCAGACGGCACCCGTAGCGCGCTGCTCGCCATCCTCGGTTGGGGAGCGGACCATTCCGGAGGCGTGTTCGTCCGTCGCCGTGAGGATGCTGGCCTGCTGTTCGGGCTGGTGGTGCATGTCGCCGATGGTCGCGGAGGCGTACGGGAGGACATCGCCTTGCAGGTGCCGATCTGCGAGCACGCCGTGCCTCTGGTCGAGGGCTGCTCTGTGTGCACCACGGGTGGCCAGTGATGCTGGCGCTGATCTGGTTCATCATCTGGATGTTCAACGCTCACCCGTGGCTGCTCAGTGCGTGGAATCCGTGGAATATCGCGCTGATCGTATGCGCCGCGCTGGACGCGTGCGGCACACGCGCGTGCACGTCATGACCGCCGCCACTCTCGCCCCCATCGCCACTAGCACCGAGCAGGTACACGCCGCACGGCAGGCGTACGTCGAGGCGCAGACGCAGCTGGCCAAGCGTGTCGTGCCCGAACTCGACGCGGTGATCCGTGCATGCGAGGAGTTGAACCTGATCGACCGCAAGCGGGCAGGCCGACAACTCGCCGCGCAGGCCAACGCCGCGCTGGCAACCGCAGACGCCTACCTCACGTCGGTGGGAAAGACGCCGCCAGAGCGCAAAGCGATCTGCTACGCCACCGGCATCAGCGCGCCGGGGGGCGTCCAGGACACGGTGTTCGCCATCATGGAGCCCGTCCTCGACGCTCTGCACCCCGAGCGTATCCGTCTCGCGCTGATCGACGCCGGTAATTTGCACCGCGCGAGCGGGGAGGTTGCGTGATGGCTGAGCTTGATCTGAGCGACTGCCCCTACTATCGCTCGTGGCTCGATGGTATTGGCGACGGCAAGTGCAACCGTGGCTGCTATGACGAGCCGTCCTGCATCACTGACGAGCCGACCGAGGGATGGCCGAGCAGGCGCGTCACCGACGACCCATGGACGATCCACGGAGAGGCACAGGCCACCCTCCGCGCTGACGGCGATAGGAGCCCACGCTGATGGGATGCGAGGGAGGAGTCACGATCTATGACGCACGAAAGATCGAGGACCACTTCGGCCCGGACGTGTGGAGGCGCAGCGGGTGGGGCCACGAGCACAGCATGCCGCTGGTCGTGATCGGCGCAGAGCGTGTGCTCGTGACCGACTGGTCTTCTGGTATGAGCAACGACCGCGAGGACAACTTCGACGCGGCACAGGACGAGCAGCATCGCATCGAGGCTGGCTACGAGCCTGAGCAGTGGACATCGTGGGACTACTTCCTTGGCGTTGGCGATGGCGCTGACCGCGATTTCGCTCGTGAGGTTGCCTGCTGGGCGCGTGACAATGCGCTCATCGCGAACGTGGAGACGTGGACATGACGTGGGAACCCAAGATCGACGGTATCGTGGCGGCCCGCGCCGAGTTTTGGGGCTACAAGGCTGACGCTGGCGCCAAGGTCTGTCTGCGTAACGGCGATAGTGCTGACGAAGACTATGTGACGGCTGAGGTAGATCGGGAGCACATCGCTCCGTGGGCCAGTGCCGAGGAATGGGAAGCCGTCGGTCGGCACGTAGAGGAGTTGGACACGCAGATCGACGAACTCCTGACCCTGCTCGGTGGTCCATACGACGACCCTGTCTCCAACGACGAGATCGGCATCAATACCGCGCACCACCGCGCCGAGAATACCCGCTGCGACTTTGCACCGCTCCGCGATCGGCTGGGCTGGTAGATGGCCTTCACCCAGCGTTCCACCCGCGACGCCATCCTGCCGATGAGCCTAGACGCGTCCTGCATCGAATGCCACGAGGAGCAGCAGCCCGATGGCGAAGTCTGCCCGCGATGCCTCGGCATGTCGCGGTCGGAGCAAGCCGCCAGCATCGAGGAGACGCGCCGCCTGCTCTCCCTCGCGTTCACCGAAAGGAAAGCATCATGACCTACACGCCAACATTAGGACAGGACGCGCTGATGGTGGTTACCGTGGTGCGCGAGGAACACAGCGAGGACGGCGTGACTGGCGTCGATGAGTACATCGTGGAGTGCCCGAACGGGACGGAGACCATCGCCACCTCTGGCCATCTGATACCGAGACTGAGCACGGAGGAATGGGAGGCCATTCGTCGCGTCATCGCAGTGGCGACTGACGAGTATCTGGCTGATGACTGCGGACGCCCGTGGCAACCGATGCACGATGCGCTCGCCGCAGTTGAACCCATTCGTCATCGGCTGGGCTGGGCATGACCACCCTCGTCCTCGGCTGCCCCGGCTGCTCCCGCACGGACTGCCCGGTATGCACGCTCCCCAAGGCCCGCCAGCGCCACCGTGTCATCGTCGTGGAGCCATCGCTTTGCGGACGCTGCCAGGACTGGCCCATCGGCGGTGTGGGGCGGAACGCTGACTTGTGCTGGCCGTGCGCCGACGCAGATGCCGCAGAGCGTGCCGCAAGGCATGGCGCGAAGGGAGCCGCAGCGTAATGCACCACTGCCAGCACTGCGACCAGATGTTGATCTTTGTCGCCCACCGCCACAGCGTCACCTCGACGGTAGCGTGCCTGGACATGTGGCGTTGCGAGCGCGGACACGAGAGTATCGCCACGGACAACGCTGTCTGCCTTGGCAAGGGTGAGGCCGGCGAGTGGACGTGGTATCGGGAGGCGGTCGCTGACGAGTTGGCGTTCGCAGATGCCCTAGTCAAGGTGGAGACAGCATGAGCGACCAGCCCATCCCCATCGGCACTGCACGAGGCCGTAAGGCCAGCGGCGCAATAGCGGCGGACGTGCCCGAGCACGATCCGGGCCGCAACCTCTATCAGCGAATCAGCGCGATCACGCAGGCGATCGGCCCCGTGGAAGCGACCAGTAAGACGGCGTCCACGGCGGGCGGCAAGAAGGCCATCGGTATCGATGACGTAGAGGAGGTGCTTGGGCCGCTGCTCGCTGAGCATGGCGTCGTCACGGAGTGGAGTTCGGCGGCGGCGCCTGAGCGGATCTCGCTACCGGCACGAGACGGTACCTTCGATGTCTGGATGGTGAGGCTCAAGGTTAGGCTCGTCAACGCGGACACCCCCGAAGACCGTACGGACTGGGCAGAGTGGGCAGACATCGGCAGCAACCCCATCGCAGGATCGTCGTTCGCCCGCAAGGCGTTTTACAAGGCACTGTTCCATCTCGCAGCTGCCGAGGATGAAGGCAAGCCGGCGGCCCGCGACCAGGGCAGTGCGCCACGCTCCACTCAGGGTGGTCCTGCTGGTTCAGGCGAGGGTCAGCGGCCCCGCAAGGTGCTCATCGAGCCGGGGTGCCCAGACTGCGGCGGCTCCTTGGCGATCATCTACGCGGATGGCAAGCGTCCGTTCATCGGCCACGCCGAGTGGAAGCGTGGAGAGGATTCGTGCGGATGGCGCCCCGCCTTCGATGTGCAGGCGCAGTGGATCCGCGACGCCGAGGCCGGTGCGGCTGCGGCCGAGATGATGAGTCAACCCATGACGGATGAGGGACCGCCGCCTGAGGACGGGCCAGTCACCATTATCGAACTCATCCAGACCGCGGCTCGCAAGACCCTTGAGTTCTCCAAGATGGACGCGGAGGCGTGCAAGGCAGTCATGACCCACCATGGCTGGGACGGCAAGGCCAAGTCGACGGACTGGCTGCGGTCGTTCGAGGAGACGGGGCCGCTGGTCAGCCTGATCTCCGACCTCACCGGATGCATCCGCGGCGTGCGGGACAACCCCGCGCCGATCCCGTTCTGAGTCTGACATGACAACTACGAATCACACCCATCTCGGAGCGGGGGCTTCGGCTCCCGCTCAACCCCTCATCCCGGCCCCGCCACCGCGCCACGCCCCGATCCAAGAGCGCGCAGAGTGGTGGGCACAGTACGGCGCCGACCTCAACCTCGAGTGTTGGCATCTCATCCGCTCGCTGGGAGCGTGGTACAAGGACAACGGCCCGATCCGCACGTCGGCAGGGCTGGTCACCAAGATCCCGGACGGCTACGAGTGGGACAGCGATGGCGTCGCGCAGGTGATGCCAGAACTCGTCTCCAACGTGCAGGTGAGGGTGACGCTGGGCCACATCGTCGCGGGCGATACCTTCGTCGGCGCGATGGAGAGGGCAGACCGGCTGTGCTCCATCCTCGACGAGGAGTTCCGCGCGGGAGACGCAGAGCCGACGTGTACGTATGAGACGCAGCGCGTTGTGGATACGAAGGAGGCGGGGCGCGTCCTCCGCGAGGATGGCGAGGCTGCCGCAGCGATCCGGCCGTTCCATAAGGCGAAGGGCAAGATCGGCGTGGAGAAGCCGAAGCCCGCAGGGAAGCGGCGATGACCGACACGCCGAGGTTTATGGCACTGCGGTGCACGCCCGAGGAAAGTGGGCATCCGTTGGATGAGCATGGCCGCGTCACGCTTGCAGACCCAGATGGCGACATATGGGCGTGGCCATCTGAGCATGTAGGCCCGTGGCTGAGCGTTGCTGAGGTGGAAGATGTGGGCCGCATGGTCAGGCAGTTCCATGAGGCCATCGCTGCATTGCGTGCCATTGAGCACGAGCGAGGCTCACGCGTCTGGTTTGGGGAATTGGCCGATGAGAGCGTGGCAACGATGGCACGCCTCGCTCCTTTGCGCGATCGGCTGGGCTGGCCATGACCACCGTCCGCATGCTCCCGAAGTGCGCCGATGGCTACTGCGGATGGCGCGACTGCTGGGAGGGCGCAGAGTCGGCCACCTTCCGCATGCACGTATCCCAAGACACTCAAACTGCGGGTGACGGTGTGGCAGACGTTCGGTTCTGCCCGCTCCACAAGCGCTTCGCTGTCCCCGGCATGGCTGGGATGATGCCGACGAGGCGGGTCGCGATCTGGGCCAAAGCGGAGGCGGCAGCGTGAACTGGAACGACTCGCCGTTCCGTCAGTCGCAACCCAAGGCGTGCTCTCAGTGTGGTCGGGTCCACTCTCGCTGGGCTCACTGCACGACGGACGCCCTGCACCTGTTCGTCGAACGCATGAAGGTGTCCTCGACGTGGGCTGACGACAAGGAGAGAGCCGCCGTACAGCGTTACGGCTGGCAGCACCGCCAGTGATCACTCGCCAGTCCGTAGGCCCCGTGCGCGCCGTGCCCGAGCCCGCAGACCGTCAGCCCGTGTGGCGGATCACTCGCGACGACGGTCGGTACATGGATATCGTCCGCCTCGACCCGCTCCGAACCGGCCCGCCCGATAACCCAACGTGGCACGTCCCGGATTGTGTTGTCCCCATCGTTGCTGTATCGGTCGGCATCCTTGCCATCGTCCTCTGGGCGGTGCTCACCAACTACTGACAGACATGTGGGGCGGCGTTTGCTGATGGCGTCGCTCCCCCACGACCACAGGAGACACATGGACAACACCGCCGCCCCCAGTATCGGGCAGCAGGTGGACGCGCTCGTCGCTGCGAAGGAGGCCGCCGAGGCCCGTCTCTCGGCCTTGGCCCTGACGTGCGAACTGGCCATCACCAACCTCACCGACGCTCTGGTCGTCCTGACCGACCCCGGCACTCCGGTCGTGCAGCCGACGCAGGAGGCCAAGCTCGCTCCCATCCCCTCGACGCCGGCTGAGCCCAAGCCCTCATCCGCCATGATCGATGCCGCGGTGCTGCGCATCCTGCACGATCCTCCCACGGGTGGCGGCGCGATGCGCGTGGGCACCATCACCTCGGCCCTCACCGCAATGGAGGGGTTCGGCAGCGTCGACGGGCGCGCCGTGTCCCAGTCGCTCCAGCGGCTCCACAATGCGAACCTCGGTACTGTGGCCGTGCGCCCCACCACGCCGAAGGGATACTGGATCGCGGCAGATCTGCGCGGTATGCGACCTTCCGAGCAGCCCGCAGAGAACGGCACGCACGTCGAGCACCACGTCGCCGAGGAGACTGCCGCGCCCGAGGATGACGCCTCTGCGCTCGAGGAGTCCGGTGTGGTTCGTGGCGATGCGTGGCCAACCGACGGCGAGTACGGGACACGCTGACCGTGGTCGACACCGAGGATCGCGAGCCTATCGGCCAGGGGCAGGAGGACTTCGACGCGGCGATGCGCATGTCTGCGGGCGAGCTCGTCGCCGTTGCCACCGCGTACATGCGCCGACTGCGGGCTGACGCTGCGTGGGATGTCGCCATGGAACGTGACGACGTACCGGCGCAGGATGAGGCGTGGGACGCGATGATGGACGCGGACGACGAGGCGCGTTGCGTCATGGGGATGGACGAGGGGTGCACCTGCGCGGCCCCGCTCAACGTCATCGCACGGCCGAAGGCGAAGGCTGCGGGAGCGTCCTCGGCCGACCGTCCTGCCGCGCTGAGCCTCGTCATGCCGTCCGCGGATACGGTCGACGGTGCCACGGCAAGGCTGAACTGACGTGTCCAGTCTCCCCCGCCCGATGCGGCAGCGCTCTGACCGTGCGGCAGCCCTCGCCCCGTTCCACCAAGCCACGAAGCGCATCGTGGTGCGTCGTGCCAAGGGTCTGTGCGGAGCCTGCAAGGGACGTCTGGATGTGGACCGCGGAGACCGGACAGAATGGGAGCACATCTTCAAGCGCGGCCACCTCATCGCTGAGCCGCTTTGCTCGACGTCATGGTTCACCGAGGCATTGCACCGCTCCTGCCATCGCCGCATCACGGATGGACGAGACAAGGAGAAGGCCGAGCTGATGGGCTGGACCGCCGTGGACCGCTGTATCTTCGCGCTGAGGCTGGAGGTGGAGCGATACGACGAGGACACGCCGCTGGACGTCGCCCGCAGGATCGAGCGCATGCTGACCGAGCAGGGCCGTATGGACGAGGTGCGAGGACGATGACGGATCCGAACAGAGAAGGCCCGCTCATGCCAGCCATCCGCTACCTTGAGACGGGCGTGATCTGGGGCCTAGCCCTGCTGCTCACGCTGGGCTCCGGGATCCTGTTGCTGGTGTGGCATATGACGCAGTCGATCCTCGGCTCGTTCTGGGTCGGGGCTGCCGTGATATTGCTTCTGTACACGGTGCCTCGGCTCCGTGGTTGGCAGTTGGAGGGCAAGCGGTTGCGTGATGACTTGCGCAAGATGAAGCGATGACAACGCCCCGACCGCGCAGCGCATCCGTGACGGTTATGCCGAGCCATATCGCCCCCGATATCTCAGACGGTACGCGCTGGTATAGCGATGCCGAGCCGGTGACCGTGCACACGATCGATGCGCGACTGGCGCGGATTGAGGCGTTGGTGCAGTACCTGATCGACAAGGAGCCGAACCCATGACGCCCAACCTGACGCCGAACGAAATCTGGGTGTGTGAACTTCGGGAGATGTGGGGAATGTACAGCCAGACGGCGATGCATCCCGACGAAATCACGCACAAGGAGCGCCGCGGAGCCCCGGAGCCGATCCGCTTCCCACAGCCCCAACCCGAACCTCAGCCTGAGCCGGTCGGTACACCACGATGACACCAGCGCAGCAGCCGGCAGAGGGGCTGAGCCGTGCGCTCCAACTCCTCGGCCGCTGGGACCGCAGTTTCCGCATCGTCCCCAAGCGCCGCCGGTTGTGGAGCCGTCCCGCCACGCAGGCGCAATTGGACGAACTCTCCACGCTCCTGCACGGCAACGCACCGGGGGATGGGCAGCGATGAACACCAACGTGTTCGATCCTCTCCACTGCTCCGACTTCTGGCCGTGCGCACCAGCCGGGATGTTGTGTGGCATTGCAATTATGACCCTCATTTGTGTGGCGCTGAGTGTCGTCATGCGGATCTCTTGGCCCGAACTTGTGGCATGGGAGAAGCAGGAGAGGAAGCGACGTCGTACGCCCCACAAGGTGTGTCTGGACTGCGAGGTGGGTGAGCCGCACGCCTGCGAGATCCTGTTCGATCGCGAGAGGGAGGCGCGATGAGCGCGCAGTTGCAGCCGGAGCCCGTAGAGGACCCGCCCGTCTACGTCATCACCGCCGCCGAGTTACGCATGCGCCGCGTTGCAGGGTGGGTTGAGCAGTACCGCAAGACGTTCGGGAAAGGTCCGATACTGACCGAGATTGGCGCCTACGTTGGGTTCAGTTCGGTCGCCACCATCTTTGATCTGCTCACAGAGATGCGTGAACTCGGGTTCATCCAATGGGAGCCTCGGAGACAGCGGACGGCGGAGGTATTGGTTGGGCCAGCGTTGGGGTCCGCGAGGAAGCCGACTCAGCGTGCTCGCATATTGAGGGTCGTCGCGGAGTACCGCGGCCAAGCCACCTCTCGTCAGATCACCGCGCGCACTGGACTGTCTAGTGAGACTGTATCCACCCTGCTCTCTCTGATGACAAGGGAAGGCGACGTGCAGCGTGTCAGCCGTGCTGTGTATCGGCTACCGCGTGCCGACGTTCCAGCCTAGACGCAGTGACCCCGGCGCCGTACCGATGACGCCGGGGTCGAGCGTGGGTGGGGGCGTCAATTAGAGCAGGCGCAGGAGTGCGCCGATCGCAGGCGTCGTGACGTGTAGCCCGTGCATGATGAGCGCAGCGATGGCTCCCGCGCCGGTTATCCCAGCAGCCAGGCCCTCCGCGAGCACGGTCACGGCGTTGGACGAGGCATGGGCGGTCGTCTGCAGGATGACGTCGATCACGCCGCAGTTCCCGTGTAGGGCGCTTCCATGTGGGCGGCGGTGTCGTGCAGCATCTTGAGCGCGAAGCCGACGAGGGCAGCGGACCCGGCAGTCTTAATCCCTGCGGGCAGCGGGAGGTGCGGCACGATTAGCGCGGTCACCATGGCCAGCCCTGCCGCGCCGTACTTGGCCACGTAGTGCTCGAGGACGGTGCCCTGGCCGCTGGCGTGGGTGGTGGTGGCCGCGCCCGTGAGCACTGCCCCGATATTCGGCACCGTGGGGGGGTTGGCGATGCCGCTACCCACGTTCGCCACGACCGTGCTCACCGCGACGGGCACGACCTCCGCGACGCCCCTGACGGCACCCGTCGCCGCGCCTACGACCTTGTGGAAGATGTCTCCGAGACCCATGCGTTCTCTCCCTAGATGCCGGCGTGTTGTTTCAGGCTGGCGACATCACTCTGCAGCGCCTTCACGACGTTCCACACGTAGCCGGGGTTCTTGCGCATGTCCGAGATCAGCGTCGAGATAGCGCCCTCAACGTTCGCTGTCATAGGCGTGGCATACGCCTCGATCTGGGCACCGATGCCCGGAGTGTCGGCGCCCTCACCGAGCCCCAGCCCTACCAGGGCGTATGTGACGGCGCGCGCCTCATCCTGCGTCATCGGTCCACTCTCCTCGTTCGCTGTCGGCGTGATCCCGGTGTCGAGCGTGATGCCGCGGTACGCGCTCCGGAAATATCCTGTGGTGTACGCCTCGACTCGACCCGAGCCGCTGTTGGCGATGTGGTAGTTGGTGCCGTCGTATCCATAGACTGCGACCCAGTGCCCCGTGACGGCTTGGTTGTTGGGTACTGGATGCCCTACGTGATCGGAGCCAACCAGAACGATGGCATAGCGACCTGCGCCCAGCGTGCGAACAATGGCGTCGAAGTTGTTACCGTGGTCGTGGCCACGAGTGCCGCCAAAGTGTTCCAAGACGTCCTGTAGCCAGTTCGTCTGCGTGCCTTGGGTCGACAGGCCAGGATAGCCTTGCGCTTGCATCCACCGATCCACTGTAATAGGAGCGTTGCCGTTAGGTGGAAGATGGCCACCGCCGATGAGGGCCGAGGCGGTTGCATTTTGCCCGCAACTTTCGGAATGATCCGGTCCAGGCTCTGAAAATTGCAGCCATGTTAGTAGTGCGGGTTGCAGCACACTCAAAGTGGTACCATCCCTTCATGGCTAGAACAGTCAGGCACTGCATCGACTGTGGTGATCCGTTGCGTACCCGACGCTTGACAACCGAACGATGCAGTGCCTGCTACCACGAGTTGCGTAGGCAGCGGCTGGCCGAACGATCCGCCCAGCACCCGACACGTCGGTGTGCTTGTGGGAAACCGATCACCCGGCAGGCTAATCGGTGCCGCGCCTGTGCCGTGGCTGCCCGCCCCGTGGCCCCCGAAAGACCCTACTGGAGGCCAGCAGACCATTTCTGCGCCTGCGGCTCTCCTCTCACTAGCCGTTCTGCTGTCAAGTGCCGCGCCTGTTATCTGGCTGGTCCGCGTCCCCGCAAGCGAATACCCGTGCATCCCATGCCCGCTGGACACCAGCGAGCACGAAGGCTGTACCGAGACGTCGAGCCAGTGTGTGCTTGCGGGGCACGCGCCATCGATCGGCACCACAAGAACGGAAACACCCTCGACAACTCTCCATCGAATGTCGTCTGGCGGTGCCGACGCTGCCATATGGAGGAGGACGGACGGCTCAGCGCCCTGCGCGAGCGCAATGCCTCCGGTCGGCGGCATCCGGACTATTTCTGCGAGGGCTGCGGCGCCAAGTTCAAGCCCAACGGTCAGGGCACCAGCAAGCTCAGGTGGTGCGCTGACTGTCGACGCTCGTAGCGTACTCATCAACCCGGCGGAACCTCGGTGATCGACCCGCCGCTCGGCAGTGCGATCGTACTCGCTGCAGGCTCAGGCGAGGAGATCTGGTAGCCCGTACCGAACCCCATGAGCGTAGCGACAAGCCCAGTCCCAGCCGTGAGCATCGCCGCCTTGCCGCCCTGCAGCCATGCCATCCCAAGAGTGGCCGCCGTCCATACGGCAAGGTGCGCGATCGTCTGTCCCTTCACCTTCGGATTCAGTGTCCCCATGCCCGCCCTCCGCTCGTAGCGCTCTACTGACGCCACCACCCACGCAGGCTAGGCGTGGCACGTAGATGCCCAACCTGTGCGCTATACTGAGAGGCGAAGGAGCCTCGGTAGGATCGTCTGCTACGGGACAACCGCAGCACCCGCGAGAGCGGCATAGCCGAACCACCGGGGCTCTCTCATGTTCACGGCTTCGCGCTGGCACAGAAAGCGACATGCTGGACGATGCAGTGCTCCTCTGGCGCTGGCGCAGGGCGTGGTCCGGGCTCTGCCCGTGGAGAGCGTGCTGGCGTTCCCGTCGGCGTGGGACGGGGCTCGCCACTAGCCGAGGACGCGGCTGCCTCCAGTGCGGCCACGCGGGCATCGAGGCGTGCCACGATCGCGTCGAGCTTGTCCAGACGGTCCAGCAGCGCGATGAGCTTGGCAGCCACGGTGTCAGTCGGCGTAGGCAACCCGACGCTGGGGAGCCCATCGAGCTGGCGCACGACCTCGTCCTTGGTCTGCGCGATGATGGCGCGCAGATCGCTGATGTCCAGCCTGCTGGTCCCGAGCATGGCCGAGTTGTTGTTGATTGACCTTCGATTCTGGTCGACCAATGTCTGGATCGTCGCCTCGTCTGCGGTGATTCGGACGATCTGCGCCCGCGCGGCAGCCTCGTCTCGGTCTCTCTGCGCATCCTGCCTGTTCTGTCGCTGCCCGTAGCCCACGAGCGATGCGGCCATGGCGATGACTAGGGCTACAAACAAGGCAGCGAGGATATAGAGGCGCAAGCCCCACGCCCACTGCCAGATCCTGCGTAAGGTCGTCATTTTCGAGTGAGCAGAAACGTGAGAATTGCGCCGATGATGATGCACAGGAATGGGGTGAGGATGGCGAACACCTTGAGCCCGCTTGTAGAGACGTGCATACGGCTCGCGCGCTGGGCGATCACCTCATCGAATATCGCCAGCCGCGTCTTGCCTGTACCTGGGACGATCTCCGTCGTCATCCGCCCCCACCATGTCAGCAGGGATGGAAATCGCGAGCGGTCCGTCATGGTGCTCTCGTCAACGCCGTACCCGGTGTGCAGCGCTTCGGTCGCCTTCAGTACCTCGGAAAGATGGCTGCTCATTTCCCGTACTGCCGTTTCCATCCGCACGGCGGCGCCTCGTAGTTCGGTTACCTCTGTGGTAAGTCCGTTCACCGCCACAGCCACGCCCTCCGCTTTCAGCTTCGCACGCTCCACCTCGACGGCGAGCTTCGTGGCTCGTTCTACCCGGCCCTCCTCGACGTCTGCTGCTGCCGATGACACGCCCCGTGCCGAACGATCCGCCAAGGTCTCGGCGCGGTGGATCCGCTCTGCCTCAACTCCGGCGGCCGTGGCAGACGTCTCGCGGATGGATTCGAGAGCCAGGGCGACTGCACGTTTGATGCGCTCCTCCTCCAAGATCGAAGCAGCCGAGGCAGCGCCCAGGGCGGACTGCGTGGCCAGACTTGCAGCAATCCTCAGTCGCTCCGCTTCCACGTCTGCGGCGGCCACCGCAACGTTGTGCTCAGACTGAGCGGCGAGCCCCTTGGCGCGCTGCACCCGCTCTGCCTCGACCTCTGCCGCAACCTCTGTCACACCACCAGCCAGCGCCTCAGCACGACCAGCACGGGCTGCCTCGGTGTCTGCTGCGTAGTCACGGTGCTCGGTGCCGGTGTATGGGTCGGGTTGGTCGGCTGGTGCTCGCGGGTCGATGAGCACGAGCAGAGTTGGCGGATCGGCCGAGAGTTTCGTCAGCCGCAAGTCGATCGGGATCACGGTGCCGTCCTTGCGCAGTGCATCAACCTGCAAGCGCATCCCGAGCGAACGCACTGCGCCCGTCTTTCGGAAGTCATCCAGCCCACGGTCGTACTGGTCACGATGCTGTGGGGGGACGATCGTCTCTCCGAGCAGACGCCCGACAACCTCGTCCGCCGGATACCCCAAGAGCCGCGCTGCCTCAGCGTCCCACGAGATCACGCGCCCGTCAGTGTCAGCGACGATTTGGGCACTCATGGCGGTGCATGTTGGGGCGGGTTGGCAGGATGCCCCTCGAGCACGTCAGAGGGCGGCAGCCGTACCCCAGCGGCCCGTAGCGCGGCCTCTAACCGCCGTAGCTCTGCCCTGTCTAGGTTGGCTTGGTCGATGAGTCCCTGCCGCCCGCCAGACCCCGTCCGCGCCGTCTCTCTGTCGATGAGGAACCGGTTGAACCTGATCTCATCTTCCATCACCTTCCTCTGCTGCACACCTTGGGCGGCGATGACCCCAGCCTGCCGCCTCGTCTCGACCACCTCCTGAGCCAAGATGTAAAAGACGACGACGAGCAGAATGGTGAACAAAAGCGAGAGCAGTTCTATCTTGTGGTAATAGACCTTGAGCAGGAACGGCATACCCCGCAGTGGCGACTTGTTCATCACAGGTGGAGCGCCTTGAGGATGATGGCCACGATGACACCGCCGATGACGGGGCAGATGGCCGTCACAAGGAGCGGTAGGAGATACCGCGACTTCTCACCTCGGTCGGCACGCCCATCCCACCAGTCGAGGACGGAGGGAAGGTTGGCCTTATGCCGCTTGGGGATCTCCTCCATCTTGAAGTCGGCGAAGGACTGATCGAGCCGAGCGCTCAGGGTACGTACGGTCGCGAGCAACTCCCTGCCTTCGTCATCCGTGAGCGGCATCCCGATCCCTCTCTGCCCACCATCGCTGCCTGCGACGATCTTGGCGCTCATGGCTTGGGCGCTACGTCTCCGGTCAACCCGCGAACGTACAGACTGCCTTCCCAATCCGAATGTGATACGGAATGCGCGCCGCCAGCATTGGTGCGATGATGGAATACACAGATCCAACGTAGGTTAGCCGCTGTCTCCACCCACGCCCCCACCTCGTCCGGGTTGCTGATGCCGGGGTAGTCGTGCTCGAGCGCCGCCAAGCTGATGCCCTGCTGGAGCGCGAACTCGACGTGGGCGTGATGCAGCTCTAGGCCAGACTGCTGACCAGCAGCGTCGATGGCGCAGGGGTTGCCTTGAGCGTCGCGGCAGTCTTGAAAACCGACCCGCTCACCCGTGTAGCAACGCGCCGCGCCACGGGTCGTCCGGTGGTAGTGGTCGAAGTCCTTGTAGTGCGGGTCGTCGGTCCTCGCTGGATGCGGAGGGAAGTGAATGACATAGGCGTGCGACTGCTTCGCCGTGTGAGCCGCGACCATGCCGCCACCATCAGCCATGGAGCCGAGGCTAGCCCAGCCTAGCCTATGCCCCCCCGTGTCGCCAATGGATACTGGGCGTGACGCGCCCGTGACGGAACTGCCCCGACCCACCCCCGTCCTGAGCCTGAGTGCCGATCGGGCGCACCATGGACGCATGGAGACCCAGGCGCCGATCCACCCCGCCCCTCTGTGGAGTGGTCCGCCAGCGCGCCGTCACCGCTGCGCTAAGACGCTGGCCGTTGCCTTTGCGGGCGTGGCCATGCTGGCCGCGGGCGGTGCGCTCCTCGCCTCGCCGAAGGCCGCCGCCGCCGCTCCTGTGACCGTCTCCATCCGTAGCCACCTGAGCGGACCGTTCGGGCTCGACACCACGGTGGGTCTCTACCGCGACTGCTCGGGAAAGACTGAACTGACCGACACCGCGGCTGCGATCGACACGTGCGTCACGGATCAGACCTACTTCGTCGGCCACAACCTCGGCGTGTTTACCCCCGTGATGCTGCTGGGCGTCGGCGATGTGGTCACCTACACGGACGCGACAGGCATGCGACATCCGTGGACGGTCACCGCGATCCACGACGAGCCGATCAACACTCCTCCCTCCCACGATGCGGGCGTGGTCGCTCAGATGCAGACATGTACGTTGCAGGGTAGTTGGCGCATCGTCGATCTTGGTATGGCACGCTGACGGATCAGGCTGGCCCGATATCCTCAGCCATGATCCACGACCTGAACGTGGCTGAGGCGGCGTTGGTGAAACTCCCCGAACCGGTGGACATGGAGAGGAAGTACGTGTGAATACCGGCCGGAGGTCTGAGGATCACCGCCGAGTGGTTCGTCTGGTTGCCTCCGGAGAAGGACAGCGTGGTGTTCGCCTGCATCAGGAAGGTCACGCCTTCTTTGATGTTCGTCGTGATGACCTGATTCGCCACGGAGCCCGCGCCGGGGAAGGTCTGCTGGGTCACCAGGATGCGTCGGCTAGAAAAAACGGGCACGGTCACGAATAGGCCGGCAATCGCAACTTCGGTGGTGATGGGGCCTTGGCTGACCAGCACCTCGGCGTAACCGCCCGGCAGCACACCCAGCGGCCCCCTCGACGCCCCCAGCGTCCCAACAACGACGACGTCCGACCCGACGACGTCCAGCAGCACGGTGTCGCCCGCCACCGGAAAGTAGGAGGCGAGCGACTGCACCCCCGTGACGGTCTGCGAACTGCCGCCGATGGTCAGGCTCGCGGTCCCGTCGACGCTCACGCCTTGGATCACCCCCCAATGCCGCTCTAGGTTCTGGGTGGGCACGGAGGCGGTGGCGAGTTTCCGCAACCCGGTGGTCAGATCGCGCGAGGTCTTGGGCGTCACGATACCCGGCGGCAGACCGTCTGGAGCACCCCGTCCGGCCCGAGCGGAACCGTCATGCTGTCGATCACGTACAGGTTGGCCAGCTTGGAGCGCGCACGATTGACCACCACCACATCATCGACATCATGGGCCGGATTGACGATGTGGCTGATGGAGAGACCATCGGCGATACCGAGGCGTCTGTTCAGGGCGGCCTGAGCGGCGACCTGGCATTGGGCTGATGTGGTGTAGAGCGAGTTGGAACTATAGTCCAGCACGTCGCCGTACGGGCCGCCGATGAAGGTGGGCGATGCTGGGTTGAGATCTTTGGCCTCTCCACGGACTGGGGCGACGGTCGAGGAACCCTGCCCGTCGCGGATCACGTGCGAGGGGACGGCCTCGTTGGTCAGGGTGCGGACGGTGTGGGTGAGCATGGCCTGCGCGCCTTCGCTGTAGGTCCACGCGACGGGGGTTTGTGTGGGATCAGGTTCGGGGATGAGCACACAACGGCCGGAGACGTCGAAGAACAGTTGCGCCCCAAGCGTGGTCGCCAGCGTGAGCGCTTCCGTCCACGGATCGGCGCCGGGCTTCAGCGCCATCAGTGCGGTAGTGAGGGACGTGAGCATGAACAGGTAGGTGAGACCGGGGTATTGCGAGGTGATCAACGCTTGGATGGCGGTTGCTGCGTTGAGACCGCGTGGGATGGAGTAGACATCCGAGAGCTTGCGTCGCCCCACTGCTCTGGCTCGGTCGAACCCCGTGACGTTGATGACCAGATCGTTGGGGGTGTCGTCCACAGTGACCGATGACGGCGCGAAGATGCCGAGGCTGACCAGTTCGGTTGACCCATCGGCGTAGGTGAACCCGCGAGACAGGCGGAACTCATAGCCTGACATCGGGTGGAACACATCGCTCGCCACAGCGGGGGTGAGCGTGCCCGTGGGGTCGGTGAAACTGATCGCGCAGGTGCGTCGACTGGCCTGCGCCTTGTCGACGGTGACCGACGATCCGGGCTCCATGCGTGGCGCGACACTGGTGGCGACGGGAACACCGCCCTGGAGGATGTCGATACGCGTGGCGATGCGCTGAAAGTCGCTCTGCAGCATGGCCGTCCAGTTCGCCGAGAGCAGCCCGCCCGCGATGTTGTACGCCTGCATTCAGGGGTAGGCGACCTCGACGTAGGAGAACAGATACTCGCGGTATGGCTTGGTCGGAGTGCCGGGGTAGGGCTTGGTGACCTCCCGCGTGGTGTTGATCCGCACGTAGTGGAGCTCGCCGTAGGGGTGGTGGAGGAGCAAGGTCACTTGTCGGAGTAGCAGGGTCATCAGGGCGGTGTCATCCGTCGCGGCCTTGGTCCACACCGTGAGCGTGCCGTCCTGTCCGTGGACCCGATCGGCGACCACAACGGGGTACTGACTGCCGAGCGGGTAGTGGGTGGCGAGACTTTCCAGATGCGGCTGCTTTATCCCCGGCTTGGTGTTGAGGGCGACGCTTGCGGTGGCATCGGCAGGGTCGCGCAACCACCACGACAGAACAGCGATGGTCGCGGTCTTGACGGCGGTGAGGGCGGTCTCGGCGTTGGCGGTGGTACTGACTGCGCTGATAGCGAAGTCATACCCGACGCCGAAGATCAGCGCGCCCGTGGAGTACGTGGAGGACCCTGCCGACGCGGTGCCCGTGGTGTAGTCGGCAAGCAGCGCCCATGTCGTCGAGCCGGTGGCCCGGTACCACATGCGGACCGTCTTGGTGTTGACCGCCCATGAGAACGCGAGAGTGACGATGGCGTTGACGTTGTCGGCGGTGACGCTGGTGAATGTCGGCGCTGTCGGTGGCGTCAGAGTGCCGATGGTGATGAGCGATGTGGTGGTGGCCACCGCTCCGCTCGAACCGGGCATGGGCTGACTGGTCGACTGAGTGTTGAGCACCTTCACCATGTACTGCGTGGCGCTTACTAAGGGAGGCTGGATCTGGTTGAAGGTGACCGCGTTCGCTGAGCCCTGCTGGATGCCGCTGTCTGCGTAGATGGTGTTGCCGGCGGCGTTGAGAAGTTGAATCTCCCACTGTTGCTCCGGCCCACCGCCCACTCCCTGCGCGAAGACGAACCCGAGCGTGGGCTGACCGTTGGTCGGCAGGCTCAGCGTAGTGGCGGTGGGGGCGTCACCGAACTGCACAGCAGTTGCAGCCGTGGGGGATGGGTTACCAGATGCGTTGCCGGCTACCTGAACGGTGAGCACCACGGTGTCACCCGCGACGGGAAAGGTCGCTGCCGGACCGAACCGCCCGAACTGAAAGACCAGATCCTGCGATCCGTCCGCGTTGGTGGTGACCGTGCCGTTGGTTCCCAGATCAGCGGTGAGCAGGGCTGTGGCGCCAACACCATGGACCCATGTGCCGATGGTTGGGAATCCTCCAGCCATCGTCACCGGAGCGCTGTACAGGACGCCCGAGCCTTGCAAGTAGTAGATGGCGTTGGCCGACCCGACCACGACGAGCCCTGCGCCGCCCTCCGACCCTGCCTGCGGAGCGGCCGTCAGAGTGAGCGGTCCAGCCTGGCCGCCCGCGTTGCTGAACTGCAACACTTGGCTTGTGGTCACGTCCGTGGTGCCGTTGCTGCCGCCCAGCAGGATGAGGCAGAGGAACACGCCTCCGGGTGCGACCACCGACACCTGTGCCATGTTGCGCAACGCCGTGGCCAGCGTGATGCCGCCGATGACGCCCCACGCGTTGAGCGAGCCGTCAGTGTTGATGGTCGCCCCGTAGAGGGTGGTGATGCACGTGCTCGACCCGACCGCGACGGTTCCGCCGACGCAGTAGATGTTGTTACCCCACGCCACACATGCGTGACCCCATAGGCTGGTGGGGAGGTTCGACGCCGCTGTCCACGGCCCGAGTTGGCCGTCATCGTTCACCGCGGCGAAGTAGGTCCACGACTGAGCGCTGCCGCCGCTGATCCCACCCGTGACGTACACGTACCAGATACCGCCAATCTTCGCGCAAGCCACACCGTGGTAGACGACGGACTGCTGGTAGATGTAGGTGAAGGTGAAGATGGGGATGGGGGTCGTCGGCTGCCACGGGCCGTAACTGCCGTCAGGGTTGAGTTCGGCATACCCCGTGTTTGTGCCGAAGAACACGGTCGGCGAGGTGGTCACCAGCCCGTCGTTGCCGCCGATCGAGTAGACGTACGTGGTGTTGGCGTCGAACGGGACGGTGAGCAATCGGTGGCCGGTTCTCGCCAAAGAGACACCGGAGACCTGATTCCCGCCCGAGATGAAGGGTGCTAGCGCCTGCACCTTGCGCGACCATGTGCCGTTGGTGCCGCCCAGAGTGGAGGATGACATGGTGTCGCCCGACGCCGTACCACCGAGGTTGCCTCCGACGATCGTCAGGGCGCCGTTGGCGCTCACCGGCATCTGCCCGCCGAACGCCTTGGGCGTGCCTCCGGTGGGGGGGTTGGTGGTCGTGGCGCGGCCGATGATCCCGCTGTCCCACAGGGCGAGCTGGTCGCTCTGGCGCGTGGCCGTGACCCGCATGTTGCCGACCGGGTCTGTCCCGCCTCCCGACGACCGGCAGCGCACCGTGAACGTCTCCCCCGGCGTGGCGTACTTGTTCGACAGCAACCCAGCCTGCGCGGGCGTGCGCCAGATGGGGAGGAGCGGCGATGGCATCTATGCGACCGTCGCTGTGATGCGCTGGATGAGTTGCATATTGGCGAGGTCGATCTCGCGGCGCGCTACGTCCTGCATCTCCGCGCTCGATCCGGTGATGTACACGTTCTGGTGGATGGTCGTCCCTGCTGCTGCGCCTCCACTGGCGTGCGCCGCGATGCCGCCCTTCGTCAGAGGGACGATGGACCCGGGCTGGGAGAACACGCGCAGCTCGGGGCCTTGCTCGCCGACGAGGTAGGGTTGGCCGGGGACAGTCGGTCCACCACCCGCTAGCCCGAGCAAGGCCGTCCCGGGGCTGAGCAGTCGGGGGGCTACATCCTTGAGCCACCCCAGCCATGTTCCGGGACTTGCCAGACTGGCGGCAGCCGCTTCCAAGCCATGGCCCAAACCGACGATGAATGCCCGCCCCAGCGTGTCGCCGAGCCAGTCGATCCACCGTTGCAGGTAGGAGCCCGGGTCGCTGAATGTTAGCGCTAGGTTACCGATGAGGCTGTTCGCGCTGCCCTCGACAACAGCGTTGAACCCAGCCTGCGCTTGGGAGAGGTCCGACTGCGCTGCGGCGAGTTGGTCCGCCATCGTGTTGGTAAGGTCGTTGTAACTCCGCTGCGCTGCGGTGAGGTTGTCCTGCAGCGCTACCTTCTGCGCGTCGAGCGACGCTACTCGCGCCTTCGTGTCATCGTCGTACGCCGTCTTCTGCGTGTTCAGCGATGCGATTCGTGCGGCGGTGTCGTCCGCGTACGCCTGCTTCTGAACGGTCAGTGTGTCGACACGGACCTTGGTCTCATCGGCGTACGCGGCCTTCTGGTCGTTCAGTTGTTTGATGACTGCGTCTGCGGCGTCCGTGGCCTGCGCCTTCGCGATGTCGGCAGTATCCTTGGCGAGGGCACGACGCTGCGTCTCGTCGGTGATCTGCTCCTGCAAACTCTGCTGCTTGAGACGTAGCAGGTAGGCGTTGACGGTCTCGCCAGACTGCCGCAAGCCACTGTACGTGGTCTGCGTGGCAGCGAGTTGCGCCTTGAGGAGGGCCAGTTGGCTCGTGCCCGCGTCATCAGCGAGTTGCTGTTGGAGTTGTTCCATCGCCATCCGCTGATCCATGGCGGTGACGATGTCGTGCTGTGCCTGAATCAGCGCATCGGCGTTCTTGACGTACGCTGCCGCCGTATTGTTGAGGTCAGCGATCTCCTTGTCGGCATTCTTCGTGAAGGCCGTCGACGCATCCGTGTACCCAGTGATCTCCTTCGCGATCATGTTGTCGAAGGCGGTCTGCCGATCGTTCAGCGTCTTGATACTTGCGTCGAGCGCCTTGGTTTGGTCGGCGGTGGATTCCGTGAGCGCGTCGAGCGCGATCTTCGCTTCGAGGTCGGTGACCTTCTTTTGTGCTGTGACCGCGGCTGCACTGGCCGTCGCTGCTGCGTCGCTGTTGTAAGCCGCGCTGGAATCGCCGAGCGACTTGTTGAAGGCGTCGATGCCCGCCTTACCACCCACCAGCGACACGACGAAACTGACGACCTGAGTGAGTACCTTGCTGATCTCCTCGCCGAGGTTGTGGAAGGCGCCCTGGCCTCCCTGCGCGCCGAGTGTGATGGCGTGGAACAACTGCGACATGCCCGTGAACAGCGGGCCAGACAACTGACGCACCACCCCCTGGAAACTCGCCATCATGTCGTCCTTGAAGATTTTGGCAAGCGCACCCGCCTTGATCTCCGAATCAGACATCAGCTGCCCGTTGCGCTGCATCTCATCGGTGAACGCCTTGAAGGCAGGCAAGCCCTTGTCGAACGAGGCGATGAGGCCCGTAGCACCCTTGCCCATCAGCGCCGTGGCAACAGCGTTGGCGTATGTTTTGTCCGTCTGCGACGACATCCACTTGATGAGTTCGGGGATGGCGTCGTTCAGGCTCTTGGTAGTGATCCCAACATCAGCCAGCGTGAGCCCGTATGCCTTGAGCGCCGGACCACCTTGGCTGATGTTGGCTGAGAACCGCTGAAGCACCTTCGTCAGGTTGTCATGGTCCAGTCCAACGCGCGCCACCATAGCGTCAAGGGTTTGCAGCATCGTCACGTCGATGCCGAGTAGCTGGTTCTGCTCCTCGATGGCGAAGGCGTAGTCAGCCTGCTCAGTTACGACATGTTCCAGCAGACCACCGAGCAGGCCCATCCCGGCCACGACGCCGCCGATCATCGGGATGGATGCACCGAGGCTGCCGAGGAACCCGAGGATCGACCCCTGGCCGGCCGACACCTGTAGCCCTGCCTCGCCGAGCTTGGTGAACGTCTCGGACAGCTTGTGAGTTTTCTCGTCTAGTTCCCCCGCACTTTCGCCGGTTTTCTTGAACCCCTCGCTGAGTGTGCCACCGATGGCCCCGGCAACCGCGCTGATGCCCGTGCCGATCACCGACTGAAACTTGCCAACGAACCCGGTCGCGGCCTTCTCACCGTCCTTCGCGGCAGACTGGATCAAGGCGGGGTTGGACGGTGGATACCACGTGACCGATGTGGCCACAGCCTTAGCAGTTTCGGCAAGTGCAGTCCGCGCCGCTGCGACGCCACCGTTCAGGTTGATGAGATTGTCTGCCGCCGCCTTGGTCGCTTGCGCCTTCGCCTTCGCCTCTGCCGCCACCAATGCCGTGTCGATCTCGGCGAGCGCCTTGAGCGCACCCGCACTGTTGCCGGCGATGTCGAGCAGGATTTGGACCGCGGTGGCGCCCACTAAGCGCTCCACGACTCCAGTGTCGGGTCGTCAAAGGGATCGTCTGCGTCGCGCTCTCCAACGCCTGCGCATTCCCTGACGACCGTTCGCAGCCAGTCGATGGAGTGGCGCCGCACCTCGCGCTCCGTGATACCCACCCTTCCGATCACGACGAGGGCGCTGTCGATGGCGCGGCCGACTTCCCCAGCGAGATTCTCAGGCCCCGCGCGGCCCGGTGAAAACCCGCCCAGATCACCGCCGGGTCGTTGTGCTCCACGACCGCAGCGCACACGTTGGCGATGTCCTCGATGCCGAGGTTGCGCTCACACCATGGACCAGGCCGATCGCAGAGCACGCCCATCAGCGTCCCCACCTCCTCGACCGTGAGCATGGAGAGGAATGCCTCGATGACCCGGCTGGCGCTGATGTTCACAAGTGCCTTGTCCAGCGCCGCCTTGGCCTTGACCTTGGCTTCGGCCTTCTCCTCGTCGGTCTGCCCGCTGTCCAGAACGGTACTCACGGCCGCGGCCTTCATCTCGGCCATCACACCGTCGCCACCCGTGGCTGCGAAGGCTGCCCATGCACGGCGGGCGAACTGGCTCAGCGCGATGAGCTGGTCGATGTACAGCTTGCCGACGTGGATGGTGACGGTGGTCCCATCGCGACACTCGACGTTGACGGGTGTGCCGCTCAGCCGCTCGAGGGTCTGTTCTGCGACGGCGGCAATGTGGTCGTTCGCGGTTGTCAAGGCGGGTCTCCTCTGCGCCTGACGGTGGGACTATGGCTGAGCGATGGTGTTGTCGCGTCCCAGTACGAAGAGTCGTTGTCCGACCGGGCGGGTCATGTCGGCGAGGCACTCGAACTCCACGCCGGTCAGTTCGGTCGGGGCGTTGCGCGTAAAGGGGATCGCGCACGGCTTAGCAGAGTAGACGGCGAACAACTGCCCGCGCAGACGCAGGCCTCCACCGCCACGCCGCAGTCCCGAGAAGTCGAAGGTGCCGATCGGCACGGTCTGGTCGCCACCCACGTACAGGTAGTCGAGGTTCGGCGTGCCGCTCACCGTCCCCACACCGGTCTGCGAGACGGCGAAGGCTGCGGCGATCAGGTTCATCTGGTACTGGACGATGCCGCCCAGCGCCATGACTGCGGCTTCCTTCGTGGCCACGACGTCGGGGGCAGTGAGGCTCTGGTCGATCTCGAACGGGTAGTAGGTCTTGGTGTAGGTGATCTTGGCGCCGCCCTCCTTCGTGGCACCGAGGTCTATGGTATTGAAAAGGATCATCGAATCCAACGCGCCGAGCTCGAACCGCTTGGTGACGATGGTGTTCGGCACGAAAGATGGGCCTCCGGGTCAGTGGCGAGATGTCTCGGCCACGCTCGCAGGCGAGAGGAGTTGCCCCGTCGTTAGGAGGCGCTAGGACGTCTGCCCCACGCCGTCGCCTCCCAATCGCAGCGGTGTACACAGCGGATCGACGGCACACACATCGGCTGATATCCACCCTCGGTGACTGCCCACGACTGACTGCAATCTGCACCGGCAGTGGTCAGTTGGAACGGAACACGCTGCACCACATCACTGCGTACCATGGTCAGGCCGAGGTGGGTGACAGTGCAGGGGAATGGGGTCACGCCATCAGGGGGGGATTTGTACCCGAGGGGAATCACGTCATCCCAGCCTCGGGCTGCACGCCACGTCTCGGGCGTCAGGCTGTGCCAGAGCAGGGGGAGTTCGGTGACGTGCAGTCCACCGCGCTGGTCGGCCATCTTGCGAGATAGCATCCACGCCGCGGCCCACGGGTACCCGCTGTCCCAGAGCGTCTGTACAGCGTCCGTGGGAGCGAGCACGTCGCACTCCCACGCCAACCACGCGTCATAGCGATCCCGAGGGCGGCGAGCATGCGCACGCGCGGAGACACACTCCCATCCCATCTGGTGCGCCTTGGTGATCTTCATGTGCGGATGCTTGTACCGCTCGCCGTCCACACTCTCGCCGAAGCGGATCAGCCGAACCCTATGTCCCCTGCCGAACGGCTTGGAGCGCACGAAGCCGGTCAGCCAATCGAGGTATCCGGGCCGTGGTCTGTCGGTGTTGTCGATGAGCGTGAGATCCCAGTCGATGTCGCACACCTGATCGCGGATACTCCCGACCCACTCGTCCAGCGCGTAGAGCTTGAAGTCCACGATGGGCGTAGAGATGAGGATGCGCGGTCGTCGTCCGGGATCGTCCTCGGCCGGATCCTTCTGGATACTGGGGACCACGCGGGTCCGCGTCGAGGTGGCGAGGTCGTCCCAGTCTTGGGTCACACGATAGTCCGCACGCTGTACCGAACCCTCGCCCCGGCGATCAGCCCGCCTCCCCTGTAGGGTCGCACGCCGCTCTCCTCCACCGGCCCGTCAGCCTCGATACTAGCCACCAGACTACCGAATCCTCTGGCCTCATGAGTTCTCCACACGAGGCTGTCGAAACAGTGGACGAGCATGCGGGCCTGACGCTGGGCGATGTCGGAGAAGTCCGAGGTGGCGAAGACAGCACAGTTCACGTGGTAGAGGTATCCGCGGTATCCGACGTGCCGGAACTCCCCGCCACCATCGGCCATGAGGAATCCGCCGGGATCTGGGCTGACCATCATCGCTGGGAGGGGCGCGAGTAGTTTGACGCTCAAAGCGGTCTCGGCGTGGGCCAAGGCGGTCGGGAGCCACGCTGCGGCGGGGGTGTCGTCCACCGTGACCGTCTCCGTCCCTCCGTGGGCGTCGTCGAGGGTGAAGGCTACGGGTACGCTCAGGGTGGCACGATAGGCCGCGATCTCAGCCTGCATGCTCTGGCTCATGGCGACACTGCTCAGCATGCTGAGCACCTGATCGAGCGTCGCAGACCCAGCGTCCACCTACACCCCGTCGGTGTGTGTTGCGGGTGTTGCTCGGCGAGCGAACCCAAGGCGTCCCCCGGCAACCACGTCTGAGGTGGAGGCCGCCGCACCCGCAGGGGGGATCATAGCAGGCATCCTCACCACAACTTCCCGCCGAGCGCCGTCGACACCGCCACGCCGATCCGCGGCCCCTCGAACGCCACCACAGCATCCACCTCGGCCTGCGCCTCCTCCTGCCAGTGGTTCGGCGCCACCGGCCCGACGTGCATGGCGTAAACCGGCTTCCCCGAGGCGTAGTCGATCCACCGCAGCACGTTGGCGTTGACCGGGTAGATGTCCCCGTGGCCGAAGCGGATGAACTCCTCGATGTCAGGCTCGGACGTGTCCACCATGACCTCGAACCCCTCTGCCCGTGCCGTGGTGGTGGCGAAAAAACTGTCCGCGAAGTGAGCGGAATGCGTGCGGGCGTCTGCGGGAGCGGTGGCGCCCTCGGGGGATCTGGGAGCGTGGTTGGCGTAGATGTGCACGATGGCCTGCCCCATGGCGTCGGCACGCTCGGTGAGGATGGCTTGCAACCCAGTGTCCCGCATCGTGGCGAATCGGCCAGACAGTTCGCGGGCACCGACGATGGTGACAGAGATAACCGGCGGCGGCATCACCACGGCTGTACGCCACCTGACGGAATCCCACCGCCCGGGATGGGGACGCCGACCGTGGGCACATCGCCGCTGATCGTGAACAGCGGCGGGTAGGCGTTGCCGTTCAGTCCGACCAGCGTCCCCTCGGACATCCCTGCGCCCGAATCCACCTGCGGCTCGGACAGTCCGGCTACGCCGAAGATGGTCAGGTTGTCGGCGCCGGTCTCGATACGTTGCAACTGCGCACGAGCGATGGCGATGAGCGACTTGCCGACGTTGTCCACCTCGGCTTCACCCGACCCGTGGCGGGCGAGCTCCACCCTACCAGCAGCAAGCATGCCGCAGATCCCACGCAGATGGTTCCAGACGGTCGCGCTGATCTGCATGTTGACTTGGGGGACGAGCGGGACCGAGTATCCCCGCTTGGCCAGCGACATGTCGATCTCGGCGGTGCTCTCCTCGATGAACGCCGCTACCTGTGTCTGGATGATCGAACTGTCCGCGACGGTCTCGTCCCATGTTCCACCGACAATCCGGTTGCGCACGTCGGCGAAGTCGCAGTAGCCGTACGGGTAGGGGTATGAGGCGGTGCTGATGACCGAGAACGACGCCGCGTACTCTGTGGGCGTTGCGGTTCCGGTGGAGAGGAACGACCATCGCCACGGGGATCCCGCGTAACTGGGGATGGTGACGAACTGGAACGCACCGGCCGACAGTCGTGAGAGGCCAGATGCACCAGCGAACGTACCCGGCGCAGGTCCGACCCACGTCGCGGCAGTGACCACGCCAAGCGGATCGACCAGAGAGAAGGCGACGCCGGGAGGATCGTTGGGCAGGCCGGTTACGAGGTCTTTGAAAACGCTCTGCAAAACTGCGGCCTTGCCGAGCAAAAACGACACAGGATCAGCCCACGCCGCACGTCGTCATCATGGCAGCACCGAGCCTGCCACGGCGGGCGTCTTGACCACTCCTGCCGCGTCACCGCCTCGAGCCGAGCCCGTAACGCCAGCGCTGACCGTCAGGCCCCGAACATCACCGCTTCGCGCCATCCCGACCGACCCCGCAGCAGCCATCCCGCCACGCGCTCCTCCGCTGACCCCAGCCCCCGTAGCGACGGGTGTGAGGCTGATCCCCATGGCGAGGTGCCGGATGACGGGGTAGACGAGGACTAGCGTCGCGGACCCGATGCTGATAGCGATGCCGACGCCGACCAGGCCACCACCGAGTTCGACTGTCGCGCCTCCAGCGGAGACTGCCGCACCCACACCGACGATCGCCACAGACAGACGGACCGACGCAGCACCGCTGCCTGCTGACGCCCCCGCAGAGCCGATGCCGAGCCACACCACGACCGTCGCAGCGCCAGCAATCGTCGATGCGCCGACTCCTGCCACCAGCGCAGGGATGCCTGCCAGAGCGAAGCCAGACGCCAGCGAACCACCCACTGCGGCCGAGGGGAGCGTCAGGCCAACCAGCGCCGATCCCGCCGATGTAGCGACCCCGGCAGCCGACACGCGCAGAGGCGTGAGTACGACGATCGCCGCTGTGCCGCTCGAGGCCGACGCTCCTGCACCGACTACTGCAAGGCTCAGCCACACCGCAGCGTTCCCGGAGCTGGCCGCCGCACCAGAGGCTCCAGACAGCATGGTCAGACCGATGGCGCCAGATCCCGACGACACCCCGGCCCCGACGCCAGCGACCACCAGCAGGAGGGCGGCGACCGCCGTCCCCGAGGACGAGGCTGTCCCTGCGGCCCGGAGCGCGCCAGTGTTGACGTCCGCCGTCCCTGCCGCGACGCTCACGCCGGTAGCGCCAAGGGCGAGGATCAAGACGACGCTAGCCGAGCCCGCGGCGACCGATGCGCCTACCCCAGAGGATGCCAGCCGCAGCGCCACAGAGGCCACCCCGGCACCGAGCGACGTCCCGACCGCGTTGATGGGGACGCCGGACAGGACAGAGCCCGTCCCTGCCGACGTAGACGCGCCGGCCGCGGTCACCGGCAGAACGACCACCGCCGCCGCTCCACCAGTGGCCACGGTCGTTCCTGACGCGGTGATGGCGAGGGTCAGTACGACGACAGCCCCACCGGACGCCGCCGCTGCACCCGAACCGGTGGTCGACACGCGCAGGATGACCGCAGCCGTTCCGCCCGCGGCAGAACCGCCCGCAGCGATGGTCGGCAGGCTCAGAACGGCAGACGAGACGCCCGAACACACCGCCGACCCTGATGCGGTGACCGGGATACGCAGAGCCACACTCGCCGCGCCCGCAGCCAACGCCGACCCCGCCGTGGACACGACGACAACCACCGCAAGGGACGCGGAACCCGCCGCAGAGGACGTTCCGAGCGCAGCAGCAGGCATGACGAGGATCACCGCCGCCGCGCCGGACACCACTGCTGAGCCCGTGGTGGAGATCGGCTGGACGAGCAGGACGGATGACGTACCGATGCTCACCGACACGCCAGACGCGGAGATCAGCAGCAGCAGCCCCACGGTCGCCGTCCCCGCCGCGACCGTGGTTCCCACTCCCGACGTTGGCATGACCAGGACGGCCGCGGCGCCCCCTGCTGATGTGGCCAGCCCGACAGCCGTGATCGGTGCGCGGAGGCTGACGGTCGCCGCGCCGGTTGATGTCGATGCCGCCACCGCTGAGACCGGCATGAGCAGTACGACCGCCGCACCACCCACCGAGGCTGACACGCCCACAGTCGAGACGGGCATGCCGAGCGTCACCGTCGACGTCCCTGCCGACGACGCAGTACCCGCGGTGCTCACGGCGAGAAGCAGGACCGCCACAGCGCCGCCAGAGGCCGCAGCAGCACCGGAAGCCAGAACCGCCAACGACAGGCTGACCGCTGATGTGCCAGAGGTCGCCGCACTCCCCGTTGCACCGACCAGCATCGCTAGTACGACCGCAGAGGCGCCAGAACTCACCGCGGCCCCTGACCCGGAGGCCGGCTGACGCAGCGTGATCACGGTCGTGCCACCAGCCGTACACGCCCCGGCGGCGCTCACGGCGAGCGTCGCGACCACAGCGGCCGAACCGGATGCGGCAGATTGGCCAGAGGACGTGACCGCCATCGACAGCGCAACGGCCGCGGCACCGCCAGCTACCGAACCACCGGTCCCGGCGATCGGCATGACGAGAGCGGCTGACCCGACCCCAGTGCTGACCGCTGCCCCGACGGCCGGCACGGGCTGCGAGAGACCCACGGATGCAGCGCCAGCAGTAGCGCTCCCGCCCGTCGCCGTAGTTGCCAAGACCAGAGCGCCGCTGACGGTTCCGACCGCCGTACTCGCTCCCGAGGCCGAGACCAGCATGGTCAGGGCCGACGCGCCTGTCCCCGAGGCCACCGATGCGCCGGTCGCAGCGACCGCCATAACCTGCGCGACCGAACCCGTGCCCGAACTCGCAGCCGATCCGGTGGCCGCAACCGGCATGATCAGCGCCGCGGTCGCCGCCCCGGTGGCCGAGGAAGAACCGGACGCCGTGATCCCGTACGTGACCGCTGCTGTCGCTGTGCCAGTAGATGCAGATGCACCGATCGCCGAGACGGGCATGACGAGCGTCAGGGTGGCGGTGCCCGTGCTCGAGGACGCACCCGCCGACGTGACTGGCAGGACCACACCCGTTGTGGACTGCCCCGCGTAGCGGACGACGCCGTAGCGATCCCCGCCGAAGCTCATGGGCTACACGCGGGTGATGATGACGCTGCCTGCGCCACCCGAGGCCGGTGCGCCGGCCGTGCCCGTGCCGGGGAACCCGCCTGCTGCTGCAACCGGGCCAAGCAGTCCTAGGTTGGCGCAGGTGAGGTAGATCGCCCCGCCGCCGCCGCCGCCGCCGCCCGCCCCACCCGTGCTGTTGCCGCCGTTGCCGCCGTTCGCGAGGATGGGTCCGAGGAAGTTGATGGTCGCGAAGGCGAGCAGGACGATGCCGCCTCCAGCGCCACCACCACCACCGACCGCCGCGCCACCGCCGCCGCCGCCGCCGCCCTGACCGGGCTGGACGTACAGCACCTTCTGGAAGGCGCCGAACGACCCCATGGCGCAGCCTGTCGTCGCCGTGTGGACCGTGCGGGCGTTGAGGAGGTTCTGCGCCGCTGCGTTGGTGTTTGCACCCGCTGCACCAGCGGCTCCCGTCGAGGCACCACCGATCCCGCCGACACCTCCCATGAGCGGTCCTGTCCCCGCTGCGGTGAGAGTGCCACCCGCCACACCCGCCCCACCGATCGCGCCTCCAGCCCCGCCGCCGACGCTACCCGACAGAGACTGGTTCGCGGTTGCCGCCCCAGCAGTCTGTCCTGCTGCGTTTCCGCCAGAACAGTCGATGATCCCCGTGGACGCGACAGCCTGTATCGGCGTCATCAAGGTGCCGGTACCGTAGATGCGGAACGATGCCGTCTTGATCGTCACGCCGTTGTTCACGGTCATGTTGGTCAGGAACAGATCGCGCGTCAGGGTGTAGACGCTCGACGCTGGGGCCATGCCGAGGATGGTCGTCGTGCCGTCGAACACCACCGCGCCGTCCGAACCGTCCCCGAACCACGGACTCTTGATCGGCTGCACGAGTTCGTGCCCGACGAGGTACTTGGTGAACTCGAGCGCAATGTCCTGCGCACCAGCATCGTTCGGGTGGATGGTGTCGGTGAACATCACCGCACCGGCACCTGATGCCGCTGCCGCAGAGACCCTGAGCGAGAAGTCGAACACCGCGCAGCCCTGCTGCTGGGCGACGAGGTACATCGCGTTGGTAAACACGCCCCACTGCGCTGCCGTGTAATCTCCGGGCTGCCACGCGACGAAGAAGCAGATGGACGGGTTGCCGGGGCACTTCGACTTGATGAGGCTGACCATCGACGTGAGGTTCGCGTAGTAGGTCGCACCCGTCACGGACAAAATCAAGTCCACGATGCCGAACTCGATCACCACAAGGTCAGGGTCCACGGTGTCGAGCGCGTCAGCCCACCAACCGTTGATCGCCCCCGCCGGACCAGCCATGCCCGCAGATGTCATGGTCGAGTGCGCGCCATCCCACATGCGCACTCCTGCGGATCTGCCGTTGATCTCGAAGGTGATTCCCGAGCTGGTGGCAGTCCCTGGCTGCAACAGCGTGATCTGCGTCGCGCTCACAACGGCGGTGATCGTCGTGTGCACGGGGATGCCGACCGCGTAGATGTACTGCCCGACGTCGGCCGCGGTGAAGGCTGCCGTGGCGCTCTGGAATGTCTGGGATGTGACGGCCCCGCCAGCCGAGGTGTTGCCGACGCCGTTCGAGCATCCGGTCAGCGTGTTGGCGGTGACGCCCGCGTAGGTGACGGTCTGCGCGCCCGACGAGGTCACGATGTTCACCTGGCCGGACGCAGGGAAGTTCGTCGTGGATGTGACGTTGATGGTCGATATGGGGAGCGTCTGGACGCCTGTGGTGGTCGTGCCGACGAGCACGCCGTCAGTGAACGTGCCCGGTCCCGGCCCACCGTCGCCGTCGAACACCATGACGCCGTCGAGGTTGACGTTGTAGGTCGACCCGCCACCGGCACGGTTGATCGGCACGACGGTCACTGAGTGGATACCGCGGGTCAGCGCGCCTGAATCCCACATGCGACCGCCCTTGATCGCGGCGCCGAGGGTGTTGGCGCGCTTCACGCCCGCAGGAGCCCACTGCGCAGTCGCGCCCACGGCATGCGTGACTGCGGTGGTGGCGTTCGCTCCTCGTGCCGTGATCGTGATGGTGGCGCCGTTCGCCGTGACGGTCATGTCCTCGTCGTCCACCGTGAGTGTGAACGTGCCACCCGGCCATCCTGTCGCGAGCGTCGTCGTGAACGTGCCCGTGCCGGTGCCGGACAGAACGCCCTGCGTTGCCACCGTGGTCAGCTTGCCGTCGATAGCGATGCCGATCCAGCCTGACGTCGTGGTGGCCGTGTAGTAGATCCAGAACCGGTCCGCGAGCAGTCCGCCGATGGTCGCAGTGTGCGTTGCGGCGGTGAGCGGAACAGACCGCCGCCCCAACCCGTAACCCAGATCGGTCGGAGGTAGGCTTGGTCCGACGACCGTCCACCGCTGCGCGAGCGCGATGTACCCGTTGCCTGCGCCGGAACCCTGCACATGCGTGCCGGGTATGAAGCCCTCGCCTCCGGGAATGTGCGTCGGGTTGTAGTAGTTCTGTAGCCTGCGTCTGACGAGCGAGGCGTACCGGTGCGCATCGTCGCTGCTGTAGTAGCCCTCGTGGATGCTGTCGCCGATGAACAGGATGTCCGCGGGCTTGTTTTCCTTGTTCGCCACCGCGGCACGCCACGTCTTCAAACCACCGCTCGGGTCGAACACTGGCGGCAGGTTCAGGTTCGTGGTCGGCAGAATGATGCGCTTGTCCACGATGGCTGCGCCCGACAGCGCCGGGTTGTTGCCAGCGTAGACGGGGATGATCGCCAGCACGACGGAGTTCGCGGGGATGGCCGGGACCACCGGATACGCCGCAGCGGTGCCTGCTGTGTAGACCACGGCGGACGAGGTGTTCGCGGTGATCATGTCCCAGCGCGCGTAGTTCGGGTCGGCGGTGTTCAGCGCCTGCGAGGCGACGGCTGCGATGTTGTACCGTCCACCGCCGATGCGCACGATGCCTGTGGCGATGGCAACGTTCAGGCCTGACACCCACGTCACGGCGCAGCCCGAATCCACGCCGTTGTCTGCGATGGCCGCGGTCAGCACGGTCAGGTCCATGCCGAGGTTGGCGACCGACGCCTCCGGGACCGACCCCGCCGCCGCAGTGATGTAGACAGGCGTGACTTGCAGGCTACCGTTGCCGTCGTACACCGCCCAGCCCGTGTGATCGAACTTCGCCTCGCCGTTGGCAGGGATGTTGAGCGAGGTGATCTGGTTCGCCGCCGTGGTGCCGTTGATGTAGAGCTTGACCGATACGGCTGCGGCCGTGACGTTGGCGAGCAGGATCTCCTTGACGAGCGCCGACGTGCTCGCGGGCACGGTGTAGATCGCTGCCGCGGATGTGGCGAGCTGGCCCTGAGATAGGACTGCGTACGTCTCTGCCTGCGCGCTCGACAGCGTCATGCCGGTGATTGTGTAGGTGACCGCCGTCGTGGTTCCCGCGCTACCCTGAATTGTGTTGGTAGCGGCGAGAGTGATCACGGCAGCCTGCCCGAGGCGAGACGTTCGTTATGAGCGTCGACAGCCTCGCGGGCGAGGTCTGGAGTGTCCATCATGCCGATCAGAACTTCGCCAGCGCGGTGAGTTGATCCGGGCGGGCAGCCGTAGATGGTCCGATGGACGCTCGTCCCGGTACGCCATGGCCAGTGCACGGCGTCGCTCCAGATCACCAACTAGATACCCAACTTCGACCGCACGGCCGGTTCGATCTGGTTCGCCATCTTCTGATAGCCCTGCGCGTTGCAGTGAATCCAGTCCGTCATGTCGGCCGAGGTGAACCCATGCTGGATGTCGAGCACCAACCCAGCGTGATACTGCGCCGCGAGCGAGGTCAGCGCCTGGTCCCACGCCGTCGTATACACCTGCGCCGTCTCTCCCGGACCGGGCGGGGTGCACGGCTGGACGGTGCAGTCGACATGGACGCCGAACAGAACGATGGGCACGCCTGCGTTCGCGATCTGGTAGAGCAGGAGTTGGAAGTCAGCGACCGTCTGCGCGATCGGGTGGCGGTAGTTCGCCTCGTTCGTGCCGAAGCCGACCACGATCAGGCGCGGATGCTGAGCGAGCAGGGCGGGTAGCTGATATTCTGCCGGCCGTGGGCAGCAGGGCAGCGTCTCCTGATGCAGGACTGAGTACGCCGTTGTCCCGGTGATCCCGGCGTTGACCACGGGCATACCAAGGTCGGCTTCCATGTCCCACGGGTAGGAGTGCGGCTGTGGTGGACCGAACCACTGGTCGTTGGCGCCGTTACCGTGGCCGTACGTCAGGCTGTCGCCGAGAGCGACGATGTGCCCCGTGTACGCAGGCGCGATCCCTGCGGCGAACGTACCTGAACCACAACCACCGATCAGCGTGACCAGCCCGAGCAGTAGAAGCAGGCGGGATAGGGCCATCACGAAAGGAAAAACGCCGCGGGCTTGTACGTCGGAGCGAAGTCCTGCGCGGTCGGTCCGTGTGTCCATGAGACCCCCGATGTGTGTGCGGGTGCCCCCGTCCCCTCTTGCCCACGGGTGATGGTTCCGTCGAGCGCGCCCGACGTGTAGACGGTCAGATACGCGATCTCCTCGTTCGCCGTGTTCGGCTCGAAGATGACCACGTAGTAGTCAGGTGCGACGATGGTGGCGAAGGCAGGGGCGACCGCGAAGAGTCCAGTGATCGCCTGCGACGTGCCCGACGACGAAGAACCGAGCGCCGCGCCCGTGGTCCCGCCAACGTTGTTCAGCTTGAGTCGACTCACTCAGCGCAGGATCACGGCGTGCGGGTGGTTGCCCGTGCCGTGGTTAGGCTAGACTGCGATTGTGCAGCCTTACTACCAAGACGGAAGCGTAACGCTCTATCACGGCGACTGCCGCGAGGTGTTACCGACGCTGCACGAGATAGACGCGATAATCACTGACCCGCCTTACGGCATCGGCATAGCGCGGTGGGATAACCCTGTATCTTGGGAAGCCTTGGCAGCTCCACTCCTGAAACCGAGTGGGTTCTGTGTGGCTTTCGGCCTCTTGCGCACGCTCGCTCCCGTAGTCGCAGCGCTTGAGGCGGCGGGGCTGGAACTAGAGCAAGAGATGGTGTGGTCGCGTGGCACCTTGGGGACGGCTGGCGAGCGGTTCGGTCGTAGCCATGAGTTGTTCACGATCCACTATCTGCCGCCCCGCGCAGCCCCCAAGGTGGATCGCGTTCGGGTTCCGTATGCACCAGCCAGCAAGCCGAGCCGCAACCACAAGCGACACCCGTTAGGTTCTGCCCCCGGATCAGTGTGGTATGTCCACGAGGAGAGCGGTTCATATGCTCGCCATGAGCATGAGAGCGCCAAGCCTGTCTCGCTCATGCAACGCATCGTGTCTTGTCTATCCGATCCCGGAGAGATTGTGTTAGACCCATTTGCTGGTAGCGGGAGCACGCTGGTGGCAGCCAAGAACCTCGGGCGTAGAGCGATCGGCGTCGAACTAGAGGAGCGCTGGTGTGAGGTGACCGCGCGCAGGCTGGCGCAAGGCGTCCTCCCGCTAGAGGCAGCCTGATCTCGAGTCGCCAGCTGGATACTTAGGACGCTGATCCGACCGCCACAGGTGTCCTAGCCGTCCCGTAGACGACCAGATACGGGATGCGCAGGATGAGAACCACGGTCGCCGAGCCTACACTGACCGACGCGCCGCTGGCCGACATGAGGATGAGCACGGCCGCGGAACCGGACGCCTGAGACGTACCAGCGGCACTCAGCGGCAGCAGGATGGCGAGTGCGACGGCGCCGGTGGCCAGCGAGGCGCCCACGCTCGACAGGGGCAGCGGCAGCACGACCGAGGCCACCCCGAACGCTGTCGCCGCACCACCAGCGGAGACCACCAGCACGGTGCGGGCCGTGGCCGTGCCAGATGCGACCGCCGAACCCATGCCGGTCACCGGCAGGAGTAGAACGGCCGCGGCCGTGCCGCCAGACACCGCTGCGCCTGCCCCCGAGACAGCCAGCAGTACGACCACGCTGGCCGCACCGGCCGCGGACGCCGAGCCGAGCACGACCACCGGCAGCGCGAGGCCCGCAGACACCGTCCCTACAGCAGAGGACGCCCCCACAGCGGACGCAGGCATGAGCATCGCGACGGTGGCGCTCCCAGCCGCCGTAGAGGCTCCAGGCGCGGCCAGCACGAGCCGCAGCGCCACCACTGCAGAGCCCGACGATACGGCCGCGCCACCGGCAGAGATAGATCCCGACGACACCAGCGCCGACCCCGCCGCAGCGCTCGCCCCTGCCGCGGAGATAGGCATAAGCAAGACGACCGATGCCGACCCTGCTGTTGCAGACGCCCCGCCCGCTGATACCGCCTCGAGCACGACCAAGGACGCGCTGCCGCTGGCTGATGACGCCCCGACACCGGACACCAGCATGGACAGGCGGATCGTTGCCGCCCCGGATGCTACCGAGGTGCCCACGCCCGAGACTGGCGTGGAGATCGCCGCGATGGCGGACCCGACGCTAACCGCACCACCAGACGTACTTGCTGCGAGAGTTGCCACAGCTGTCGCAGTTCCGCTCGCCGTGGAGGCGCCAACCGTGGACGCAGGCATGACCAGCACTGCCGACGCAACACCGCTCGCGTTCGCGGACCCGACGCCCGTGACTGGCATGGCGATGGCTGCGTTCGCCGATCCCGCGGCCGTGGACGAACCCGCAGCGGAGATCCTTGCGACCACTCCGACAGCAGCGGTACCTGCGGCAGACGATGCGCCGACTGTCGTCGCAGGCAGGGTCAGTACGACGGATGCCGCGCCGCTCGAGATGGACGCCCCCGACGCTGTAACAGGTAGAGGCCCGCCAGCCGCCGCGCCCTTGAATGTCGCGATGCTGCCGATCCACGGCGACGACGTGCTGAGCGTGGAGGAGAAGTTGAACGTGCCGGTTGCGGACGCAGCTTCGTACCCGTGACGCTCTGCAAGTTGCGTCCCGGCCCCGAACGCTGTGTGCTGGACCGTGTCCTCGATGAACCCTGACGGGAACCCGCTCTCCGATGGGATACTGCCGGTGTACGTGAACCCGTAGACCGCTGCGACCCACTCCGACCCCTGCGCAGTGGTTGTCGTCGTGCCGGTGTTCGGCGTTGTGCTCGTCCCGTTGTTGCTGGCCACCACGTCGAGCGGAGAACTCGCCAGTACTCCCGAGACCTCCTGAAACCGGACGATATCGGCGACTCCCGCGGAGTAGTTGACCTGTACGGTCGTCGTCCCGGCGAGGCAGTTCGTCGCGGCCCAGATCCCGCAACTCATCGTGCCGGACGTGATGTCAACGACGTTGTTCCACGTCTGGCCCGCGTTGTCGAACACCGCGGTGACGCTCTGGCCAGAGGTGAGCGAGTTGAACACCACGCTGATGAGCAGCAGATTCCCGGCGTTGGTCGACGTGACGCTGATGCTGCCCGTCGTCGTCTCGTTGTTGACGGTGCTGACGCGTACGACGTTCTGCACCTGGGCCGGTGGCTGGCCGGACGTGATCGCAGCCGTGCCGCTCACCACCGACGCGCCGCTTGCTGACACCGGCATCGTGAGACGTGCAGTCGCGCTCCCCGACGCAGCCGACGCGCCCGCAGCCGTGACGACGTAGGTGGCCGTGGGTGTCGCGGTCCCCGCAGAAGTCGCTGACCCGCTTGCGCTGACGGGCATGGTCAGGACTGACGCCGCGCTCCCGCTGCTCACGGATGCGCCAGACGCCGCCGCAGGCATCAGCAGATTGGGCGCTGCCGCCCCGGAACTCGCGGACACTCCCGTTCCCGCCACCGGCATAACGAGGACCGCCGCTGCCGAACCGGATGCGGCCGACGACCCAGTTGCGGTCACGGGAAGCGCCGAGCCAGAACTGCCTTTGAACGGACAGACGACGGCAGCCCAGCGCGTGGATGCCGAGAGCGTTCCCGCGTAGGTCAGCGCTGTGGTGGCGGCCGTGGTCTGGTGCGCGGACTGGAGTCGCTGGTTCGGCGCGCCTGCCGTGGTCTGTAGCGTCTCCGTCGTCCAGCCGGCGGTGAGACCTGAGATGGTGTTGGCGCTCGACGCCCATGCGATGCCTGCGACGGCGTATTCCGTAGCACCCGCGAGCGTTCCAGAGGTGACCGTGGGTGCCGTACTACTGGCGTGGTTGGCGCCGCCCGTATCGGCCCACGCGCCGCCCATGTCGCCGCCGGAGAGTTCGTAGAAGTCGAAGTTCGAGCTGGCAGCGATACTGAAGTTGACCGTGATGGTCGTGACGCCGCTGATGTAGGCGCTGGGGTTGACCGACCAGATATCGGCCTTCTGCGTGGACGTCGCGTCGTTGTCGCGGTCCTCTACCGCCCACGTGTTGCCTTTGTTGTCCGTGATCGAGGTGATGGTCTGGCTGGCGGCGGCGGTGATGCGCCAGCCGATGACGATGGCGAGCCCCGTGCCGGCGGCAGCACCCGTGGCCGAGACCGTGTAGATCGCCGACGTGCCGCTGACCGCCGTGCCGCCGACGTGCTGAACGAGGACTGGGGCCGCCACGGGTCAGCCCTCCGGGTTACTCGGGAGCAGGCGCCTCAACCGGAGCGCCATGCAGCGCCGCACTCGCCCTCGCCATGAGCACCGGAGATACGGCGTTCCACACGTCGGCAGGGAGGTCGGGCCGTCTCAGCAGGACGACATGCGAGCCTTCGTTCAGCATGTCTGCGAGCGCGATAATCGTCTGCACCGCCTCGTCGTCGTCGATCACGTCCATGGCAACCGTCCGCATGTTCTCGCCACGTCTAGCCACTACAGGAGCGACATCGTAATGCCAGTCGTGGCCGCCGAGGTCACGCTGTCTCCCGTGCCAGGTGTTTTTGTAGCGGCCAACGTCCACCATGCCATCTGGTTTGCTGCCGTCCCCGCGGAGAGCAGTTCCATCAGCGAGAGACTGGCAAGCACCGCGCCGGTTCCTGCAGTCATCGGTCCCCACGTAATCAGCGCAGAGTTCGTGGTCACAGGTGGGTCGGCGGCGGTCGGAGCCGTCCACGTCACCGGCTGGCGTGCATAGCCGGTCGCGGTGTACTCGGAGCCGAGCACGTTGTCCAGCGGCGCCGTAGCGTTGGTGATGAGCGCTAGGTATGGCTGCGGCACCTGCAAGACCCACACCAGATCGCCGCTCACGCGTGCACGGTTGGCGGTCTGCGAGGTGACGGTCAGCGTGGTCACCGCGGCGGCATGCGCGCCGTTGAGTATGTACGCCTCGGTGTTCGTGCCGGTGGTTGACGTGCAGATGATGACCGTACCGGATGGGAGCGCGCGTGACAGACCGCCCGAGCAGACGATCGACGTGGTGGCTGTCGTGCCGGCGGTGATGCCAGTGGTGACGGTCGCCACGATATCGCCAAGGTTGGCGCCAGACGGTCCGCCGATGCTCAGCGCAGTATTGAGCCCGCGGTAGTTAGAGTTGCGCGAAAATTCCCCAGCGATGACCTAGCCCTCCCCGTCGATGGGCTCGAACAGTTCGTCAAGCTGCTCCAGCGTGCACGACCAGTGACGCACCGTCGGCGGATCTGTGGGCTCATGGTCAGGGTCGGTCGGGTGGAACACCTGATGCTCCTCGGGCAGCGGTCCGGGCGGTCCGGCTGCGTGCGCAGTTGCGGCCGGAGTTGGCGGTGTCACGACGAGTTGCCGGTGCTCCAAACGCAGCACCACGGTGTCCTGGTCGTGCGGCCCGGCGCCATGCTCGCCTGCGGGGCTCAGTCCCACCACCTCGGCCTCTTGCCCGGCGAACAGCGGATAGTGCCGGTCGAGATACTTCTCATAGTCGTGGTGCGGGTTGATCTCTGGCATGTATCCGACGTGCTCCCGCAGGCGCAGCTTCTTGCCGACTTCGACGTTCACGGCTGTTCCTTCCCCAATTTCACGCCTGCGTCCCTGAGACCGGACAGACTGGCGACGTATCCCGACGCCCACCGCGAGAAGGTGGAGCGAGCGACGGCGACGTCTCTACGCTCAGCCTCGTCGGCATCCCACAGATCCCGTGGGCACTGCGCCGCGAAGTGCACAACGTTGCAACGCTTGCAGAAGTGTGCGGTTGCGTTCACCAGCGGTACCACCGACCATCAGGGCCGTGCATGGCGAAGCCGACCAGCCACACCGCAAGCGCGATGATCGCCACCCAGTACAGCAGGTTCAACAACGACCCCGCGCCGAACAGCACGACGATGAGCAGCAGAACGAGGAGGAGCGGGATCACGGAACGCGGGTTCTCCTGCTGATCGTGTAGCCGCCTACTCCGACGACGGCTCCGACGAGAAGCCAGCGTGGACCGCGGAACACCGCCAGCACGACGCAGACGGTGACGGCCACAGCGGTGATGGTGAGGCTGCACATCACATGGCCATCAGATCACGGCTGCCGTCAGCGTGATTCCCTTGACCGCAGCGGCGTCGACCGCACCTTGGCGGTGCTCGAGTGGCACGTACCCAGGGGAACCAGCAGACAGCGTGTACTTGACGCTGTCGACCGTCACCTTGACGACCGACGGCCCTACGGTGATCTGCAACCCTGCGGCCATCTACCGCCTCCCGACCGGGCTGAGGTCGATGTCCAGTTTCGCCGGAATCTTGCGGGGCGTCGGTGTGTGTGCAGGCGGATCAGGTGGTGCCTCGGAAGACGGCCATGCACACCGCGGACAGGTCTGCACCGCCTCCAGCCAGCCGAGGTTGACGAGCGACTTCAATGTGCTCCACCCACCGACGTCGGCATCGCTGAGCACGTCACCCACGGCGTGAGACAGCCCAGAGATGCGCCGCTTAACGATGTACTGCACTGTTACGCGACCGCAGAGGCGAAGAAGGTACCGAGGTCGGGGGCCACGATGGTCGGCGACGTGGCCAGCTCGCCCTCGATGCGAACGGACTTGCGGAGCGGCGCGGGGATCTCGTACACCACGCTGCCGTTCGCACTCGCACCCAAATACCCGGTCCAGGTAAAGTGGTAGCCAGCGCTCGGCATCTCGGTGGACGGCGAGGGTGCGGAGTAGCAGAGCAGCGCACCCTTGCCCATCAAAAACGAGTACACGTCACCCGTGGGCGGCGACGCGCCGCTCTCGGGAGCGGTGTCGATGGTCGCCCGTGAGACGAGAACCTTGTCCAGTCCTAGGACCGCGGCGAGCAGATCCTCGGTCATGATGCCGCGCTGCGTGTACTTGATCCTATCGACGAGCTGCGGGTGGTTCTTAAGCCCCGCCCACGTCGACCGCCCGATGACCAGGGTGTTCGGGCTGAACCCCGTCAACTGCTCCATGGCCGTGACCTGAGCCTCGACATCCTCGATCGGAGTGCTGGACGTGTGGTTGCTCCACTGCGTGAACTGCACGGAGGTAGGCGACGTTCCGGTCACGCCGGTCATGTCGGTGGTCCACACGCCAGCCTTGAAAAACCCGTCGGCCCAGAGCTTCTCCTTGAGCAGGAGCAACTGCATGGTGCACCAGCGGGTCTTGTTCCGTCGCGGATCCTCGGGCGGCATGGCGTTTGCCGCAGTCTGCGCGTCGAGGTCGGAGTGCACCGCGTAGGGGATGACCGCGTAGGTCTTCTGCTGCAGGGTGTACCCACCGCCCGCCGATTCCTCTCCGGGAGCGCGCGGCTTGGCACGGATGCTGTACCACGCGCCGCGGTCGTAGTAGTCGTACTTGCCCGTCTGGTACTGTACTGGGACGGTCGGGAAGACCTGATCGCTGATGAATGATGTCGCGTCCTGCATGAACGCAACGGCCATGTCGCTCAGCAGCGGGTCGACGTAGACGCTGTTCGGGCTCGGCTGCATGTCAGATGCCTCCCAGCGCCACGGTCACAAGGGCGCCTGTGACCCCGGCTTCCAGCGCTACCCCATGGACGATGTCACCGCCAGTAGCAGTTTTGGCCTTTCCTGCGGTGTCGGTCGTCACCACAGCGAACTGTGCGATGGTGGCTCCCGCGACCCACTTCGTGATGCTCGACCCCCGCCAGATCGCACACGGCTGTCCGAGGCGGGGGTTGTTCTGCAACACGCCGAGACTGCGCGTTCCTGCGGAGGTATTCACCACCACCTGTCCGCTAGCCACGTCGCCCGCAACGGCGAGGTACTGCGACCCAGTCATGTCCGCGAGAGCGAGGAGGGACATGATCCCCCCTGCGCCTTGCAACTCGTAAGCCACGTCCTATCTCCTCAGCCAGCCGCGCCGGGCACATACTTCTCGGCGCGGTACGCAGCGACGAGGTCAGGGTGGTCCTCGCTCGCCTTGAGCATCGCCTGCTCGCGGGTGAGCTTCGGGTCTGCCGCGCGCAGCTCCTCGGCGAACTTCCGCAGCCGCGAGTAGGAGGTCTCCGGGTCAGCCTCTGCGCCAGTGCCGATCTCGCTCAGCGACACCGCGCCACCCTTCACCTGCGGGATGGCCTCGAGCGCTTCGATCCCTACCGGATGCTCGCTCAGCCTGAGCAGGCGGGTGCGGTCGCGCACGCCGTTCTTTGCGGCTCCGGCGAGACTGTCCAGGACGGCGGGGGGAAAACGCTTCGCGAGCTCTGACAGCCGAACCGTCACACTGCGGATCTTGTCGTCCTCATCGCGCCGCCTCAGCTCCTCGCCGAGCCGTGCGACCTCGGTCTGCATCGTCTCGCGCTGGTGGGTCTCCGCAGCGAGCATGCGCTGCATCTCTCCCATGTCCGCGGAGTGCTGCGCGGCAGGGGTGGGAGCAGGGGGCGGTGGTGCTGGCGGTGGCTGCGGGGCCGCGGGCGGGGCGGTCTGCGGCGCGTTGGGTACCGGAGACGGATTGGCGGCCGGCACTCCGGCCGGCTGGGCCGGGTTGTCGGCCATGCTGTGTCCCTCGCTGTAGTAGGAGCGCTGATACGGTGGAACAGTCCCGTTTGGGACCGGGGAGTAGCCATTGCACTGCGCCGCCAGACGGCAGCATCCGGGCAGATCGCCTGGAGCATCGCCGTCACCATCTGCGAGCACCCGCGTATAGCCCGGACAGCGGTTGTACTCCGCATAGGGCGGCGCCCAACTGCACGGCGGCAGATCGGTCATGTCCGCAGAGGTGTCGGCCGCAGCGAAGTCGATCGGTGCGCCGTCACCCTCAGCCAGCAGTGCGCGGGCAGTGTCTGCCGCAACGCCGCTGAACACCGTGCCTGCCTCGCCGAACGCAATCAGCGCAGCCTGCGTATCACCGCTCTCGGATGCCGCAAACTTGGCACTGAGCTTCTTGATTTTCGGGTGGTTCGCCAAGGCCAGCCCGGACGTATCGCCCTCGGGGTCGTTGGGATCCAGGCCGAGGCCGCCGGGGACGACGGGATACACCGTGCCGGACACTGGGTCGCGCCAGTTCAGGAGCAGAAGCGGTGATGTGTACCCGTACGCGCCAGAAGCGACGAGTTTGTCGCATCCCTCGTTCCAGTCAGGGACCGCCACCAGCCTGTCGGGGTCAGAGGGATGCCAGTCGAGGCGCTTGATCCACCCCACTGCGCGGTTCGGATCGTGGTTCTCATCGATGATCGGCAGGTTCTGCCCGTAGGCGTTCTCGTCCCACAGCCGCTTGACATCGGTGAGATCGTCGCGGGTCACACAGATCGGATTGCCGCGGTTCAACTCGGGGAACGTCCACTCCCCAGTGCACAGGTAGTCGATCGGCGCCCCCTCAGAGAGCCTTGCCTGCTGGGGGAACCGCAGTGCCATCACCCCGGGCGAGGTCTCGCTCATCGCAGCGACCGTGGGCAGGAGTTCGGTCGTGGAGCCGTTGTCCTTCGCGTCTACGGCGTGCCCGTGGGCCTTCGTGCCCGTGATGGCGTGGGAGTGTGTGTACTTCCCGCCGCCCGCCTTGGGATGCGAATGTTCGACAGCTTGGGCGTCGGACTCGGTGGTCTTGGTATCGGTCGCCACGGGCGCAGGATCGCCGTGCCTGTGGGTTTGCCCGCGCCTACCCGCTGCGTCAGGCCGAGGCTGGCGCTACCATGCCGAGCCATGTTGCCGATCTCAACTCGGTTTCGGTATCATGCTCGCATGAGTACTGTCCGATGACCGCAGAGCCCATCGCTAAGGTCATAAGCGATCTCCGCAGGCACCGCGCAGGCAACCCCTGCCCGGCCACAGCGAGCACGCCGCAGCAGGCCGCAGGAGCCAAAGTGACGGAGCGAGCGCTTGAGCTAGTTGAAGATCCAGTCGTGGTCGACGCTACGGCGATCTACGAATCGCTCAAAACATCTGCTCGCCCAGTGGCTGTCTACGAGGACCACCCGTGCATCGCTCAACCCTGGCGCGAGGCAGCCGTGTGCTTTGTCAACGAATATGGCACGGTATTCGTCCTCCACCTCGTCTCTACTCAACGTGACGAACTGCTGGGGAATTCCTGGGATGATATTGGAAAGCCGATCCCCCACAACCAGCCGGTCCACGTCGTCAGGGAAGACGATGTGTTTTGGCGCGTCTTAGCCTTCATGTGGGTCGGGGGTAGGGGCCAGGGCGGCTTGGCCACGACTGTAGGACCGCTGCACTCATGGCAGATCGATATTTATGAGGACGGCAGCCCAGCGGACATCCGCTCTATCGACATCATCCACGACCACGACTACGCATGGGACGAGGCGCTTCTCGTTCTGCTCGGAACGTTCAACTTCCTCGCGTGCCGCAATGTAGAACTTGTAGAGCCCCAGCGTCCTCGCCCTGAGCGGCGACGACTGGCCGCTATGGGTGTGACCGTGAAGACGCTCAACGTGTTCCCCGTTGGCCGATCAACTCGCGGAGGTGTAGGTGGCCAAGGCGGGGGCGTACCACTCACCAGCGTCCGAGGCTCCTTCCACCACTACGGTCCCAAGTACGGGCGTGGCCTCCTGTTCGGGCGGCACGAGGGCAAGTTCTGGGTACCGCAGCATGCCCGTGGCGACGCACAGATCGGCCGTGTAGAGCACGACTACCGCCTGCACACTGCGCCCACCCGGTGACCGCGGCACGCAAGACTGGGCCTCGCGTCACCGTCCGAGCCCTACCAGACGGCCTCACGCAGTGCCACAACCCTCGCTGCGGAGTGTGGTTCCTGCCGAAGCGCTCTGACGCTCTGTTCTGCTCCAAGGCATGCGGAATCATGGACCTACGGCGACGCAAGGCTGAGATCGATCCGCGCTACCATCCCCAGCCATGAGCGAGTACAAGGATGGGGATGCGGTGGCGGTGCGCGCGGCGTACAGCGGCAAGGCGATCGACCATAGTCTGCCCGAGGAGAAGGGCATCGATGAGCCGTGGATGCACGACCATGAGATCGACATCAACCTCGTTGCTGAGTGGGCATGGCTAGACGACGACCGACTCGCTGAGTACGTCCGACCATGGCCAGATGCAGAACGGATGGCACTCCTAGAGGCGGTCCTGCTCGCCGCCCGCGCCGATCTCACCTACGGCACGCCTGCCGGGACGCACACTCGTGAGCTGCTGGCGAAGGCCGTCGCAGCCGTGGACGCCGCAGCCCCGTAGGTTGGCTCCAGCCGTATCCCTTGGATACTGGGGACCAAGGAGAGAAGCGGGCCGCCCACGGCTGCGATGAGCCGCAGTCAGGCTAGGACGCTGGCGGGGATAAGGGCACGTGGGTACGTGGTGACGCTGGAGGGCTGCCGCGTGTTCGTCGGGGATGCGGGAGCGGTACTGCGCCACATCCGCCGTGCTCGGCCTGCGATGAGCCGTGGACGGGCCGCGGTGCTGGCCAAGACGGCTGCGGTTCTGCTACCTAGCGCGGAGTAGAACGGTCAGCGGCATTCAGATACCACGGCATCGTGGGGCGGGTGGTTGCGAGGCGCGGCCTGCGTGAGTAACAATACTCCCAGCGCCTCAGCTAGCACTGAGGGGACGGAGATGAGACCGTCCAAGCCGCTGCCTCGCGGGCTCATCGTACCGCGTCGGAGACCCCATGGGTACCCGGTAGGCCCAGCCTCGGTCCGTGGCTACGGCCACGACGACGCGCACACCCAGCAGCGCCGCCCCATCTAGTTCCCGGCCAGGGTCCGCCCACCGGCTACTCGGGGGATGCGGGATGCAGGGTAAGGAAGGCGCGGGCCACATAAACACGTTGGCTTGAACGAGCCCATGCCGACGGCCGTTGCAGGCGGCGCGTCGATCCGGGTAAGCCGCTGAGTGAAATGAGGCGGTGGCCGCAAGGTCAAGGGAACCCGGTAGCAGTGATCACGCAACGGTGACGGTGATGCTGCATGTCGTCCTCTCTGTATCTTCCGTGTGGGGGATATAGGGGGGGCGACAGATACTCCGCTGCTGGATCCGGTGATGGCAGGGTGGGGGACGGGCGTAGCAACAACCACGGCACGGGCTGTGGACCACGGGCCAACCCCAGAGAACCGAAGCAAGACCACGCGCGAGGTAGAGGGGACACCGTAAAGCCTACGTGTGCCAATTTCGCCGCGCCGCGTGAGTTCGCGGGCAGGATTCGCGCGCCGTGGATCGTCATACGTGCGTCACACCCACGCACGGAGGCGACCGACATGCACGCACGTCGCGGCTTGGTGGCTCTCGCTACCGTCGCTGCCGTCCTGATCCCCACCACGGCGACGCAGCTGGCCCGAGCCTGCACCCCGCCCTGCTCGGAGTCGCCGGCAGGACACGGAGGCGGGACAGGTTCGCCATCCTCGAGCAGCCGACCCGCACCGAACGGCGGACGGTCACGCCAGCGTGCTACGAGCGCCCCGTACCGCCCCGGAGGCCAGCACCCCGCCCAACCCCACGCACAGCGGCAGCCACGTCCCTCAGCGCCGCCCAGCCAGAGCCCGTCGCCTACGCCCTGGGCAGTATCCAGTCTGGCGACGCCTGACGCAGATTGCCGTGATGGGTTGCCACGCTACGGCGAATAGCGTGGTATGCTCTTGGCATGGAACAGTCGGCGCAGTCCCCAGCAGTTCAGCCCGAGACGATAACCCTAGCTTCGTCGATGGATGCTGCACGCGCGACCATCATGCGGCGGATGCGCCGCGCTGGCCACGTACCGCAACTAGAATGGGCGGGCGTGTCACCCACCTCTCTTCCATGGCGAGGTGCAAGGTATGTTTGCGCACGCTGCCGTAGTAGTTCGATGGTTATCGAGTACGGCGATATGGGCCATGGATGGCTCGTCGATGCCATCACGATTTGCACAGGCGACGCGCGATGACCGACCTCACAGCAGACCCATCCCGTTGGTACCAGCAATGGGAGTACACGTCAGGCCGCTCCAAGCCTGTTGGCATCATCCACTGCGGCCCGTGCCAGCAGAAGCTTTATGAACTTTGGGCAGAGTGGGAGGCATCCGGTTGGCGCAGCAGTGCCCGCATCGTGCGGCTTTCACCGTCAGCATCTCGCGGGCGTCGTTGCTTTCAGTGCGGCGCAGATGACAACGGAGGAACCGAATGACTGACCTCACCGGAGCGCGGATCACCTCCCTGCGGACTGAGGGCAGCCGACCCTACGCGGCTCAGCCTGAGACCGTGACCCACGCCTCGTCCATTGATGCAGCCCGTGCAGCACTCATGGGCAGGATGCGACGCGCTGGCCACACACCCGGACAGGCTTGGGTCGGCGAAGTCTCGGGGTCATCCCGCTTCTCGTTGCTCAGTGCTGCTGGCTACATCTGTCGGAGTTGTCGGTGCTGCTGGCTTGTCATCGAGTGTGAAGATGGTCAGGGATGGAGTGTCGGCGCAATCCGTCCCTGCTCGCATCCGCAGTCGTGACCGAGCTTTCCGTGAAGGTCACCAGCCTGCGGATAGACGGCTCCCACCTCGTCGCGGAGTTGGCGATCGACCTCGACGCGCTCAACCTCGTCCAAGTCTGCGAGCAGTGCCGTCAGCCGATGGCAGGGGAGCGGAGCACAAAGCGTTTCTGCTCGGCGACGTGCCGGAAGGCAGCACATCGGCGCAACCACCAAGGAGACCCAGCATGAGCGCCGCCAACCGCATCTATGATGTTCTCGTTGAGGAGTGCGCGGCCCGAGAAGCGAGTCGTGACTACTTCGCGCAGTGGTTCGACACGGGGGCGTCTGGCGATGAGTTCCGCTTCTGCGGCTCGCTAGGCTTTGGCGGAAAGTTCTGGGCTAGCCGCTGGGACGTGAACTGCTACCGCGAGGACGAGACGCCTGCCCGCCTTGCCACCATGGATCGCGCCAACGTTCGGCTTGCCGAGATCAGGTACGCCGCGCCCGCACCGCTGTGCGCATTCGGAGCAGAGCGCCCTCACGCCGACTGCATGCCCGGATGGTGCGTACTCCCTCCCAGCGATCCTCGGCATGAGAACCACCCAGCACCGACACACGGAGATGCGATATGAGAGGACACGGAGACCCCGACATGGGCGAATACAGGCCCTGCGACGTGGCCGTCGCGCCGATTGTCACCGTAGAGCGCATGGCATACGACAAGGTGTGGGAGGCGAAGGATCTCCTCATCGACGCCTGCGCTATGTCGACCCACGGCAGGAAGGAACGTGCCGAGGTACGTCGCATCATCTCTCAGGCACAGCGTCTCCTAAGAGAAGCCAAGGCGTTGCTGCCATGAGCAAGATAAATAAGGGCGAGATCGTCCCTACCACCATGGTTCGCGAACTCGTCTATGAGGCTATCTCGGCACACTGCGCTGAGTGTCCGAAGTGTGCCGCCGCCGAAGCCACACTACTCTACAGCGGGAACGTGGAGCCCAAGGCATGGTGCTCAGCCGGCCGGGAGATGTGGGATGCGCTGACGGAGCTCGGCCCAGAGTGAGCACGACTGATGGGCTGCGGATCGGAACGCCCACCCTTCGCGCAACTCGTCAGTCCCGCCCGGGGCATCACCCTCACCGCAGCCCAGACCAAGATACCACGACGACAGGATCGCTGACCATCCTGCTGCCGGCACGTCCTGAGCCCTGCGGCGCACAGGGTATGGGCTCCTGCGGCTGCTACGTGCGTTGTGGGCGGCAGGGATGCGGCTGGCTGGTCAGTACCACCGACGACGTGTGCCGCAACCCGCTCTACCGCGGGCCGCCGAGAGACGTAGCCTGCCCGCACTGTGGGTCCGAGATGGGACGTCCCTGCCACCTGCCTGACGGTACTCCGATAGCATGGGCACACGCTCGACGCAAGGCTGCCAGCGAGAGCGTACGGAGGTTCACGCCGTGAGCGAGACAGAGCATCCCGAACCAATACGCGACTTCACCATCGAGGAGAGGATCGCAGCCGTGGATCTACTCATCGACTCGCAAGAACACCACACCGAGAGGCTCCGCTTCCTGTTGGTAGTGCTGGCACCGATCCTGTCGACGCTCGTTGTCTGGACGGTCTCCTCCTCACCGCTCTTGCAGGTGATCGGTGGATTCATCATCTACGCTGGCGCAGCAACGTGGCTGATCTGTGGCGATACCTCTCCGCTGAGGTCGCACTGCCATGGATGAGCCCGAGTACTTGTATGACCTTGAAGGCAACATGCTTGGCGAGGTGCGCACAGACGACGGCAAACCGTGGGACCCATCCCGGCGACGCGAACTCGGGCCAGACGAGCCCTTCGAGGAACTCGTCTTGTGCGCGAACCCCGCCCGCCGCTGTCCGTGGCTACTCACCCTCGCCCGCTGGCTGAGGATAGGGGGATACAGATGATCGATCCCGCACCGAGTTCGGATATGGGTGACGAGGCCGGAGCGCTTGACGTCGAATACACCCCGCGTACCTTTGACTCTGCCACCACGGCAGAGGAGCGGCTGGCAGTGGCAGAGGAGTTCGTGGCCGGTTCCTCCGAGTATGAGGTGGACAAGGAAGCATGCGATTGGCTGGTTGATACTGCACGAGCCGCCATCGACGCACGGACAGCACTCGCGCGGGATGACCTCATCGCAGCGAAGGTGGCGCTGGACGTCGCGTTAGATTATCTGCCACCACCCCGCAAGCCGCGCCGTAAGCGCACCAAGACGGAGTCCCAAAGATGACCACGGACGACCGATTCCGCCTGCCACATCCGGACGCATGGGTCATCACGTCTGGCGATGCAGTCGAGCGCATGCGGGCCGTCGCAGAGGCTACGCGCGGGTTCCCGTCGCTACTCATGCTGGATGCGGACAGGGCGAGTTTGCGTATCCCCGTGGAGCAGACCGGCCACGCCTCCGAGGTGGTCGCAGAGATGGGCAGGACGTGGGAGGCGATGGGGCTCATCATGCTGCTACGTCCGCGTCCATCCCGCCGTCGCCGTCAGTGGCTCTGGCTGACCGGGTGGCTGCCGTGAGCACTGAGCGTGTCTGAGGGCACCAAGCTTACGTGGGCTGAGTGGAAGTGGCGAGCACAGGCTCAACGCCTGATCGCGGCGGGATTCGCCTTGACGGTGATCTACGCAGTATCGGCAATCCTGACCACAGGCGCGATCCGCTCTACCTTCGCAGTGTTCGCCGCAGTGGCTACGTGTGTCGGGTGTGAGCCGCTGGTGCTGTTCTGGATCGACCGCCGAGCCTACGCTAGGTCCGCAAAGAGATGAGCCAGTGCGCAGCCTGTGGGGCGCCCATACAGCGGTCCGCCGCAGCCACTATCGTCTGGACGACACCGCCGCAGATGTGGTGCTTCGCATGCTGGGACGGTGGAGACACGGCCGTGGAGCAGTACCGGACCGCGCAGATGCCGGAGATGCCCGTAGAATGCCAGCATGAGTGAACCCCGGACCGTGCCGAAGGCCTCGGACATCACCGACGCAGCTTTCTTGGCAGTGGTCGCGGCCTGCAACGATGGAACCTGCACACTGACCAATGATCGCCACACCATGCTCGGCGGGGCATTCGTGAGGGGTGGCCACTGGTGCCTCGTGAGCGACCTTGCCACCGCGCTTCCAACGTTCCCCGAGAAGGTCATCCTGGCCAAGGCTAAGCGAGTAATCGCACATGGTCTGCTTAGCGAAGGCTGCGCTTGCGGGTGTCGCGGTGACTTCGAGATCAACGAGAAGGGCCGCGCACTACTCACAGATCAGGCCACGCCCTCGTCAACCGACGCATAGTCACCTCTGAGCCGCACATCCCGTCATTTCGCCTCGCCGATGCGTCTATATGGGTGACGGACCCACGCCCCCGGAGTAACTAGCCATGACGGTCGGAACCCTGTCCCACGACGAGTGCCAACAGGCCCTAGCGGAGGGCTGGGCTGATCACACTGCCGTCCGCGCTCACCTCGCTACCTGCGCCGCCTGCGTAGAGTTCGCGGACACGCTAGCAGAGGTGGATCGCCTCCTTGCCGGCATCGCGGCACCACCGCCGCCACCGGACTTGGTCGACAGGGTCATGCGTGCCATCAGAGAGGAGCAGCAACGCTAGCCGCTGCCAGTATCCAGACTGGCGACTCGCGCTGCGGCGGCTAGCGACGCGACCAGCCTGTTTGTGCGTTCGAGATAGACGTCGTTTGGATATTGCGCGGTCGTGATCTCAACATCGCGGATGACTACCTGCCCCACACGGCCAGCCACTCTCGCCTCATAGATCCGAGCATGCATGTGCTCGTTGCGCCACGTCATGAGGTAGTCGCCGTCCATGTCGGCTGCCGATGGCTCAGGTCGCGGTATGAGTTCGATACCGTTCGGGTGCTGTGACCAAGCGTCTGCCTTTACTTGCCGGCGACCTCCGCATGTCCGTCGCACAGTCGGTACTCGGCCTCGCCATCCCAGCAAGTGACCTCCTTTGTGGACGAGAGGGCGCAGACTCGGGCCTGCCCTGAAGGGTAGCTATCCCACTCGCAGCGATTAGGAACGAGCGTGTCCAGCGCAGCACGAAGTTCGGCGTTTTCGACACGCAGAGCGGTCAAGCCAGCGTCACGGTCCAGCGATTCGGGATCCAGCATGGCTGCCTCGGTCACACCATCGACCACTAGCATCACAGTGTTGGCGCCGTACGTTACCTCCCATTGATGGCCGCCAACACTCAACCCGACCAGACGCGCGTACTGATTCACGCCGCTACCGCCTCCCGCACCGTTCGCCAGCCGATGACATGCGAGCATGTGTGGATCCGCTTCACGTCCGGGCACCGCTCTGCCCGCCTGAGCATGTCCCGCGTACCGTATGAGGTGGCGATGTAGTCAGCGAACAGGATCGCCCACTCTGGTCGTCCATCATCGAGCATGCGCTGGTTGCGAAGTGGCCCTGCGCCACGGCCGTGGCGGTCCCAGTCCGCGGGGAAGGCCAGCACCTCGATGCCCATAGCGTACGCCAGCCGTGCTGCGATGCTGTCGGCTCCCCTCGCAGCCCCGTGGATGAGGACCGTGGGCCGCGCACGCTCCAACGCCTGCCGGATGGGCACGGGGTCGTCCCAATACCGCGAACCGGCGATGAGTAGCCTCACAGCCCGATTCTACCCCGCCAGCGCCCGCCTGATGCCCTCCTCCAGCGTTGTCCTCGGCTGGTAGACCTCCAGCATCCGCGTCGGATCACACACCCGGTAGCGGACGCCTGTGGGGGCATCGGTGAGGTGCTGGATGGTCGGGCTGTAGCCGGCGGCGGCGCAGACCATGGCGGCGAGTTCGTCGAAGCTGACCGGTACGCCTGACCCGATGTTGAGCGGGCCTCGGACGTCCTGGTCGACCGCAGCCATCACTGCCCCGACTACGTCATCCACATGCACCCAGTCGCGCACCTGCTGCCCGTCCCCCCAGACCACGAACGGATCCTCGCGGCGTCGAGCGCGGTCGAGGAGGCTTGGCATCGGATACGCGATGCTCTGGTCTGCGCCCCAGCCGCTGAACGGCCGGAACACATGCGTCCGCACTCCCGCTCGCTCGAGGTGGCGCATCAGCGTCTCGCCGACCAGCTTCGCTAGGCCGTAGATGGCATCGGGCTGCTGTAGGTGGTCGAGGCTGATGTCGTCCTCCCGCAGAGGTCCGTGGCGGATGTCGCCCTGCATCCAGACCGGATACGCGGCGCTGCTGGAGAAGTACACGACGTGTTCGGGACGGACCCGCAGGCACCAGCGCGCGAATGCAGCGTCGAGTTCGAAGTTGACAGCCACGTCCAGCGGGCTGCCGTCGATCGTCGCGCGACCACCGACCACGGCGGCGCAGTGGATCGCGAGTTCGAAATGCGTGCCGCCCTCCTGCCACTGGTTGAGGACGCGAACGTCGATCGGCCTAGTCCGGGAGGCGACGTCGATCTCGTAAACCTCCCACCCGTCTGCTCGGAGGCGCATGACGAAGTGAGAACCCACGAACCCCTCCGACCCGGTGACCAGCGCCCTCACAGGTGAAGCATCGCCAAGACGATCATGGTCCCCACGCCGACGGCGATGACGGCAAGGACCGCCCAGAACAGCCGCGGCGGCATGTCTCCTCCGATGGGCAGGAAGCCGTTGCTCACCGACAGCACCAGAGCTGGTAGGGGTGGTAGTCTGAGTTGCGGTCAGCCGCGCGACGTCTCACCGTCGCCCCTCCACGGCACACTGCCAGCCGACGCCGGATACCAGCGGCCACTCGGTCAGCAGGTAGCGACTGCCCACGTCCACGGCATGCACATCGACAAACCCCGCCTCCGTGAGCAGCGTGACGAGTTCGGCTTCGTGGCAGTCCCAGTGATGGGCGTCGCCAGCCCACCGCGGCGGTCGGGTCTCCGCATGGCAGGATCGGCACGTCGGCTCATCGATCTCTCCAGCGCGGAACATGGCCTCAGCGCGGTGTACGTCCGGCCCGACGCACATGATGGGCGCCCCCGGCACCATCCGCTCCCTCAGCACACGCAGGGCAGGGACGACGGCGTCATGCGGGATGTGTTCGAGGACATGGCCGCAATACACCGCGGTGAGACACGTGACGTGCGTCGGCAGATCGGTGACCGACGCCACGAGGTCGGAGGCTACATGCTCGTTCTGCACCACGTCGATGTTCAGCCAGCCCTCGGCTCGCCACTCCCCGCACCCAACGTTGAGTCTCACAACGCAGCAGTGAACAGTATTACTGGAGCAGTGCACAGACCACCAGCGCGACGCCAGCAGCGGTGATGACGGTCAGTGTCCAGAACCACGCTCGAAACAGCGCGTCGATGCGTCTCACTGCGCCACGCTCAGGTCGTACCCGCGCTCCTCGATGCCACATAGCGCCTCGGGGTAGTGTCGCCCCACGACATCATGACGGACGTAGGTGTCCACTCCGTACAGTCGTTTGGCATCCCAGTAGAGGCATGGGTCATCCGTGAGGCCAAGGTCGATATCCCAGCGCCAGCGGATCGAGCGGAAGATAGACCGTTGCAGCATGACAAACGCCGCGGTCGCCATGTGGCGCTTCACCGGGAAGTCATAGCCGACCACGTCGGGGCCGTCGAGGCAGTACCCCGGCACGTGACCACCGACGATGGGCCAGTTCACCTCCAGCAGCTTGGGGATGGTGTCAGGTGGCGGCTCACAGTCTGCAGCGAGGAACACGACGTGCGTCGCTCCGATGGACGTTGCGTAGTCGGTGGCGAGGTTCTGGCCGCATACCAGATGGCGACCGCGGTTCTCCGTGGTCACCTTGCTGCGTCCGTCGTCAAGGTGGTACGTCCACCACTCCCCACCGACATCATCTAGGCGCGACATCAGCGGGGCGAACGGCGCCAGCCCGCGAGCGTCCGTTTCGATGGCGCAGAAGAACCGCACGTCAGGGTGACTGGCCTGCATCGCCTCGGCGTTGTACAGCCACGCTCCCCAGATATCTGGGTGACCCATGGCGAAATGCGTAAGGGTGGTCGCGCAGACGATCATGGCGGCGGGACGGGGCTAGGTTCGCTGCCGAGGTGAACCCTCACCGGTTCGTTACCAACTCCACCAGGGAGGCGCCACGTCGACCAGTTCGGCCACCCGGGCGTGCAGTCGTGGACCGGCATGGGCAGGGCAGATCCAATCCACATCTCAGCATCATGGCGAGTGTTGCTCAGGGGAGGGTTGAGACGCTGGATGAGCGACGCCTGTGCCCACCAGAAGTTGCCACCAAAGAATGGGGCGTGAACCTCGATGCGTCCTCGGTAGCGAGGGAGGACGATGTCGTACCAGCCCGGTGTCAGCCAGTGACACCCCACCGCCTCACATGTGTAGAGGCAACGCACGCACTCCTGCCAGCCAGCAACGAGTGCCAACGTCATCGACCGCCGCCACGTCGCAGCCCACTCGTCCCTCGGGTTGGACACGCCCTTGGTGTGGGCGTAGAGGACGGCGTCCCACTGCGTTGCGGCACGGTGCAGGGCGGTGAGGGTCGTCTGCTCCCATCCCTCGTCTTCTTCGGCAGTCACCTCAACGGGCATCCGCTCCTGACAGAGCCGGGCACACGCTGCTCGCGCTGATGGGGTTCCAACGAGACCGAGATGGAGGATGCCGAGGCGCTCGGCGAGGCCGCTGCGGGTGAGGGCGTCGAGATGCTCAGTGACGATGGAGCGCCAGCCTTGAGCGAGATAGGCGTGATAGTAGTGCGCAAGCCTTGTCACCGGCACAACGCCGCCCCCCGACGCACCCTCAGCGCCTCGCCCCACACTGCCGCCCAACCACCCGCGTGCGCATCATACGTCAGCCCTGCGGCCACCTCACGCCCCCTACCGACACGCTCAGCGCGGTACTCATCGTCAGTCAACAGGCGGCGCAGAGCAGCGAGCCACTGCCGTGGTCTGGATGCTAGGTCGCCAGCACCGAGCTCGGCCAGGCGTGCGTACTCGGGCAGCGGTGAGGCGACGAACGACACCCCCAGCGCGGCCATCTCGAGCGGCTTGAGGGCAGACTTCCCGCGGTTGAACGCCGTATACGCCAGCGGTGCGATCCCGACGTCCAACCGTGCCACCTCCGCAGGGTACTCCTCGAACGGCATGAAGGGCACCACCTCGCCCTGCACCCCGAGCGCCGTCAGGGTGGCCTCATCCCCCACAGCGCGGAAGGTTGCGCTGGTCTGCCGTAGTGCCTGAGCGACGGCCGTCCCAACCACGGCAAGGTCGGCAGCGTGGACATCGACCCGTCCAGCCCAGCCAAGTACGGGAGCAGCGGTCGCGACGACTTGAGGTTGCGACCCTCCGTCCATCGGACATGCCCCCGCCACACGAAGATACCACTCTGGCACGCAGTTTCGCAGCACCCTGACCCGCCCATGCCTCCCGTACCGCTCAGCCAAAGCTGGCGTGCTCACCGTGACCATGTCCGCCATCCTGCACGCCCGCTCAAGGTGGTGCCAGTTCTCTGCTGGGTTGGACGGGTGGTAGGCCGCAAACGCCGGGTTGCCGGGGTCGACCGCCGAGAGCAGATCGTCCACGTCCATCACCACCGCCGTGCCCTGCCGCTGCCAAGACGGGATGCAGTCCACGATGTCACGCCTGCACACCCGCTGGAAGACAGCCACGTCGCAGTCGAGCGGTTCGGCCCACGCCACCCGCGGCCCATCCTGAGTGCGGCGCCACACGGCCTGTATGTCCTCGCGCCGCCCCTCGGCCACGTCCAGCCCCTGCGCTGCAAGGACGGTCGCAGGGAAGACGAGACGGTACATGGCGCAGCCGTCATAGCGGGAGGCGGGGTAGTAGCGAACCCTCACGTCGCGCTCATGCCGCCGCCTCGTCGCCACTGGACGATGCGTCGGCTGGTGCTGCGTCTCCACCGCCATCGGTCGGGCCGAGGTTTTCGCCCCACAGCGCCTGATCAGGTGGGACATCGATCTGCACCGTGACGGGTCCGTGCTCGCACGACTGATGGAGTGGCCAGTCGAGTGCGTAGAGTGTGTCGGCATCCACAGGGCTCTGTTCGTCGCCAAGGTCGATCGCGTCTTGGCATGCAGAGCAGACACCTTCGCGTGGCTCGATCCACCCGACCGTACCTGTCTGGTTCTGGTCTTGAAAGTCCTTCGCCCCGTCGAACAACCCTGCCGCCGCGTTGTCTCCCGTCCACTGGTCAGCCTTCCACTGCGACCGCCCGTCTCGCCAGTCCGACATGCCAGCCTCTAGCGCTGCCTTCCGGTCTGCTTCGGTGGTGAGCGACGGGTCATCCTTGATCGCCGACCACTGCTTCCACGCAGCGGCGCTGGCATCGGAGTTCCACTGCTTCGTGACGCTGTTTACGACGTCCGCCGCGTCAAGTTGGATCGACCTCAGCGTTCGAGCATCCGTGACATCCGTGAGCGGATCACGACCATGCGCGGTGAGGCCAGCGTTGATGCCTGCCATATACCCGTCCGTGCGCACCGCGGTCAGTGCGTCAAGGAGGTCGTTGGTGGACGCAGGGTCGAAGTGAAACGCGCTGGCGGTCTGGCTGACGAACAGCGGCTCGGACAGCGCGAAGATGGCACGCTCTGTCTCCGCTCCTGTGAACCGCTCTACTGCTGCCCGTAGGTCCGCATCCTCGCTGTCGGAGAGCGAGAAGAACGGGTCGATCACCTTCGCGCCTTCCCATGCGATGTCCGGGCGTGTACCTGTGGCGCAGAGATCGAGGTAACGGTGTAAGGCGCGGAGGAAGGTCGGGTCGGTCAGACGGTCAGCGAAGGTTGGGCCGGGCTCCGGTGCGGCGCCAGCCGGGTCGATGTACTCGGCCTCAGCCTGCACGACGGGATCGTCCGCGGCACTCTGCGTGGTGTCAGGTTCGGGTAGGTCGGACGTGTCAGGCGGTGCAGGAGTGTCTGTGGTTGCCGATGCACGTTGCTTCCATCGGTGCACGCTGCTTTTACTCGGACCCTTGCCGTCAGGCCCAGCCAGCGCCGCCGCCGTCTTGCGCAGCGAGCCATGGACGGGCAGAGCGTCGAGCGCGGCCTGCCGGGTGTCGCTGGGGTGTGCGAGTTCGAGACGGTCCATCAGCATGCCTGCGATCGACGGATTCGGGCTACGCGGTCCAAGTCACCAACCTTGAGCGCCTTGGCGATCTCAACGTTGCCGTGCTCACGGAGATCCGGTCCGATTACTCCAGTATCGCTAGCGCAAGCGATACAGACATCGTGCCACATCCATTCTTCTGCCGTAGGCCAACCGCAGCGTGGACAGATCACGTCAGCCATCGACGTCGCAAGCCTCCTCACGCAACCGGTCGATCTCCTTGGCTGGTAACTTCTCCGCAGCGATGATCTCATCCCGCGCGCTCGGGATGGCCCTGATGATCTCGTCCAGCTTGAGTTGCAACGCCTGCGTAGACCGTCTCTCAGCGACGAGGATGAGCGGAGCAGCGAAGGCGGCCTCCACACTGAGACACAGGTTCAGCAGCACGAACGGCGGATTGTCCCAACTGTGGGCATACCCGCTCGCGTTGACAGCTACCCATAGGATGAGCACCACAGCCTGTGCGAGCAGGAACGGCCACGAGCCGATCAGCGCAACAAGACGGTCTGCAAGATGGTCGCCGGACACTAGCGCCGCCTTCGGTTCCGACGACGGGATGCGCTCTCGATTCGCAAGCGTGTGATCCTTGTCGCCTTCTGCGTCTTCGCTTGCTTGGTACACTCGGCGTGCGCCCCGATCCGCGTGCAGTTGAACGGACTGTGCTTGCGCATCCCCTACTCCTCATCCAGCCATACGGTCTCGGTCTTCCCGACATGACCGTGGATAGCCTCGATACTCTCTTCGCGATCCCACACGACCGTAGAGCCGTGCTCAGACCGCCAGCGCACCACAGCCTTGCCGTCCGGGAAAACACATCCCCATGCGACGTCCCCGGTACCGCTCAGCCCAGTGACATCCTCATGCCGACGCAACATGAACCTGCGAAACGCGGGATACTCAGCCATGTGCATACCGGCTCGGCGGTCGGTAATCGCCATAGTACGGGACAGGCCAGCGCTTCCAGCAACGTACGCATCGGTAACTCGCTATGCGTAACCCACTCGCATCGGCGTGGAGGTCACCGGGTACTCGCACATGTGCATCAGCACGCCAGCCGTGGCCGACTAGCCGGCAGACCCAAGCCCACCGCATTACGCTCACGTTCCTCGCACTTCATCTACCCACTGTCCCTCCTGCGCGAGCACCAGCCCAGCATCGATGAAGGCGTCGCGTACGACCGCAGGGTTGGTGGTGCTGCACGTCATGTAGATAGCACCCATCTGTGCCACGTACCGCTCGCAGTACTCGCGCTCTGACAAGCCCACCGTGGCGCATGCCTCGGAGATTCGCGGCTCGCGGTAAGCACGTCGCGCCTTCGCATAGCGAACGACCATCTCGGCGTGGATATCCGCCACTTGCATGGCACCCACTCCGCTACACGACATCGACACATCCATCACTTCCCGCTCCCGTTCGCGCCGAGGCCCGCAAGCACGTCCTGCACCGACCTACGCCCCTGCCTCGCTACGATGTCCGCTGGGCTCACGACCACCTTGCGCTTGCCGTTCGCACTCCCGCCGCCCGCCTTGGCTCGTGCGTTGATCTCCACCACTTTGGCCGCATCCTGTGCCATACGCGCTACTTGGTACGGCCTGCGCCGCTTGGCAATGCGCACCGATGGCGAGTCGGGCTTCTGCATACGTGGTCGGTCGGCCTGCTCGAAGTAGTCCAACAGATACTCCCCCATCCGCACCCTCACAGCGTCCTCGGCGGTGACGCGTCCACCCTTGACCGCAGGGCGGCGCCACGGCATCCGTGCCCTCACCGATCGCTCAGCCATGACGGCCCACTCACGCTCGGAAAACTGCCCCTTCGCATCGGTCGCCTGCTGAACACTCGACACGGGCGTCCCAGAGCCGACCAGAGCCTTGGCCGCAGGGTTGACCGCCTGTCCAGCCTGGTGCGGCGTGCCCCACCACGTCGGCGGCAGCACCTGCTGGATGAGCGGCACCAACGCCTCGGGGCCGAGCAGCGGATCGCGCTCCGGGAGGTCGACGAACTTGCGCAGCGTGTCCTCGTCCTGCGCTGTCGGCATGACCCACCCACCCTGCGACAGCGCGAGAAGGGTCTTGCCCATCAGCTCCATGTCCTTGCGGCCGATGTCTCCGTGCTGCAACTTCGGCATCTTGCTCGGGTCGGCGTTCGCGTAGTTGATGGCGATGAGCAGCGGGATGCCCGGACTGAGATTCAGCACCTGCTCGAACTGGTTCGCATCACCGTTGAGCTGCGTGAGCTGAATCTGCGAGTGATCTTGGCTGAGCGAGTACGCCCCGCTGTTGCCCCGCTGCCCGAGCAGCAGGTACTGCGTGAGGAACGGGAAGCACAGCGCCGCGTCGTACGCCTCCCACGCCGCCCGGAATGCCGCCCCCTCGATTGAGTTGTGGATGACCTCGACCGGCACCGCCTCGGTGGTGACGATGCCGGCGTTCTCGTGGATGCGGTCGTTCTCAACGATCTGCCGCGCCATCTTGCGCTCCTCGTCGGAGTAGTCCTGCGGAAGCGTGGCCTTCATGCGTCCCATCCCGCAGCGTTCTAGGGCGATGGCCTCCAGGCGCGCGATGGCACGCTTGTACCGCCATGCCTCGTAGCACTGGCGAAAGCTTGAATTGCCGAGGAAGTTTTCACCTTCGAGGTCGTTGATGAACAGCAGTACCTTGTCCTTGGGAAGGTAGAACAGCCCACCGCTGGCAGGATCACGCTGCACCACCTCGACGAGTTCGCGACGCGTGCCACCGTATTCCGTCTGCACCGACTCGACGTTGAAGCGGTAGAGGGACAGCGGTGAACGCCACGCCAACTTCTCCCATCCCCACTTGCCTGCGAACTCACCGGAGGGAATCGGTCGATAGCAGAGCTCTGAGCATCCAATCCCGTACTGCTTCATGGCACGCATCTGCTGGCGCAACAGGTCGTCGTATGACATGGTGCCGAACTCCCACAGGCACCAGTGTGCGAGGTCAGCTTGCTCGACGTGGACAGGGTCTTCGCTCGCGGGCTCCATGAACCAGTCGGCGCTGCGCAGCGGGTTGATGGTGGCGTGGAGGCACATCGCCAAGGTGGCGTCATGCCCCATCTCCCGCCACACCTCCATGCCCTTGGACCCGGCGAGTTCGGGCGCCCGTTCCTCGTAGATCAGTCCCCCGATGATCTGGGTAGCGCTGACACCGATCTCGTCAAGGTTCACGGCACGACGCAGTTCGGCAGGTAGCCGCGATAGTACGGACTGAGCAGCCGCGAACTCTGCGCGTGTGGTCTGTGGGAACGCCCGACCGTCAGGACCGAGGATCGCCACCTACAGGTACTGGCTCAGGTAGTGGTCGGTGGTCTGCGCTGGTGGGAGGTACTTGGCCGCAGCGGTGTCGGTCGCCTTGGTGTCGGCGTTCACCGGCCGCAAGGATGGGACACGCAGATGCAGGGTACGACGAACCCGCGATCTCAGCGTGGCCTTCGGTGTCGGCTGTCCCTGTACCATCGTGGGACGCATCGTGGGACGCGGGACGGGTTGCCCCTACGCTGGCGCGGTGAAGCGCTCAGGCCGCGTTAAGCCCGCGCCGCACTCTGCGCAGCAGACCATCCGCCACACTCCCGTCTCTGGTACGGTCTCCTCCAGCGTCCACGGCGTGACGCTCTTGTAGCAGTACTTGCAGTAGATCCAACGCCCCGGGCCGGCGAGACGGCGGCATGTGATCCCGTGACCACCGATCCACCTGTCACCCGCGCAAGCGATCAGCCCAGCGTCCTTGGCGTGGTCTACTAGTACGGTCACCGGATGTCCCATGCCCCCGCCGGCCCGCCGCCGACGATACTAGGACCGCTGATCGTCTCCAGCGTCTCCACCACGCGCCGAGCGTCCTGCCGAGGTCTGTCCAGCACGGCGAGCGCTGCCGAAATGACAAGGTCGTCGTGCGCACCGACCTTCGCGCCGTACTGGTCCCGCCCCTCCTTCGCCCGCGTCTCGAACACCCGCAACTCGTCCTGCAACTCGGCGACCATCGTCCTCGGACCGACAAGGCGCTGCGTCTGCAACAACGCCTGCAACCGCGACACGAGGAAGCCCTTGCCGACCTTCAGCCCACGCGCACTCCGCGGCACCACCCTGCCCTTGCGGTCCGCCCCGTCCGCCGTGACCACGTCGTGATACCCATCGCCGCTGACGATCGTGACCGGCACCAGGCGATGCAGGATGCCTGACAGTTCGCGTCGCAGGATGTCCACCACCGGGATACCGACCCCGGTGGCATCGACGTAGAGTTCCGGCACGATGCGAGGAAACTGCTGCCGGAGCCACTGGACGATGACCCTCACGCCGATCGCCACGTCGGTATAGGGGGTATTGAGCGGGGCGCGTTCGATGTGGCGTGCGGTGTAGAGCGGTTCGAGCGACGGCACACGCGGTCCCGGCAGGTGGTCGAGCGGATCGACGTACGCGGGCTGCGCATGCCTCACGCCAAGGATACCGAGCGGGCTGAGAGGGTCGATACCGATGCTCATCGCGTCCACGTCCGCTGCGGTAACATGCCCCAGCGCTGCGGGTGCGTCGGTCACCTCGCACACGGTCACGGCGCTATAGTCGTTCAGTTTTCCAAGATCAACGCCCAACCGAAGCCGCATCAGGACCGGTCTCCAGCTGGCGACGCCCTCACCCCATGTCCGTGATGCCGTACACCGCGAGGGAAATGAGTTGGCTCGCTGACAGGCACTCTGGATCCGCGCCTTGCGTGAACGCTCGCCGGTAGGCAACCTCCAGTCCGCGGTCGGTCAGCGCCCATGTGGACGCGTCCTCGGCGTACGTCTCCACGAGACCATCGCGAACAGCGCAGTACCAGAGACCGTTGGCTGCATCGATGTCGAGCATACGGGCAGGGTAGGAGCGAGCGTGGGATGCCACAACAACGTCAAGGCGTGTCCACCGTTCGCATTCTCACCGACCATCGGCAGGTCCAGCAGTGCATCCAGCCATCGCTCTCGAACAGACGATAGTCCGAAGGCTTTCCCGCGATGCAGAGCCGTTCCTTGCACAGCGGGCAGTGACCCTCTGGAACATGATCCCACCAGATGCGGCGAGGGTCATCGGTTCCGGTGTGTGGCCGCCAAACGGCATCGCCCTCACTCCAGCAGCCATGACCAGGAGCCGGGATCGTCTGAGGGCTGCCACCAGATACCCGACGTTCGTCAGTCCACAGTTCGATGATGGTCCTCACCGCGCCCACCCTGCGCACGCCCACGGCTCCACGTCGTCGCGCGCCATGGCGTCGATGTCCTCGGTGCGGAAGGCAGCGGTGATGGCGTCGGCGAACTCCAACTCGTACTCCCTCTGCACGTAAGCGTTGCCGAACCTCGCTCGCTCAGCCTCGATGAAAGCCGGCCGTATACGCGGACACTCCCACCACGGCACCTTGATCTTGAGCCACGCCTCCTCCTGCGCCTCAGCTGGCAGCCGAAAGTCCCACTCAGGCGCCTCGGTCCAGATGTCATAGAACGCTCCGAACTTGGCATGCGCGGTGGAGAGCAGAATGATGCGGCCGTGGGATACGGCGAGCATGGGGAAGACGGCCTTGTAGAAGTCGTCAGGGACGTAGGCCGCCTCGTCGATGATCAGCAGTTTGGCCGTGAACGATCGCACAGTGCCAGCCTTCCCTGGCACCGCTAGGATTCGCGACCCGTTCGGCATCTCCACCCGGAGAATCGAGTTCCCCTTGAGATCGCCGTCCAGTTCGTCCTCGAAGATGCTGCCCGTGATGCCGTAGATCGTCTTGGACTTCCGAAGCATTTCCGCTGACTGATCTTGCTTGACCGCGCCAATGATGACGTCGCCGGGCGGGTCCTGCTCAGCGACATGCAAGGCGTCCGTAGCAACGACGGTCGACTTCCCCCCTTGGCGGGATGCGAGGATGATGATCCGCTGCGCAGTGCTACGTAGAAGAATCTCCTGCCACTGGTCAGCGGTGATACCAGCCTGTCGCATCCGGATGACAGGGTCGAGCGCGGCAGCCAGTCTGCGGGCGTGTGAGAACAGTGCAGCCACTGTGCATCACGCTGCCGGCCCGTGGGCCTCGATACGGTCCAGCCTGTCAGCGATCACGGCGCGCATCTCGGGTGGAAGATCGGCCAAGGCATCACGGATTTGCACCAGCACGTTGACCTGCGGGGTGCGGTTCAGTCTCCCCTCAAGCTCGGCGAGGAGTTCGTTGGCCTTGAGACGGACAGCGAGGAGTGCTCCGGCGCCTGCGAAGCGTCCCTCCGACAGAGCGTTCTTGGCACCTTGCCTAGCGTCGGCGCGAGTGTCGATGAGGTCGCGAAGCACATCGGCGGCATAGTCCACGATCTCCGTATCTGCTACTTCGGCTGCCTGTCGCGCCTCCTCGGCGAGGATCACGGGAAGGTGGTCAACCTTGTGACGTTGCAGTGTGCCGGTACTTGTGCCGAATTGTGCCGCGATCCCCCTGAGCGTCTCGCCGCGTACCAATGCCTTGTCGATCTCTCCGCGGGATGGGTGTTGGCACAACGTGCAGGACCGGCCAGGCATCAGCGTGGCTCTATGCTCCTGACGGTACGTTCCCACGTCATCGGTCGTGTCCACGGCCGCCACACCCAGAGCCACCACGAGCGCAGGATGCTCGGCGGGTAGGTGTTCGGAACCCTCATCCCCACGGCCACCACGAGCGCCAGCGTGGCTCCTCCGCTGCACGTGTGACCCGCTCATCCCCGGCCGATCTCAGCGGCTCGCCGAACTCCGCAGCGTACTTCTCGATGCCAGAGCGCGCCACGATGGGCAGGCCATACTGCTCCGAGACACGGTCTAGAGTACTGCGCCACCCCGTCATGTCGATGTCGGTCGGCGGTTCGCTCAGTGTCTCTACCGGAGTGCGGAACGGATACCACGCGTCGGGCGCAAGCAGGCAGATCGGCTGAGCGTACTGTGCCCTGATGGTGTGTGGATGCGCCTTGCCATGGTACGTGCTGCCGAACATGGCCACGGTTCCGACGATGACCGAGTGTTCTCCCGCCATACCACCACGCCAGAGTTCATCGAAGATACCGGCGAGCGTCGTCCGCGCGTAGATGCCGCAGGAGCATTCGAGGGAAGGCGCGGTGTGGCTAGTAGTGGGTGCTAGGCTGATCGCCGTATTCGGTAGGCGGCACTCTGCCTCCAGCCGATCCCTCACCGGCCATCGAGCGAGCGTGAAGACGCTCTGCAGCCGGTAGTCACCAACGACCCGCCATGCGCGGTATCCGATGATCGGCGGGCTCATACCGGCACAGGCTCCGCAGGTTGGGGCAAGGGCAGAGGCAGGACGATGGGTGTGGGCTGGTCGCGTCGGTCCTCCTGCTCATCACGGTCGCGTTTCACGGCTTGACTTGACCAGCGCGTCCGACCGTCTCGCTCAGCGCCGACGCACGTGCATCTTGCAGCCCTGCCTCGTCGTATGCCGCACCCTCGAGCCACGCGATGTTCGCCATGCTTACCGTGCTGGTCTGCGTGACGATCGGCCCCAACTCCGCGACGAACCTGCGGCAGTATTCCTGCTCGTCCATGCCCAGTGCAGCCGCAGAGTTGGACACACCGGGCTGACGGTACTGACGACGAGCGTCGCGGTAGCGGGCAACGAGCTGGGGGTAGGCGTTCTGCGCTGCGGGCGTATCGGTCACGGTCATCCTGTCCTTGCAATGATCAGCGAGCAGAGCAGCCGACCATCAGGGCCGCGTAGTCCGCATGTGTGCTCGGAGAGTTCGTGCTCTGTGAGATCACCGGGTTCTGCGGGGCCACCGTCGCGGTAGTGGAACGGGTCGCGCAGCCACGGATACCGGGCGAAGGCCACCGGTATGCCGCCATGCGTCGCGACGGTCCAGCCGCTGTGTGTCCAGGTGCGGGCTCGTCGGCGCTCGGTTGACATTTCCGCGATCGTCATGAAGTCTTGGGCCACACTTCGGGGCTGCTCCACACCTTACCGGGGCCACCGTGCTCCACTGCATTGTGAAGCGCAATGGCTCCTCTCAGACCAGCGATGATATCTCTGCATGCGGCGATTTTCACGGTGTAATCGCAATGAGGACACTTCCACTGAGGCATCCACGAATGTCCGCGAAGACCAACGGTGATGACTGGGTCGCTCACCGGACGCGCACCTTCACCACCACATGGCACGTCGGGCACTGCCAGTTCACCGCGCCAACCTCAGCGATCACCGACTCGGGCTGCATCTCCACGCCGCACGTCACGCAGGAGGCGGCCATGTTGTAGGCGGGTGGCTCACGCTCTGCCATCAGCATGGCGTCCACCTCATCGGCGAAGGTCGGGCGCGTCTCAGGCATGGATCAGCATCGTGAGCAAGGGGTCGGCCTGCATCTGACGCCAGAGGGATTCGGCGAGTTCTTTCACCACCGAGGCGCCATCCATCAGGGACTGTGGGGCTGGAGCGGTCAGGTACAGCCGCGTGGAGTGCCACTCACGGCGCTCGGATTCACGCGAGTAGGGGAGGTCGCCACGCTGGCGTGCGACTTGGCTCGGAGCCGGATACCCGATGGTGACCTCGAACCACACTCCGTTGCGGTGATCGGCTACGTCGGTCATCAACTCGCGCTCGTCAGCCTCGACGGTGTCAGGCTCCGGATCGTCGGTAGGCACACCGTTGCGCCTCTGGTCCTGACGCTGGTGGGGACGCACCGTCTGCGGAATTTCCGCAGACGCCTCCAGTTCGCCCCTGATCTTGCCGACAGTCTTGTCATCCACACCTACGTCGGCTGCCACGCTGCGGTTGGAGGTCTCAGGGTGCCGCTTCAACCACTGGCGGACGAGGTCACGCTGCTGATCGAGGGTCAGGTGACGGCGTGAGACGTTGATGAGCCAGACGATCTCCCACTTCTCGTCGTCGGTCATCTCCTGGTCAAGAACGCGGCGCGGATACTCGATACCCAGTGCCGCACAGGCCCGAGCCCGGTGGTGGCCGTCGATGATCTGGCCATCGCGGTCGACAAGCACCTCTTGGCTGGACAGGTATCCATGCGCAGCGATCCGGTTCACGAACCGCTGGAACTCTGCCTCGCTCATCTCGGGCATTATCTGCCACAACGGCTTCGGCTCTGTGCTCACGGCTGCGCTCGCGCCTCGATACCCTCGGAGCACTTCGCCAGCATCACTGCCTGACACGCTGGGCAAGTCCATGGAAGTTGTTGGGAGCGCAGATCGTCAAAGAGTTCCGCTGCAAGTGCCATAACATCGTCAGTCAGCATGGTGGTGCGGGATGCGCCTGTCGTTCGCGGTCTCCCGGCGGCTTGCTCCTCATCTGCGGATGAGTGTGGAGAGGTGCGGAGTGGGTGGGTCGCTGATCCACCGCCTCTCTGTGGCGGGCAACCTTCCCAATCCGTGCAAGCCGTCACGCTGCGAAAGATACACCATGCGCAGTGGTGATGTGCAAGTCGTGAGCAAACCCGTGGTCTCTGGTGTTGCTCTGCTCCTCGCATCTGACCCGCGATCCTCGCACGCACGCACGTAGCCCGCACCACGCCCGTACAGGCGCGCCCGAGGCATCGGAATGCCATGATGGTCCGACCCCGTAGCCTCACGGCCTCATGACCCTGTATAGTCCGCAGCATCAACCACCACCACGGAGACCCAACCATGGCGAAGACCCCCAAGGCCACCCTCGACGCAGAGTTCACGGAGGAGGAGCACCGAGACGTCGCCATCACCATCGGCGGGGAGATGCCGCTGGTCGACCTGCACGAGCGGATCGGACGGCTGCGCGCCCGCACCAGCAAGGGAGGTGCGGCAACGCTCGTCCGCATCGACCACGTCCCGGGCGACGGCAACGGCACCCCGGCCCGCTACCGCCTCACCGCGAGCTACTGAGCGAGGCACAGCGGGTGCGCAAGCACATCGGGCTGCATGGCTACTTTACCCACGCTGAGCGGGACTGGCTCCGCGAGATGGGGGACCGAGCCCACGCCTTGTACCAGACCGTCGTTGCAGTGCCCTCAAAGCTCTACTCGCTCTCGCGGGTGATCCGCGCCTGCGTCCGGGTGGGTATGCGCCACCCGGACGAGGTGCTGGAGGAGATCCGTGCAGATGCAGCGAACGCCGAGGAGGGAGACGAATGATCCCCGCTGCCGCCCTGCTCGTCGTCGCTGCTGTGGCCTTCGATCTGGGCATGCACGTGCCGCTGTACCAGACGCTCGTGGCCGTCGTCGCCGTGCCGCTGTTCCTGCTCTGGTTCGTGCGGGCGCTCGTCCGTATCCAGTCCGCGGCCTCCAGCCCTGCGCCTCAGCCAGTCCGCGGCGTGATCGTCCACCGTCCAGACGTCTACCGCATCCCCCGGCAGGAGACGTCGCTGAGCCTCCCGGCGTCCCGGATGCACGCTCTCCGAGGCGGTCGGGACGAGGCTGCTTCGTGAGCCACTCGCACGTCCGCTGGGCCGGTTCTCTCGCAGCTGCCGGGTTCTGCGCATGCGGCATTGGCTTCTGCTGGTCTGCGATCACCACCCCCGGCCCGACACAAGAGCAGGTTCGCATCGAGACCGACCTTCGGCTCAGCCAAGAGCAACGGCAGGCCAAGATCGACGCCGTAAACGCCAAGCTAGACAGCGAGTGGCACTTCGACCGGCCGACGACGTGGCTGCGGTTGGTAGAGGACGGCGTGCTGTTTGCGGTGTTCGTGGGAGCGGTCGGATCTCCGGCTGCGCTCGGGTGGCACTTCTGGCGCAAGCGTGACATGCCGGACAGGCTCACCGGGGCGGTGGCGTATCAGGGGCTGACGCCAGAACTGCGAATCGCCATCAACTCTGGCGCCATGCAGACCCGCAACCTGCTAGCGACGAATCCAGCCCTGCCTGCTGGCCTACAGCACTACGCGGTCCACGATTCTCGCCGAATCGCCAGCCCCGTCGCTGAGCCCGAGGTGGTCATCACCAACCCCGCCGACGTCAAGGTGCCGACGCTGACCGAACTCATCCGGCGCCGCGAGGTCGGCCCCGGCCAACTCCTCGCCCTCGGCTGGGATCCCGCGACGAGTTCCCTAGTCCGCTCCGAGCCGACCGAGGATGGCGACATGTTCGCTGGTCTCTACTCGGCCGGGATGGGTGGGCATCAGGGCTCTGGCAAGTCTCGCGACGCGGAATGGCTGTGCATCCAAGCCGCCCTGATCGGCACCGGCCTGCGCCTCTGCGACGGCCACGGACGGATCAGCGCCAAAAGCCTGACGGGTCGCCTTCGCCCGCTCGAGGCCGCGTTCATCCGACCGATCGCCCTCGACCACGAGGACATCCTGCTCGCCATGCGCGAGACCGTGGAGGAGATCGAGCGGCGCATCAAGCTCGGCATCGAAGACGGTCAGCCCGAGCTCACAATCGTGGACGAGTGGAGGCGCGTCATCGGCGAGGACACCACCGGAGAGATCGCGGAGCACGCCGGAACGATCACCCGCGAGGGACGCAAGGTGATGGTCAACGGGCTGTTCATCTCGCAGACGTGGAGCAAGCGGGAATCCGGCCCGTTCCGCAACCAACTCGCCGCCGCCTTCATCCACCGCATGCGTCCAGACGAGGCGCGGATGCTCGTTCCCGGCGTGCCGAACGACACCCTGCGGCTGGCCCAAGGCGAGTGCTACGTGATACCGACGACGGGCGAAACGCATCGGCTCTGGGTGCCTCGCGTGGACGACGAGGCCATCGCTCTGGCGGGTCGGATGCTGGCCTCGAACGGCCCACGGCTGACGGTCGGGCCTGTTCCGCAGACTGTTCCCGCCCTGTTCCCGAGCCGTTCCCAGCCGCTCGCGATCTGTTCCGGACCGACCCCATCCGAATACGGAACAGAGGAGCCCTCGCGCGCGCGCGTGTTGGAGGGTCGGGTGATGGAACTGTTCCTCGGAGGGTCTCTCGTCCCCGAGATCGTGCTCGACATCTACGGGATCAAGCCGGGGGGCGGGCGACCATACGTGACGGCGTGCGCCGAGGTGAGCGAGGTGATCCGTAGTGCGATCCCTCGTCCGCCGAGCGCTGAGGCGGTGCCTGCGCTGACCATTCTGCCGATGGAAGACGAACCGAGAGAGGATGACCTATGAGCAATGTCTTCGGCACCTGCATCGGATGCACCCAGTACCGGAAACTGGTCGTAGACCACGACCACGAAACTGGGAAGATACGTGGACTGATCTGCAATGCCTGCAACTGTGCCCTTGGCTTCGTTCGCGACGAGCCGGATACGATGCGCAGACTCATCGCGTATCTGGCGGCTCCGCCGATGGCTAGCTTCGGGTTCGACTGGGGCACGGACATCACTCCATCGGCCATGAATGAGCCACTACGCAGGCCGGAGGTTCGGATGCTGCACGACACCAATACCGTGATCGCCCCTGAGATCGCGGAGAGCGTCAATCGGCAGGTCATCGAACTAGTCCACAGCGGAGCCACCGTGCCGTTCATCGTGGAGCAGGTGTACGGGGTGAACCGCAGCCGCGGCTCCAAGTACGCGGAGGCCACCGAGACGGTGATGGCGATCATCAGACAGGCAACCCTGCCGTCGCCTTCGGTTGTGCCGCCAGCACCTGTCGGAGACTGCGAGGCTGATCGCGACGTGGATGAGGCGTCGTGAGCGTCAGTCTCCAGACTGGATACTGCGCCGAGGAGGAGACGGAGTGACGCGGTCAGCCAGCCTCAGCCTCAGCGTTCTTGCGAGTCCGGGCAGCGGACGTCCGGCAGCCAGCGGAGCAGTACGTACGGTCAGCCCAACGGCGACGATGACCGGGCTCGGCAGGCGGTGGGGCGAAGTAGAGCCCGCACACAGGGCACAGTTTGAGGCCGGGGCCGTAGAGCGCGATGACGGTTTGGCGGGTGCGCGGGCGGGGCATTCAGCGAGGCCAATCGGCGAGCACGACGCTCGCGTCGGGGATGTGACCGTAGTGCAGGCGGATTGCGTGCAGGATGGCACCGCGACGATCTATCTCCTCGGCCCATGTGTACTCTCGCCCTTGGTCAGCGATCTCCTCGGCGAGTTCGGCAAGGTCGGTCCACTCTGCTGCATGCTCAGCAAGGCTGTGCACCCAGAGGTCGACGGGGATATCGAACAGACTCTCGCAGTAGACGCACAGATAGTGCGGGTTGGGGTTGGCGGGCGGATCGGGGCGGTTGACGCTCATGCGACGGCCTCCTTCATGGCGGTCTGCTCGGCGACCTCGGCTGCGATGGTCTCGGGGGTCCAGAGATCCGCATGATCGTTCTGGAAGTGATCGACAAGGGCATCCACCGTGACCCAGCCCCTACCGCCGCGAGTGCAGTCGGCGCAGGTGTACTCGAAGAGGATCATCTCGGTGCTCCGTGGCGTGGTGTCCATGCCAGTAGTATACGCGTAACCTGCCTTACATGCAACACCACGTCACATCTTCGTTGCCGACCAGAGGAGGAGGACCGATGACCGACGAGCCGACTAGGAGCATTCACTGCGACGGATGCCGCCCACTACTGCCAACCGGTACTGGCGATGACACTTGCCATGGTGTACGTGAGCACTCCGACCAATGGTGCATGGCGATCGAACGAGAGAGGCTGGCCCAGATCGCGGAGTTGGAGGCCGAGATCACGCGTCTCCGTGCGGTGATAGCCCAGCTTCGCGAGGACTGGAGGCCCAAGGCACAGCAGGAGGTAGCAGCCATCACCGCGGCGCGAGAGGTAGCACGGCTGTGGAGTGGACGCGCCGAGGACTTCGGGCTCTGCTACATCACCATGAAACAGGGCCAGAACCTGCGCGATTGCAAGGCTGCACTAGATCGGCTCGTGGAGGCGTTAGACCATGGCTGAGGAGACCGAACGGCTCCACGAGGCTCACCCGATGAGAGCGCCGCAGCCTCGGAACCGCTGCTGCAACGAGGCAGGCTGTCATCGCCAGCACCCCATCCTCATCCGCCTTCAGCCCTTTTCCCGTCGCTGGGTGGCGATCACCAGTTACACCGGAGAGGCCAACGGACGCATCCGGGCTATTGGAAAACACGACATCCACGACGATCTGGTGCACGAGTTGGTCGCCCAAGGCTGGACGCCGCCACCAACCACCACAGAGAAGACAGCGGAGGCATTCGGCGATGGCTGACTTCGACCCCGAGGCCGTGGAGAGGCTGAGCGCCAAGATTCACGCCATCTATCAGGACGAGGCGAGGCGGCAGGCTGGCGTAGGGGACGACGCGGTCCGTCACCCTGACGACTACGCAGCCCTCCAGGAGCACACGAAGGAGTACGACCGGGTACTGGCTCGGTACATCCTGCAGCGGGAGGCGGGATGGCGAGCGCTATTACGCGAGGCCGCGCTGGTGCTCAGTGGGTACACCGAAGTGGCCCCGCCGACCGACGACTGGGCGAAGTCGATCACCAAACTCGTGGACGACGTCGACACTACCCTTGCGGAAATGGGCGATGCGTGACCTCAACGAGATCGCCGCCGACATGGCCGAGCAGTCCAACATCGTCCATGATCGGACCGTGGCGGGGATGGCAGAAAACGCACGGCTGATGGAACTGGTCGCGGAGTTGGAGGCTAGGCTCACGGCGATGGAGGCAGAGGCGGACGCAGCGGCGCGGACTGTGGGCGAGTTGCGGCGTCAGCGTGATGGCCTTCTCGACGCCGCTGAGGCCGTGAATCGCGTGTGGTCCAATCCCGAGATGCGAGCGGCACGGAAGGAACGTGAGAAGCGGCTGGCACTCGGATACCTCCCGCCGCCGAGTGGTCTAGTCCCTGCCATCGACGCTCTGACCACGCTGCTGGCCGACGAGTACGAGCGGCCGACCGGATCCGCGCTGGCACCTGAGGATAGGTGACCGTGGACCAGATCAAGATCCCAGACGCAGAGATCGCGAAGATCCGCGGCATGGTGACCGCTTGGGTCTACTCGGTCGATCCACAGGCCAGTATCGCGACGGCAGAGGAGTTCACCGCGATCATGGTGACCTCGGCTGAGGCGACGGGGATGGCGGTTGCTGACCGCTTGCGCCCTCTGGTGAGCATCCTGCAACCCGTCGTCACCGCGGCTCGCGCCCACGCCGACCATGACCCTGTGCTGCGAGACGCGCTGGCGGCGTACGACGTAGCCCGCAAGGCTGCCGAGGGCGAGTGATGGCCACGGGCAGTCCGTGCGTATTCTGCGGCAGGCAGCCAGCGCGGCTTGTCCATGAGAAGCCGGTCTGCCAGTGGTGTCGCGTCCACCTCACTAAGCAGAGCGAGGTGGACGACCTGCGGCGGGCACTGCTGGACCTAGCCGAGGCAGTCGCCACCACCACCACCTTCTCTGATATGCACCCATTAGCGGAACCGCTCAAGCAGGCGCTGCGCGTGCTCAGGAACACCAAGGCGTCGTGATGTGGCTACCACGTTCCGCGTCTACCCCGGCACCGACTACCCGGAGTGCTGGCCCGACCTCAGCCGCGAGTTCCGCCGAGGCCAGAGATGCAAGCGGTGCAAGACGGATCGGGCGCTACAGGCTCACCACAAGAACCGCAGACCGAACGACTGCAGGCGTGCGAACCTCATGGTGCTCTGCCGTCCGTGCCATGAGAAAGAGCACGGCCGCAAGTTCCCCGACCTTCCCGCAGGAGGCGTGATGGCGACCCGGACCAGACGACCGGCAAGGCGTACCGCCAAGGCGCCCAAGGTCACCCACGACCAGCGGCGCAACCTGCACGGCGTCGGGGCGCTCATCGCGGCGCTGCTCTCCATCCCGCTCCTGCTCATCCCGCAGGGCTCGATGCTCACGGACTGGCTGGGGGTGGTCGGGGATGCTCTGCTCGTGGCCGGTCTGCTGCTGGTCGGAGTTCGGTTGCTGCTGGGGCACGGTCACGCCTCGGCTGCGGGGGTGGGCATCGCTATCCCGGGGCTGCTCGGGCTGACCGCGTTGGTGCCGTGGACGCGGGGCGGGGCAGGGTCGGTCGGAGGTTCGCTGGCGGATTCGGCAGCTGGCTGGGTCGGGCCGTGGTGGTCGGTGGTGCTGTTCGTCGGCCTGACGTGCCTCGGCCTGGTGCTAGCCGTGGACCTTGATGTGCCGGTGGTGGCCGGTGCGATGCGCGACGGGATGCGGCGTGGGCTACGGTCTGAGCGACTGTGGGGATGGATCCGTGGCGAGGAGAGCGGCGACACGGAGGAGCCTGCGGAGGACGAGACGCACGCTCCCGCTCAGGCTGGACGCAACTGGCAGGGCGTGCCGTGGCTGGCCGGCCCGATGCGAGAGGCCATGGCGAACCCTCCGCGCCCATCGGAGTCTCCAAAACCCGCCACGGATGACGGGCAGTATCCAGCTGGCGACTCCGGACAGACCGCGCTCATGGTCTTGCCAGATTTGGAGACGGGGCACTCAGAGTGGCTCCTGCCGCCCATCGACCTTCTAGACGAGGGCAAGACTGACCGCGTTCGGCAGGAAGCGGAGATCGCCAACACCCGCTCGCTGATCGAATCCACGCTGGAATCCTTCGGCGTCATGGGTCGGGTGATCGAGGTCAACCCCAGCCCGCGGGTCACGCAGTACGTCCTACAGCCTGCCCCCGGCGTGTCGGTCAGGCGCATCACCACGCGGCAGACCGACCTGTCCCTCGCCCTTGCGGCCACCATCCGGATCCAGGCGCCGATCCCCGGCAAGGCCGCCGTGGGCATCGAGGTGCCGAACAAGTCCGCCCAGCTGGTCACCCTGCGGTCCCTCGTGCAGGCCCCGGCCTTCCGCATCGTGGCCCGCACCGGGCTGGCCATCGCCCTCGGCGCAGACCTCTCCGGGCAGTCCGCGGTCGGCGACCTGACGACCACCCCGCATCTGCTGATCGGCGGGGCGACGAACTCCGGCAAGTCCGTGTACATCAACGTCCTGCTCGCCTCGCTCCTGTTGCAGTCCACCCCGGATCAACTACGGATCGTGCTCATCGACCCCAAGGTGGTCGAGTTGGAGGGGTACGCTGGCATCCCCCATCTGCTACGGCCCATCGTCAACGACGCTGACGAGGCGGTTGAGGCGCTCCGCGAGGTGGTCGACGAGATGGACAAGCGGTACCGAATCCTCGCCGGCAGTGGGTCAAAGAACATCGCCCAGCACAACACTAGGGCCGAGCCCCTGCCCCGCATCGTGGTGGTGATCGACGAGCTTGCCGACCTTGTGCTCCGGGCGAAGGATGACGTGGAGGAGGCCCTGCAGCGGCTGGCTCAGCTTGCCAGGGCGGCCGGGATCCACCTTGTCGCGGCAACCCAGCGACCCTCGGCGGAACTCATCCCAGCAGACATCACGGCGAACTTCCCCAGCCGCATCGCCTTCCGGGTCTCGAGCGGGGTGAACTCGCGGGTCATTCTCGATGAGATGGGAGCGGAGAAACTGGCGGGCCGTGGGGACATGCTCTGCAGGCTGAACGACGACGGCGAGACGCGCCGGATGCAGGGTGCCTACGTGAGCGAGTCCGAGATGGGCCGCCTGATCAGGCACTGGAAGGGTCAGCGGAGGGCTGGATAGCAGAGAGGCCACTCCAGCGCTAGGAGTGGCCTCTGGTCCGCTGCACTTCCCAGCGGTGAGCGTGATAGCCGTGTGGCTTCTATTGTAGTGATAAGCCCACGTCCGTCAATCCCTTACCACTCGCACGGTCCACCATCGTGATAACTGCTGCACTCTGGGCAAACCTCAGTCACGCCTGCCTCCGCGAGCGGCGCCGACCTTCGTGGCCTCCCTGCTGCGTCCCACGCCAAGATGGTCGCCCGCCACCAGCCCTTACGTCCGCTAATCCAGCCGTCCTCGGGAGGTAGTTTGCGGTTCTTCTCCCACTGCCAGACTGCGGACTGCTTCACGCCGAGGAGGGCTGCGATCTCCTTCATGCCGAGCGGGAACTCGCGGCGGATGGTCATCGGCGTCGATCCTCTGGGGCGAACCGGCAGTCGTGGATGTGGCTGCCCCACTCAGCGAGATCGCACGAGCAGGCTGTCGACATGCGGACGTCCTCCTCGATGTCCGCACCATCGTCGCCCGCTAGAGAACGCGCCATGCGTCTGACAAGCCTCTCCAGTGTGCCGATACGCTCCAACGCTTCGTCAAGGCGCGGGTCCAGGCATCTGCTCTCATCACGTGAGCGGTCCATTTCGGCGTCAACGTCGAAGTCGGTGCTCATCGCCCGTCCCCCGCATCGGCGTCCATATCGCCCTGCGCCACCCCGCCGTAGTTGATGAGCAGGAACAGTTCGCGCTCCTCGGCCTCGGTGCGGAGCTTGGTCTGGTATGTGGCGACGGTGGAATCGTTGAACCGACGCTGCACGGGAAGGGTCAGATCGGAGTACGACACCATGTCCGTGGTAAGGTTCCCGCTGCCCCACTGCCCTGCTGTCGCCTCAGTCAGATCGTCCTCGGAGAACCATACGGCGGGCACCGCGAGCCGATCGCCAAGGAAGTCGAGGATGGCCTCGATGCGCTGCTTGCCGTCCACCACCCGATCCGGCTGCATGATGTCCCGCGAGTTGAGGAACACCGCGCCGATCGGCAGGCCCATGAGCAGCGACTTGATGAGGTTGCGCTTGCGCTCCGTGCCCCACACCGAGCCACGCTGGTATGGAGGGTTGAGGTCGAGGCGGCCGGGCTGGGACGCCAGCATCCGGTAGTGGTCGACTGGGTAGGAGTACATCTGCGGGTGGACCTTCGGCAGCCCGCGGGTCGTGGTGGTCATCTCGGCAACTCGAACTGCCTGGCGGCCAACGCGATGATCTCCAGCAGTTCGTCCGTGTCGATCATGACGCCGGACGATTCCAGCATGGTCGCCATGGCCATGTCGCCAGCATCCCCATCAAGATGGCGGTCCTTGACCAGCCTTGGCGCAACCTGCTGCAGCATGGACAGTGCGCTACGAATGATCCCCAGCCGCACCCCTGCCCGCTCCCTCGCATCAGCACGCCAGCGGTCCATGTCAGCATCCAGCGCCGCTCGAGCCTTGTCTGTTGCCTTGCTCATCGGTCGTTACTCCTTGTGGCTTCCCCGAGACTTGGGACTCGGGATGCGCATTACCGGCGCCGCCAGCGCCGTCCCTCTGCGGATCTAGTCGGCCTTGCGTATCGGGCGTACCTTGTTGACCTCGCGCGGCACGTAGTCGCCGAGCCCGTTGCGCACCCAGCCGTCAGCCGAGATGCCAGCGATGTCTACAGCAAGGGCCATGAGCGTACCGAGCGCAGCCCGCGTTTGCTCCTTGTCTCGGATGTGCGGACGTGACTCCTGCCCGATGACCTCGTAGTGGCCTTGCCGTTGCCATAGCTTCCAGCCGACCTGCACTTTCTTCGCGCTCAGTCGTGCGAACTCCCACAGTGGGCTGATCGCCCAACCATCCGGGCCGACCTGTGCCCATGTGCTCATGATCGTCTCGTCAGTGTGGTTCATTTCGTGTTCCCGTTTCGGCCAGTAGCTGTCCGGCTCTCGTTCAGGCGGGAGGCTTCCCGCGACGGGCGTGGGGTGGGTCAGCGAGCGGCGCACTCGCACTCGGCGGTCGCCGATCCGCAGGGGAGCACGTAGCGGATGACGTGGTAGGTGACCACACGCTCCTGTCCGCTGTCCTCGCGGTAGTGGATGTAGTAGCCGCCCTGCGACGTTCCGACGAAGGTGACGGTCGGCTCCTCGCGCCAGTAGCCGAACTCGTCAACGACGTGGCACCGCTCGCCGGGGGAGACGTAGCGGCCAGCGAGGCCGACGAAGTTGTGTCCTGCGTCGAGAGTGGTGGTGCTCATCTCGGTGTCTCCTGCGGGCTGGCTGATGACTAGAGTATACCTAGCTACTAGGTACACCGCAACCACCTGTGCCATCCGTTACATGGGCGCGACACCCTGCCTCGCCATGCTGAGGGGATGACCGCCTGACGATCGGTAACACGCCGTCCTCGGGCTGCTGGTCCTCGGCCTCCTCTACGTGCTCCGCTACTCCTCTAACGTCCTGCGGCGACCACCGGAGCGGCCCCACACCCGGATCGGGCGCAGGATGCGGAGGCTCCGGAGACGGGATTGCCGTGGCCGTTGACGGCATTGGAATGCCGTGGTATCGTGGTCGGCATGGCAACGGCAAGGCTCATCGAAGGCGCGGCGACCATCCCGGCCATGGGTTACCGGTCGACGTGCCGTCAGGATGGGTGCGAGTGGGACGCTCGGGACGTGAGCAAGGTCCGGGTCAACGTGGCCCGCATCCACCACGAACACCCGACCTTCGCGCCGACCTACAGGAACATCCGCGAGGATACGATCACACGGAACCGGTAGCACACCGGTCCGACATGGCCCCGGCAGTACGTCCGGGGAGGAGGCATCGACATGGACGAGAGCACACGGCAACTCGTGGACATCCTGCAAAGCGCAGGCCACGAGCCCTACGCCTACAGCGGGCGCGGTATGTACGGCAAGGAGTGCGTCGGCGTGGACCTCCACTGCGAGGTTCTGAACTTCGCAGCCGATGTGATCGAGGCCATGGCGATCTGCGGCGAGGCGGATGAGAACGGCGAGATGGTTGCCAAGGCGCTTCGCAACGCCCGCTCGGACAGCATGGGCCGCGGGACCGTGGTCTACTTCCCGCGGTTCGCAGCCACCAGCGACGATCTGCCGAAGGACAACTAGTCATGACCGACCTTGCACAGGCCATCGTGGACATGACCGCTGGGGCGAAGGGACGGCAGATCGAGTGGCGCAAGTTGGACGCGGCGACGGAGCGCATCGCGCAGGCGATCGTCGGACCGTTCCGCTCCGGGGACAGCGTGACCATCTACCGGACTGCCGATGGCTGGACGGCGGACGTTCCCTCTCCCGACGCAGCGATCATCGTCATCGTCCCGGTCAGCGTGGAGCGGGTGACGTGGCCAATCTCGGCATCGCCGAACGCCGGAGCCCACGGCGGCTACCCGCACCCACACGGCGCCAACGCACTCGTGATCGGTAAGGCTGTCCTCGGTGACCCACGTTGCGGCATCAAGACCATCGCTCCGTACGTCGCTGGACATCGGATCGGTATCCTCGGTGTCGCCTTGTCATCCGACTCCACCTATGCCCTGCATCTGGCCACCGGAGAGGAGCGGCTGCGGTTCTGCGAGATGGCACCTGCGATCGTTGATGCGTTCCGCAGGCTGGCTGAAGTGCAGGCTGAGGAGTACGCCAAGGGCGCCGAGGCCGTGTCCAAGACGGTGGTGCGCTGACATGGCCACCTCCACGATCCGCGCCCGCAGGGTAGGTCCGCTCGTCGTCGTGAGCGGGCTACCCAAGACGCACACCGCCAGCCACGCGCCTCGGCGCAAGCCGACCCGGAGGACCAGCGCGATGATCCTCGGCATGCCACGTTGGCTGTTCGTGGGCATCGTCATCCTCGTCGCCATCGCATTCGTGAGCGGGAACTGAGATGATGGACGTGACGAACGATACGATTGTCCTCACCGACCCTGATGATCCCGGATGGTGCTCGCCTCAGTTCTACCGCCGTTGGCAGACGAGGGGGCTGAGCGCACTCGGCAAGAACGCGCTACGGCTGGCTGCGCAGTACGTCGACGGACGGATCGGTGAACTCGCAGACCGACGCGACGGGTCCGGCCGGAAGGTGGGAAGGGACACGCTCGGGTCGCTGAGTGGCCGCGGACTGATGACCCTCGACTGCAACCCATACCGACTCCGCACCGTACGCCCCCTCCCCCGCAAGAGGGTTGAGGCACATCCCGAGTTCGCCGAGACGCACGAGGCCGAGTTGATCGGTACGCTCACGGCGCGAGGCTGGGAGATTGTCGCCCAGATCGGCGGTCCGCTCCACACTTCGCCGTTGCCGCGAGACCCCGACGCTCTCGTTGACGAGTGCTTCCGCGCAGCTGAGGATCAGTCCGGACATTCCGAGGCCGAGCGAGCGGCGTTGGTTTCGCCGTGGCCCACCGCCTCGCCAGCGACACCACTCACCGACCAGGAACGTTGGGAGCAGGTGCAGGCAGGCTTCGCGCTGAGCGGGAACGAGTTCGCCGTCGCGATGCACGACCTCGAAGATTCGCTGATGGAGATTCCCGCGGTGCAGGAGCTCGCCGCAGCGGTACAGCGTGGAGAGGATCCGTGGCGAGGTCCAACGGCACCGCCAGAGCGCCGCTTCTACTGGGCCGTCGAGGACGGTGACCGTACGACCGCGCTCGAGATCGCCCGCCAGGAGTTCGGCAAGATGGAGTTCATGCGCACGGTCGAAGAGAACTTCCTCAGCCAGAGCAGCAATGATGGCAGCCCCCAGTGAAGCGAGCAGACGTCAAGGCAGGCGTGCTCTACGCGGTGAAGCATGGCGATCCCGTCATGGTGGTCAAGGAGGAGTTGTGGGCGCTTGTTAAGCAGCGCGGACACGAGGATGTGTGGCGGCTTGCAGAGAAGGGCGAGAAGCCGTACAGGGACCGCTTCGGTGGCTACCGCAGCATCGAGATCGGGCTGCCCGCCGCTGAGCGCGTCCCGCTGATGATGCCGAACCCGGAGTACGTGGGTGAGGAGGAAGCGGAGCGGATCCGCGCAGAACTCCGCTCATGGTCCAACGGTGACTATGCGAGGTACCTGCGGGCGCGTGACAAGAACCCGCTTCTACAAGAGGAGATCCCGGACCCTCTCCGCTGGGAGTGGAAGCCGACCATCCTCGAGCCCCGCGACGCGCTGGCGCCTCTGGACGAGCACGAGGCCGCACGGCGAGCAGAGCGGGAGCGACAGAACGCAGAGCGTGAGGCACAGCGACGCGAGGAACAGACCCGCTCCGCACGCATCGCAGCCATCGCGGACGTGCTATCGCTGACAGATAAGCAGCGCAGCCAACTCCTGCCGTCGCACTACCCCGTAGGGGTTGACGTCGCGGAGGTCACGCTGGAGTGGCTGGAGGAGGTCGCCGGCAGGCTGCGTCAGAGTTCCGGTTGCGTGGAGGTGCACTGAGATGGCACGCGACATTCTCGCCGAGGTCAAGGCGCACCGCCTCTCCGCTGGCCATACCGCGCCGCTGGAGCCAAAGTTCGCCGATGCGCTGATCCGAGAGTGCGAGAGGCAGCGTGAGACGATCGCCTTCCGGCGCGAGTTCCAGCGCGAGCGCGAGGCCCACTTCGCCAAGGCGCTGGGGATCCCGGACGGAGGTCGGTACCGCAACGATTGGGACGCGCCCCTGGAAATCGTCCGCGAGATCGCTGAGACACACCGCGCTGTGCGTCGTGTGGATGGCACCAATGGTCCATACAACGGTCAGGCGTACGTGAAGGCGGTTCCTCCGCGGGACAAGGCACTCGACGCCCTCGTCCGTCTGCTACCGGAGGACACGGCATGAGCGCCACAGCAGACCTGGCGATCGTGAAGATCACCGAAGCACGCCGGCACTACGCAGACACCGTCTCGGCGCTTGCGGAAGCCCGCGAAATCCTCGGCTCTCTCATGCTCGAAACCGATGTGGGGGACGGACGGGTGACGCTCTACGACTTCGCTCGGTTCAGTATCGTCGACGCACAGAGCGGAACTCTCCGGGATGCCGGCGGGTTTGGCGAGTATCTCGACGCCGCCATCGGACACATCAGATCTGCCACGGAGGCTCAGGGATGACGGCTGCACTGGAGGTCAGGACAGATCAGGTGTGGGCCGACAAGGACCGCCGATCTGTCGGACGCAAACTGCGTGTGGTTGGTATCAGACGAGGCGGACGCACTTGTGACACGCAGGATCGCCCATACGCTGAGTGCGTGAACATCGCTGACCCACGCGGCAGGATCACACGCATCCGCCTTGACCGGTTGCGCAGTGGGTACCGTCTCGTCAGCGAGGTACCCGCAGCGTGAAAGCTCAGACCGACTACGACTCGCGCTGGGGGGTGTTCGGCGTCGGCCCCACCAGTCCGCACGCCCCAGTAGACCGAGCGCTGAAACTCATCACGATCACCTGCGAGGAGTGCCGCCGCAGGCACTATCTAGGGCGCCGACGCCGAGATCCAGAGGTGTTCTGGCTCGTCTGTCACGGCTGCGAGCTCAGCCTGCGCTGCGTGTTCGAGCCATGACGGACCGCATCCGCGTCTGGTGTGTGCAGTGCTCCGTGAGCCTTGACGACGCTGCGGCGGCCCACGATGGCGACGGGCGGCCGTGGCATCCCGCCTGTATGGTCGCGCAGGTCAGCGCGGACATGGCCGAGAGCATGGCGATACAGGACTACATCGCGTGGAGGGCGCGGTCATGACGACCCGCATCGACATCGACAAACTTGCACTCAACGAGGACGGCCGCATCTCCCCGGAGGCTGCCGCGGCGTTGATCGATGAGGTGCAGGCGTACCGTCGACTGCTGGAGCAGGGCCGTGAGATCGTGTGGGCGTCAGAGCACGACCACTCCGATGGTGCTCGGCTCCGAATGTACGGCACCAAGCATGTGTGGCTGGCCCGAGTGAGCGGCGCGTTGGGAGAGAGCCCGCCCCAGTACGTGGACCGTCTTTACATGCCCGAGGAGAGCGAGTGATGACCGAGCAGCCCAACTCCACGCCAGAGGACGGAGCGGTCGAACTCGTCGCCACCGTCACTTTCCGCTGGACGTACACAGCGAACCCGTCCGACTACGGAGGCAAAACCGACCCGGAGGCGATGGCTGCGATCGACGCAGAGAACTACTGTAACGATCCGCTCATGTACGTGGAGGGCGAGCCTGCGGTGACCGTGGAGCCAACGGCCAAGCGGCGTGTCGACGTGGTGCTGGTCGAGGTCGGGCCGAAGAAACTCAACGTCATCAAGGAGATCCGCTGGTCAAACCCGCTCCTCACCCTTGCCGCTGCCGCCCAGTTGGCGAACTCGCTCCCCGCCGTGGTGCGCGAGGACATCTACGCGGGAGACGCGACCGCCATCGTCAACGCCATGCGGGCCGAGGGCGCAACCGTCGAACTCCGACCCGCGGCGCAGTCGGCATGACCACACGTCGCCGCGGTGGCTGGCACTGGCGCTTCTACCGACGTGTCCGCATCATCCCCGGAGTGTTCAGCATCGTCCTCTCGCGCAGCGGTATCTCCCCGCAGATCGGGCCGCGCTGGGCTCACCGCACCTTCGGGCGCACGAGGATCACCGACTACATCGACACGCCGGGACCGGGGTACGTCCAGTCGCGTCACGCTCGGCATCATGTCCGGGCACAGAGGCACGGCTGCGCTGCGCTGCTGTTCCTGCTCATCGGCGACAGCGTGGTCGCCACCATGGCACTCCGACATGCCGTCACGTTGCAGGGTGTGCTCCTGGTCGTGGGCTGCTATCTCGGGATGCACTGGTCGATGAGGCGTCGTGGTTCGGCGCGTAGGGAGGAGTTCTAACATGATTCTACGAGCGCTGCCGTGGTGGATCGCCATCGGTATCATGACGATCGGATATACCGTGGTTTGGGCCGTAGTCCCCATGCACAGGAACCTTGCCGCCGAACTGCCCTTTGCCATCGGCTATATGGCTGCTGCTGGTTGGCTCGGCTTGCAGGCATGGCGGGAAGCGAGGATGCGCCCGTGACCACAGCCGACGTGCTCGCTCGAGGCGAGGAGTTGCGCCAGCAGGGTGAGACTGACGGTGGCGGGCTGTGGGCCATGGCTGAGTACGTGGACTGGCTGGTGGGGCATGGTGAGACGCTGATGCAGATGGCACGTGTCCTAGACGATCTGATCGCGGAAGACGGATGCATATACCGACGAGGACACCAAGAGTTCTGCGACCACCGCACCTTGGCTGGTCGTGACGCACTCCGATCACTGAGGGATACACCGTGAGCGCCGATCCAGTGCAGCGGTCCTACGAGCGAGGCTACGTCTGGATGGCTGAGGAGAACGCGCGGCTCCAGAGACGTGTTGGCGAACTGGAGGTTGAAGCAGAGGAGCGCAGGGAGGAGTCCGCAACCCGCGATGCCGGCTACGTACCGCTGCTACAGCGCGTGCTCGACTTCGTCAGCCGCGATGACGTGCAAGCCGTCGACCCCGAGGCAGGGGCCATCGCACAGCAGATCCGGTGGCGCCTGCCCGCATCGTGAGTACCATTACGGCCGTGAGGAAGCCCACCTCCACCATCCGCAACGCAGCCGCCGTGGTGAGCGATCTGTGCAGCCGTGACCTCCCTGAGCGCACCGTGGCGTCCGGTGGCCAGCCTGCGGACCGCGATGACCCGTTGGTGGCTCGTAGGCTGCGCAAGGGCGAGGTGCATCCCTACGTGCCAGCCGCCGTAGACGTATGGCTGCGGGAGCGGACATGAGCGTCGTCATCTGGCACGGAGACTGCCGTAAGGTTATCGCAACGATGGAGCCGGACAGTATCGACGCATGCGTGACCGATCCGCCGTATGCGCTCGGCACCATCAGCAAGCGATACGGGCCGGGACAGCAGCCGACGCAGCATCCCGTCTACGCGCGGATCACACGGGGCTTCATGAATGCAACGTGGGACACAGATGTCGCGTTTCAGCCTGAGACGTGGCGAGCCGTATGGCGCGTGCTGAAGCCGGGGGCGCACCTCGTCGCATTCGGAAGTCCGAGAACGTACCACCGCCTCGCCTGCGCGATCGAGGACGCGGGGTTCGAGGTGCGTGACTGCATCACTTGGATGTTCGGCAGCGGGATGCCGAAAAGCCTAGACGTGTCCAAGGCGATCGACAAGGCAGCGGGGGCGAAGCGAAGGGTAGTGGCGACGGAGCGCGCAGGAACATCGGCACTTCATGCACACACACGGTTCGAGGCAGGCTATCGGCCCACGGACCGTGATGCCTCGAAGATCACGCGCTCCGTCGCCACTACCGATGCCGCCCAGCAGTGGGATGGATGGGGAACCGGGCTCAAGCCCGCAGTCGAGCTGATCTGCCTCGCACGAAAGCCGCTGTCCGAGGGCTCAGTGGCACGCAACGTGCTGAAGCATGGGACCGGGGCGATCAACGTAGACGGGAGCCGCGTAGAAACCAGCGACGAACGCGGCGGTGGACGGCTTGGTGGCCCCACCGCGGTCGGGGAAGGTTGGGACCGGCCGTGGATGCACGACGCTGCGGAGCGCGAGAACTACGCCGCCACCACGGCCGATAAGGTAGCTAAGGCAGAGACGCTGGGTCGACACCCTGCAAACGTCCTGTTCACGCACTCTCCGTCCTGCCGAGAGGTAGGGACACGGAAAGTGCGGACCGGAACGCACGTCGGCCGCAACTCAACCGGGACCGAGAAGTTCTCCGGCAACTACGGCACCGGGATGCTCGAAGCGGGCACCGACCGCGGCTACGCTGACCCTGACGGCACGGAGACCATCTCTATGTGGGAGTGCGGACCCGACTGTCCCGTGCGTATCCTCGATGAGCAGGCAGGAGAGCGAACATCGGGTGGTCGCCGAGCCGGTGTGCGCAAGGGCATCGGCTACGGTGGCGGCTCTGATGGTGACGACAGCCCTACGACCGTGGCGTCGACCGGAGGGGCATCGCGGTTCTTCACGGTGACGAACTGGACCGACGCCGACCTCGACACTGCCCGCTTCCGCTACACCGCCAAGGCGAGCTCGGCTGAGCGCAGAGAGGGGCTGGCGGATCGCACTGGACACGCCACGGTCAAGCCGGTCAGCATCATGGGATGGCTCGTTGGGTTGGTTACGCCGCCTGGCGGCACCGTTTTGGACCCGTTCTTCGGCAGCGGTACCACTGGGATCGCATCCCAAGGGCTCGGGCGGGATATCTCCTGCATCGGCATAGAGCAGGAGCGACGGTGGGTGGACGACGCCCGCGACCGGATCGGCATGTTCGCCGAGGTGCGGGAGACCACGGACGGCGCAGCCTGACCTCGTCGCGGTCCGGTAACGCGTGCTGGACGGCATTCCAATGCCGTGGTATCGTGGTCGGCATGAGGGACGCAGCCGCGGCGGGGCAGAGAGTAGCCCTCGTCAGATGGGGCGGGGGCCGCATGACACGGCTCCCGCCCTTGACCAAGAGGGAGATGTCTAATGACTGATCGCTTGGTGGTGATCGCTACGGACGCCTACAGGAGCGGCCATCCGCAGCGGTACTACACACTGATGGCGGCAGAGGGTGGCACGGTGTGGTCCTTCGACTGCACTCACCTACACAAGTCTGTCGAGACAGCTAGGCGGTGTCGTGGACGACTGGGACGCGAGTGGAAGGACTGGTCAGTCTGCTACCGACGTCCGATCCCTGATGGCACCCCCGGTCTGGTGGAGATGCAGCGTACGGTTGTTCGAGTCACATATTCCGGAACCCAAACGCGCACCGTGACCAAGAGGATACACCCAATCCAAGACGTCGAGATCGTCGCTGAGATTGTGTGATGGTACGTACCGCAGACCCCATGACCCCCAGCGCCGTCGCCTTGGCCGCGTCAGGTGCGCTGCTGAGGGCTGAGGAGGACGGGGCCAGCCTGCCCACCTACGTCGTCGCAGCCCTGCACGCTGCGTCCGAACTGGCGCCGAAGGGATGCCCCGAGTGCCCGATCTGCGGCGAGACCTACGAGTGCGACATGCACACTGGGGGAGCGTGACGATGACCGGGGAGACCCGACGCGAGGCGATCTGCCTGCTCGACAACTCCATGGGACAGATCATGGCGGACACCCATGGCGTCTACCTCGATGGCTGGCCGTTGGAGGCTCGCCGCACTGGCCCCTTCGGGTGGGAGGGCAACCACGACGCGATGCTCGTAGACACCTACGCCCGTGCGCTCGGTCAACTCTGCACGGAGGCTGGACGATGATCACCGACGCACCTGCCATTTCGACGGTCCTGACGGTTGGCGCGGACCCACGGTGCGAGGCATGCGGCGGCGATGGACACGAACTCGAGCGCGATCCCGACACGCGCCTGGGCACCATCGTGGAGTGCGGCTGCCTCACCGCGAACACCGAGCGGGCAGCGCAGATGCTCTACACCCTCGGAGACATGCTCGACCATTGGCTGGGGATACCGGGCGACGGCGCCTTCACTCCTGCCTTCGAGTTCGCGGCGAACGGAGTGACGACATAATGACCACAGACGCTCCTCAACTACATAATGGCGAAGTGATCGCACGAGCACGATGCTCGCAGTGTCGCCAACCAGAGGCACGGTTGGAACTGGAAGTGGACGGTCGTCGGGCCTTTCGCTACCGGTGCGTCACCGATGGCTGCATCGCCTATACCGACACTTGGCTGCGATACGTCTACGCTGATAGCGGGATAGGCGGACGCCGTAGGAGAGCAGGATGATCACCAACTACCTCGACACGGTCAACCGCGAGTGGCATTTCCGCGAACCGCAGGGCGTCATGGACTACGTTCACCCGCTACGGGCAGTCTGCACGCACGACCTGACCGACTGTAGCTTCGCGCACGAGTACGACGCGACACGGGGTAGGCTGTGCCCGGACTGCAAGGCGGCGCAGGGATGGACATGGGAGGATCCGCGATGACTCGGTTCTACAGACACGAGAACGGCGTGGCCCTGAGCGAGCACGATACCAACGAGATCATCGATACCATCTGCGCGGAACGTGATGCCGCCCTCGCCCGCGTTGCCGAGTTGGAGACTGAAGCCGCAGCGATGGCGCCGTACATTCAAGCTGAGAAGACCCTGCGCGACAAGCTACGGGCGCGGAACGCTGAACTAGAGACCTTGCTGCGTAACAATATCCAGCCAGAGGCAGACCACGGCAAGGACGACTGCGAGAGTTGTCATGCCATCTTCAATATCTGCGACGCTGCGCTGCCATCACGCCAATGACCAGCAGCCAGCCGCGCGTGACCGTCTCGGACCTCGGAGCAGGTGCCGGTGTGGTCGCCTGCGCTGCCGTCTACATCTCCCCGCTGGGCTGGGCGACCGGGCTCACCATGGTCGGAATGCTGGGGCTGTGGCTCTGGGCGTTCGTGCCGAGGAGTCAGGCGTGACCAGCCGGATGATCGCTGATGTCGCCGGTGGGCCGATGAGCAGTCAGACAGGCGTGCTCCTGCTGCTCGTCGTCATCTTCCTTCTCGTAGTCTTCGGCCTCACGAGGTAGCGGAGACCGGGTCGCAGTATCCAAAGGATACGGCTAGCCTTCGCGCTTCGCCTCTCGCTCCCAGCCACGGATGATCGCCGTCGCAGCTACGGCAGGCTCCGGGTAGCGGGTACGGAACCGGTACAGGGCCTCGCGGACCACGACGCTGATATTGAACGCCTTGCTGCCGGCACGCTTCCCTTCGCGGACGACATCCTCGAGCCAGTCCTGTAGCTCGTTCTCCCACCAGAGAGTGCGGGATCGCGTCTTGGGTGGCTCGGTGGGCTTGGCGCGCTGCCAGCCCCAGAGGATCAGTGCGGCGGCGTCGGCAGGATCGGGGCGGTGGTCGCGGAATCGGTACAGGGCTTCACGGACCACCGCTGCAAGGGTGAACTCCTCCCGTGTGAGCCCCATGGCCTCCCCTGCACTTCGCACAGCGGTGACGTAGGTGTGGAGCTCGTCCTCCCAGTGGACGTTGCGCATCCGGAGCCTGAGCGGATCTGCGGGAGTAGTCACGTCGCCGAGAGTGACGGGATCGGGCGCATCGGCGCTCTCCGGGAGGGATGGCGGAACGGTGGGCGATCCTAGCATCGCGATGCTGGGCACGGATGTTCGCCCCTGCGCCGCCTCGGCGGGGCGCCCGTCATCGTCGTGCTGGGGGGTCTCCGGTTCCGTCATGGCTGCAACGATACCATGGCATTCCGATGCCGTGTCGTGTAAAGTAGTGCTCATGGACGCGCGCAACTCCCTCCCCATAGGCGCACCACCCGTGCAACCCTCCGCGCGTTCCCTCATGGCGGTGGCCCGGCGGCATTCCCTAGGTCTGCACCTAGCCGCCGGGCCTACCGCTCTGGGGATGAGTAGATGACCGACGACGGAGTGACCGAGATGAACGCAACACCTGAAGCCGAGGTCATCTACAACACGTGGCACCAGATCGGTCCGGACGGCTGGGCAATCGGACCGCTGACATTTCAGCCCAGCCGCGGCGAACCTATCCGGGTCGGCTGGCAACTCTGGCGGTGGAAGCGACCGTCCGATCTCCCTCAAGGGATCTCTAGCCTGCACTCGGCCTGCAAGGTCGAGGATCGCGACTGCGCCGATGGCTCCGGACGCAAGCAGGCGCGAAGCCGTGCTCTCTACGTCATCATGCTGCAGGCCGAGGCCGCCACCGGCATCCCCGCGGACGGCTGGGTCCGCAACCGCATGGGCGACTACGTGCCACGGGAGATCGCCAAGGCACGGCCACTGCGCAAGCTGGACGATAAGCGATGACTGATCCGCTGAGGTTCGCCGCACTGCTGCCCACGCTATGGGCCGCGCACAACGTGGGTGACCACCTCGTCCAGACCGACCCCCAAGCCGTGCGTAAGGCGCGGAGTTGGCGTGCGATGGCTGGGCACATCGTCGGCTATCAGGCGACGCAGGCCGTCGCTGTCGGCGCGGTGCTGGCCGCTACGGGGATGCGCTGCAACCGGCGGGCTCTGCTGGCAGGCATCGCGTTCTCTGGCGCCACGCACGCGTTCATCGACCGCAGATGGTCGGTGCGCTGGCTGCTGCGGCATACCGGATCGGCGGGATTTGCGGAGATGTCCACGCCGGTCAACGGCCCATACCAAGCTGATCAGGCGCTACACCACGGGTGCCTGCTGATCGTCGCACTGCTCATGGCTCGGAAGGTGGGACCGCGATGACCGACGACGCTGAGCGCTGGCTGCCGATCCCGTGGGCGCCCGACTACGAGATAAGCGACTGCGCCAACGTGCGCACAACGCGACGCCCCGGCAACCACTGCCAGCCACGCCTCACCGAACCGCGACTGATCGCCACCACTCGCGTCCTGCGCGGCCAGAGGTACGCGTACCTGCCATGCCCTGACGGGAAGTACCGGCTGCGGAACGTGCGGAAGATCATGGACGCGGTGTTCAACGCGGAGGAGCAAGCATGATCGCCGATACCCTGTTCTACGTCGGCGGCGCAGCGGTCACGTCGAAGTTCCTGCTGTTCGCGGCGGTCGGTGCGCTCATCGGCATCGGTATCCGGGCGTCGCGGAGCCACTACATCGGGGGCGCCATCGGAGCCGCCATCGCGATCGTCTTCTACATCGTCCGCGGCTGCGGAGGGATCTAGGGATGCTGGGCATAGCCATCTGTCTCGTCGGTGGAGTCGCGGTGTTCATGGGCATCAGGCTCGCCATCACGGGGTTCAGACAGAAAGTCGTGGTCAGGGTGGTAGGCGGCATCATCGGCGCACTCATCGGCGTCATGTGCATCTACGCCTACATGCCCGGCAGCCACGCACGTCTGGGATAACCAAAATGCCCACGCAGATTTCCAAGCCGCCGCGCCGTCCGCCCGAGGGGTTTCCCGGCAAGACGCCCGTCATCACAGACGAGCGGATCATGCACATGCAGGACGTCAGCCAGAGCCACCGCGTGCTCGATCGCAACGGCAGTTGGCAGCCTGTCACGAACGTCCATCGGCGCAAGGGTTCGACGGTGCGGGTGTCTGGGCATGGGCATGCTGGGATTGAGGCGTCGGACGGCCACCCCGTGCTGGTGCGGGCCACATCGAACGGCGGGACACCCGGATGGATGAGCGCGGGCCTGTTCGACAAGCGGCGCCACGCGTGGGCCACACCAACTCACATCGATCCGCTGCCGATCCCGGCTGGTGCACCGGAGACGCCAGAGGAATGGCATCTCGTCGGCTCCTACCTACGCAGTGGTGAAGTCAACGGCGATCGCATCACGATCAAGGCTTCGGATAAGCGTGAGGCGCAGCACATCCGCCAGTATCTCTCAGGTTGGACGGGACGCGAGGATAAGAGCGGCGGCGGCGTCACTTTCGAGGGGCGCGACCGCGAGCAGGCACGGTTTCTGGCAGAGCACTTCGGCGACAAGCCTCACACCAAGACGGTCCCGCCATGGGGTCTCGGGATGGACGAACGTTACCGCCGTGCACTGCTGAAGGGCTACTACGGCCCAGACTGGAAACCCCTTCCGACCACCTCTGCGTTTCTGGTGACCATGATGGGCATCGTTGCGGAGACCCTCGGCGAGCGCACCGATATCGAGCACGTGTTCGCACCGTTCCGTCCAACGTATCAGGCACGTCGCATGGACGCAGGCCACGGCCACAGCGGTCACCACTCGTGGCTCGGCAACCAGCAGGCGCGCAAGGCGGTACGGCAGCGGCAGTTGTGGGATCTCGAAGTCGGCGCTCATGGGTCGTTCGTCGCCGGAATCGGCGGCAAGGTGGTCAGCGCATGCGGCGAGAAGCCACCGGCCACGCCGGACGCACGCAGCAGGGCCGCAGCCAAGCCACCGGCCAGCGCAGCGCGAAACGGCGGTGGAGGCGGCGGTAGCAACGGCCGCCAGCGCCACGCCAGCAAGCCACGCCGTATGCCGTCCGTGGCGAGCATCGCGGACGCCCTCGGCTCCAGCGTGCCGGTGCTCGGCGGACGGAAGCCACGGACCCCGCAGCGTGACACGGCTGGCGTGGTTCCCCTGACGCCTGCCCAGGAGCAACGGGTCCAGCGAGGAATACGGTCCCTCGACGGCATACAGCGCGAGGAGGCCGTGGCCAACGCAGCCGCCGTGCCGCAGTCCGTCGCCTCTCCGCGTGCTCAGCGCGCGGCCAGGGTGGCAGAAAACGCGCTATTCCTCCGCGGTGGGGTTGAGACGAACACCTCCACGCTCGCACTCGACAAGGACGGCAAGGTCATTGGAGTGCCTTCGCTTGAGGAACTACGGCAAGTCGACAGGATCAACGGCCACGAAGAGGGCACGGCCGCGTCCGTCCTCGCCAAGCAGCATGGGCTGGTGAAGGAGTCGGTACCGGACGTGTTGGCTGCGGAAAGGCCCGCTCGCGAGCAGCGCGTCATCCGCGACTGGAGCGACGCTACGACGATCAACCACCTCGGCAAGATCACCGCAGAGCAATTCCTGCCCGGTCATCTTGCACATCCGAACGGCCATCCCGATCCCGACTCCGAGACGGCGCTCATCAAAGACCCGCTCGTCCGCATGAACCACGCCGGGTTCGCGACCATCGGCTCTCAACCGGGCATGGCCAACAGCGTCGGATACGGCGGGGACATCTTTCACCAGAACGCGGCGGTGGAAGGGTTCGCCACTCCAGAGACCGCACAGCGCATCCGTGAAGCGGCTGAGGCGGAAGGGCTGACCGTGATCCAGCACAGTGGAGCGGCACGGCGACGTGACTACTCAGACATCGACCGCGAGAGTGACTTCGGCACGCATCTGTCCCACTCCGATGTCGACCTTGCGCTGGGGAACGGTGTCAACATGGATCTGCGCAAAGAACTCCACAGCGCCGAGCAAATAGCGGTAGTGGATCCGGACGTTGGACGCAACGATCGGCTAGAGCGGTTCGCGCAGAGGATGGACGAGCAGCGTAGATCGGACCCGATCAACGACGCGTGGATGGTTGACGACCTGAACGGCCTTCCACCCGGCACCACCGCGGCAGACATGCACCGAGCGCACCGTGAGGTCGTGCCGGATCCGCGCGACGAACTCCGTACCCCGGCAGAGCGGCAGGAACGTGAGGCACGGATGGCCGCAGCCGAGCAGGAACATGCGCAGGACCGTGACCGCACCGTGTCCGCCGAACGTCCCGCCATCACCGATGCGCCGCCCACATCAACGGTGCGCGACGCTGTGGGACGGGATGGATACGACGTATTCGCTGCCGAGCGCCGTGGGATCACAGCCACACCAGAGCACGCAGCGCAGCCCGTGGTGACGCGTGTGGACGGCCGGCCCGTCACCGCAGAGATCGTGGACATGGCGGGTGCGGTAGGGAACGGCCACGCTGGCCTGCCGACCGCAGAACGTCATCGGCTTCACGCTGGGTCGCAGGAGCCCGACCTACTCCAGCAGATCACCGACGCATCCGCACTGCGTGAGATGCAGGCCGCTCCGGTCGAGCGTGAGCAGTCTGGACGCCTCCGCGACGCAGCGCCAATGTGGGAGCAGCAGGCTAGCCCGAGTGCCCCACGGCAGAACGTCCCCAGCCCGCTGACGGACACGTCGTGGCTGCGAGACGGCGCGGTAAGTGATGCCGAGCCCGCCAGCACGACCACACCGCCGGGTTGGAGCGACGCCTACGCCACACAGGCACAAGTGGCTGCCAAGGCACGCGAGCGTGGCCTGCCCGTCGACCGCGAGACCTTCGAGCGCAACTTGGACGAGGCGTGGACGAGGTTGGGCGGGCAGGGTCCACGCACCACACCGCCAGAGCGCGAGCGTGGTCTGCGGCAGGCTGGCACTGGCGATCTGCCTGAGCCTGTGTACGGACAGAGCCGCACGGCAGAGCAGGATGGCGTAGCGCCCGAACTCCGACGTGGGCTTACTCGAGCGGGGGAGCGTGGGCTGCCCGAACGGGCTCCGATCGACGCAGGGAACGAGACCGAGGACGCCGTGCCACCCGAGCGCAGACGTGGGCTTGGGCGACCGGAAGACGCCGAGCTACCGCCACCTCCCACGGTCGACGACGCGCAGCCAGCAGAGCGCCCACCCCATGACCCCGACGTGCTGGAGCGACATGGGCTCGCGGATCTGGTTGGCTTGTCGCCAAAGCCGATCAGTGTAGAAGTACCAGAAAGGTCCGTGCCGCAGATGATCGACACACCTCACGTCAGCGCAGAAGAAATGCCAGCGCATAGGCAGGTGACGCATCCCAGCGTCGGCATTGTCGCGGCAGCGCTGATGGCTAGCGGTGGACCTACTCTGCACGATACCCCAGTACCAATCTCACCAGCGCCAACCGCCACCCATGCTGGCATCGCGCGCATCGTCGATCCATCCGGCCACGGCGTGGGCACAGGCATTGTACTGCCAGGCAACCGGTTACTCACCGCTCACCACGTTGTTGAGGATGCCGCTGCTCTGCACCAGCCGACGATCGTGGAAGTCGATAGCCATCAATATCAGACACTCGTACTTAGAGACGACACGGCTCACGATGTTGACCTGTTGGAAGTGGAGGGAGCACCACCAATGAACCCGGCCGTGCTCGGCGACTCCAAAAACGTGGCGGTTGGCGATCCTGTGAGCATCGTCGGCGACTACGGCCACAGCACCGACAGCCACACCGGCCGCGTGACCAGCCCGCATGCGGACGAAATCACAAGTCCAGATGATGTCACCGGGAAGCCTGTCCACGTCGCTGACACCATCGAAGTGGACGCACGATCTGATCCAGGGGATTCAGGCGGGCAGCTTCTGAATAACCGCGGGCAAGTTATAGGCGTCGTGGACGCAGGTACCGATCCGCCGGACGCTCCAGACACCAACGCCGTCCCCATCAATGACGCTCTCCACGCTGTCGGGGATCCACGGACAACTGCCGAAGACGCAATCCCGGATCAGCCTCTACTCGCAGACTTGGCGCAAGACCGCAAACTGATCGTCAATCCCGCGGATGACGCCGTGGAGGAGCGCGCTACTGATCGGCCTACTGATGGACCGTCGCGCCCTGACGCTGCCGAGGAGCAGGACCGCGAGCAGCCAAATGAAGCCCGCCCGGAGCCCGATGACACGCCAGAATCGGAGCCTGCGCCCGAGATGGCCGATCGCACCGCCAAGAACGAGCCGGGACGCGATGAGCAGGAGGCAGATCACACGCCGGAGCCCGCAGAGCCGAAGCGTGACGATGAGCCGAGGGCCGACCGCACGCCGGAGCGCGATACGGCCGAGACGAGAGACCTCGCCCCGGATCACTCCGCGGCAGAGACAGACACCACGCCGCCGCACGAAATCGGCGGCAACTCGCACGGGATGGGATAGGAGCGATGTTCAGCCGTCAGCAGCAACCTGCCATGGTCGTGCTGGAGGACCAGAGCGGTCGCCAGTCCCGGCACTGCGTGGCCCCACGTCACCTCGACAGCACGGTGAAGCGTCACGTCGACAGCGGGGCGTTCCGAGCGGTCTCCGTGCTCCGCGAGGGCAGGGTGCCTATCCATCACCTCGACCCACCATCGGCACCCGCAGCGCGTCGAGGTGCGGCACCAGCTCAGGCCGATGTGTCTGCGGCGTCCGCGTCCCGTTCGCTCGAGCGCGACATGGGCCAGCCCACCATGAAGTCCACCACCGCGAGTATGGCCCCGCAGGCAGCGGAGCACGACGCCTTCGCGGCTGGGCACGGATACGACAGCGTGGCAGCGACCGCCCCGATCGGAAACGCGGAGGCGCACACGGGCAGGATCTACGCGGCCGGCGTACGCATGCCGGGCGAAGGGACGGCGTGGGACTTGCGCATGCCCGACGGCACCACCGGCAGAGCGACAGCGGGACACGTCGTCCGCGACGACTGGATGCACCAGACGATCGCGTCTACTCCGGACAGCGACTTTGCGGTGGTCAGCGGGCGGCAGAGCGACGGAGACGGCGCGCTCGAACTGGCATCGCGCGATGCGCAACCCGGCGATCAGGTGGCGATCGTCTCGGATCGTGGCGTCATCACGGCGAACGTGACGGGGACGGAGATGGTCCATCCTGAGGGCTCCGACCATGCCTATCACTCCACCGTGGTCGATCAGCCCGTCGTGCCCGGTTGGTCAGGCTCGCCGATGGTCCTAACCAACCCCGGAGACCCTGACCAGGGCAAGGTGGTGGCCACCGCGACCTGTTCCAACAGCGCGGAATCGAACGGGGTGCCGGCCTCGGTCATGCGAGAGGCAATCGGCGGACCCTCTGCGCCAGCCGAGCCAATTCGCGACGAGGCCGAGGTCGACGCATCCCACCAGCCCGGCCGGTCACTGTAGGAGATGCACATGGGGATTCTTTCCCGACTGTTCCGCCGACGCCGGACCACGGGTGACTGCGAACTCGTACTGCAAGCCATCCGCAGCGGCAACATCTACGTCATCGACATCCTCGCCTACACCACCGGCATCCCTGCTGCGCGCACGTACCGAGCACTGGTTCTGTTGGAGCGGGACCGCAAAATCGCGAGGGGATTCCAAGACCGCCAGCGCATCTATACGGTGCGAGTGACATGACCAGCGCATACATCGGCGCAGGAGAGCCTATCCCGGGCGGATCCAGCATCGCGCCTAGAGGCGGAAGCACGGGTAGCGCAACTGAGGAGGCCGACCCAGACTGGGTGTATGCCAAGGCCATTGTCACGGCTCAGTGGAAGCAACATGAGAAAGCGCTGATCGACCACGGCGAGATGAGCCCCGAGGAGGCAAGGACACATTGCAAGGCCGGGCTGGCTGCACGCATCGCAGAGTTGCGTCAGAACTATGGCGGCAGCGAGGCAAAAAGGTCGACATCTGCCACCGCCACACTGCCCGATGGCCTGCACCGCGACGCTCCCAGCCTACTGCACTTTTTCGGCGGACCGAACTGGACGGTCGATCCGCACTCACCCGCAGCGGACGCCATCCGGAAGACGGAGCACTTCAAAGACGCAGAGCGGGAAGGCATCGCGTGGTCGAAGGCGGTCTCGAAGGCCGATGGCACGCCACCAGACTACCCGCAGTACATGCCGGATGCATGCGACATCTTCGGTCTCAACGCTGCGGCGAACGGCTGGCTTATCGGCGAGAAGCTGGAAGCCAGCACCGATACCTACTGCCCGAGCGTGCCTGCCAACCTGAAGCAAACGCTGGAGCGTGGTGGAGCCAAGCCGCTCGACGTGTACAGCCTGAGCACTGCCGAGGCGTCACGCACAGCCACGCCTGCCGCACAAGCTGACGCCACGACCCGCGACCTGACCGCCTACACGCCCGTCAACGAGCCCGCCTACGGAGGGCGGTCGCTGTGATCCTCCCCGAGATCGTCGCCGCTCTCGCCGGGATGAGTGGCCTTGGCTGGCACGGCAAGATGCGCTACGGTCCGCGCCTCCTCGCTCAGTACCACGCCTCCCCAGTGTTCCGCGATGGCCAGCGCCTCCGTCCGCCCCGGCTACACTGCCTTGATCCCGTTGACCCGATCTGGCACGGGATCATCCCCGGACGCCCCATTCTAGGCTGGGACAAGGGCCGGTTCGTGCAGGCTCCTCCGCGTGAGCACGTCCTGATCGTCGCCATCTCGCAGCGAGGCAAGACCGCCACGCTGATCATCCCCAACGTGCAGGCGTGGCTGGGACCGGTCGTCGCCACGAGTACCAAGCCGGACATCCTTGAGCACTGCAAGGCGGTCCGCACCTACCGCGGCAAGGTGTGGGTGTTCGACCCCATGCAGATCCTCGGAGCCGACGACGTGCCGCCGTGGGTGCGTCGCCTGCACTGGTCTCCGCTGCGAGGCTGCGAGGACTTCTACGTTGCCACCAAGCGCGCCCGAGCCATGGGCATCAACGCCGGCAAAGGGGCCAAGGATCCGAGCCACTGGCAGACGCGGGCCACGCAGTACCTTGCGCCGCTCCTGTACGCCGCTGCGCTGGACGGCAAGGGCATGGGGCACGTCCGCTCATGGGTGAAGCAGCACAACGTGGACGAGCCAGCGGACATCCTCAAGACCAGGATCGCGCGGTGGGAAGGGAACCCACATCTCTGCCCGGACCGGCAGGCGCTCGAGAACCTAGCCAGCCTGACCCTGCGCGACCCCAAGGTGCGCGAGAGCGATGAGGTGGGGTCTGTATGGTCCTGCCTCGACGCGGCCATCTCGGCGTTCGACAACCCGCGGGTCCTGGCGGATGCGAACCTTGCTGGCGAGTGCGGCTTCGACCCGTACGAGTTCCTCGGATACGACGAGCATGACCCGAGCGTCCGACCGCAGTTGGGCCGCGATCATGCGCTGTTCGTCGTCGCCCCCTCGGACCCGAACTGCGACCTGGCGCCGCTGACCACCGGGCTAATCGAGGAGATCACGGAGGCGGCATACACCATCTCCGACAGCCGGGGTGGGCAGCCATTGGAGCGGCCGTTCCTGCTTGCGCTGGACGAGATGGCGACGCTCAGTCCCCTGCCGTCTCTCACGCGGATCATCGGCGACGGGGGAGGACGCGGGGTCGTGCTCATGGCCTCCGTGCAGGCAATGGGACAGTTCAGCCTGCGGTGGAACGCGGAGACCGAGAGGGTGGTCCGCGAGGGCATGGCGGTCACCGCTGTGCTGCGCGGGTGCAAGGATCCCAAGCTGCTCGCCAGCCTTGAGCGGACCGGCGGCAAGCACACCATCCACCGGACGACCAAGGCGGTGGCCCGCACCCGTGCCCCGTGGTGGCGCCAGCAGCCGACGGTCGACGACGACCACGCCAGCCACGAGCGCCATGCGCAGCACAAGGAGCAGCGGCGCACCCGTACGGTCACCCGCACTGTGACGCCGCATGATGAATGGCGTTGGCCGCAGCATGAGATCACCAACATCGCGGATGGCAAGGTACTTATCAGCATGAGCGAGCGGATCACGCTTGCCAAGACGGTCTACCATGGCGACACTCGTCCGTTCGAGATGTGGGGAAAGCTCACGGTGCCGTACGGGCTCGACCAGATCCACGAGCAGGGTTCGACCGAAACAGATGCGGGCGTACCAGGGGTGTTCTCGGACATGTTCGCGGAAACCGCAGACGTTGCCAAGCAGGAGGGCGCCTGATGGCCGACGTCTCGCACTTGCCCGCTGCGGCCGTGGGCGGGACGATCGTGCCTATCTCCACGCTGAGAGACAAACGCGATCATAGAGACGACGGTACGGCCGTCGCCGGTACGGAGGGAGCATGAGCCAACGCACTGAGACCAAGAAGTTCGAGCACGAGAGCACTATCGTTGTTGAGTTGAGGTGCGATCTCTGTGGCACCCCTGCGCCACGCCCGGAGGACGCCGGATTTGGCCGTCCGTGGCCCACGCTGGAAGGAGAGTCCAGTTGCTACGAGGGTGCTCGCGTAACCCTTGAGTTCGCTTTCGGCTACCAGTACCCCGAAGGCGGCTGTCAGAATCACGAGGCGTTCGATATATGCCCTACTTGCTGGCGAACCCACCTGCGCCCGTGGATTGAGGCGCAGGGAGCTAAGGTGCGGGCGTGGGAGGCCGAATCGTGACTGCGAACGGGTGACCACCATGGCGATGCGGGCTCCTCTGCCGTCTCTCACACCCGAGGGTGTCACCTTCGACGTGCGGCTGCCAGAGGACCCGCCTACCGCCAACAGCAGGCTGTGCTGGCAGGTGCGCGCCCGGAAGACCAAGGCCATCCGCAACTGCGTTGCTCTGGTGGCGCGCAGCCACCGGAACCGCCTCGGGCTACCGCCTGCCGACGAGCGCCGTCGCCTCGAACTCGTGCTACTGCGCGGACCACGGTCGCGCATGCGCGATTTCGATCAGGTTTGCGCCGCGCTGAAACCTTGTCTCGATGGGCTCCGTGATTCTGGTTGGATCGTTGATGACGCCCCGCGGTGGTTGGACTACCCGATGCCCACAGAGGGCCGCGATTCCCGCGGCGGCGTCTCGGTCCGCGTGACGGTGAAGCCTGCCCCCTAGCCCGTCTCTGTGGCCTTGCGACGCGCACGGCGGGGGCTGGAGGCGGGTGTCTGCGTGGCGTTGGTCAGGCTAGAGATGATCGCCAGCAACTGCTGGCACTCGGCCCGGTGCGCCTGCTCCATACGCCTGCGTTCGCGCTCGTACTCGGCGTGGCGGTTTTGCAACTCCTCGATCGTCTGCTCAAGCCAGCGTACGTGACGACGGATCACCTGCACAGCGGAGAGTTCATCGTCGGTTGGCTCCGCATCCGCACGCTGCACGATCTCCTGCCGCACCTCTTCCATCATCTTGCGGTGGCGGTGGGTCTTTTTGAAATGACCCTCGGGGATCGCCGCAGCATTGACAATGATACGACCATCGGTTAGCCTGCGGAACGGTATCGACTTGTACTCACCGTAGTGGCGCCGGATAGTGCCCGCACTGACGCCGAACCGTACGGCAGCACCGCGAACTCCCACCCAACCGGGCGGGATCGTCGTGAGGAGCGGTTCCTCGGTCGTGGCGTCATCATCCATCGTGCTGTGACCTGAGTCACCGTCACCCTGGGACACCTGTGCCCCTGCCTGCATCTCTAGGCCCCCGCCATGGCCTCCCCCGTCGTTACTGACCGCAAGGTACGCCTTCCCCGGAGCGCGCGTCAAGTACGACAGGAGATGCTACGGCGTAGAGGTCAGGTGTAGCGGGTGGGGAGACGGTGGGTTGACAACATACCGGGCTGGTGGGGTGTCGTCAAGCGATGGCGGTGTTGCCTACTGGTTATGGAGCGGCGAAGGCGGCGAGGTTCAGGAATCCCAGATCAGGGCTGACGAAACAGCATCACGACGCCTCGTCCAACTCGCGGAACCGCTTTGCCATGGCGCGCTGGTACCTGATCTCCGTCTCGAGCCAGAGCAGCAGGTCCACGGGCACCACGCGCACTCCCTTGCTGACGTAGTCTCCGCGGTCTCCGTCGATGTACTGCTGTAGATCCGGAAGGCGATCCCTGCTGAACGCCACCGATGTGCTACGCCTTGTAGCATCTTCCTGATCGATCACACCGATGCCTCCCGTGCGAGTAGCAACCGCAGGCACTCCGGGCAGGAGCGGTCCATACCGGCCCCTGTGTGGCCGTTGGTTGACGAGTACCGCGCCGCTGCGGCGCAGGCCACGGTGAGGTGTCCGCCCTCGTGCGTGGGCCACTGCGTCGGCTGAGTGAGGATGCGGAGCGGCGTGCAGCCGCCGGGGTTGCTGCTCACACCAACCCGGGGAACATCGATTCCACTCCTTGGGTCAGCAGGCGTACCCTCAGCCGGTGATCCTGCTCCCGTACCCACTGACGCACGTGCCACTCGCAACCGCCCATGAAAGTCACGCCGTTCGCCGTACCAGAATGGGTCATCCGTGCCCCGCACGCATGCGTCACTTGTACCCCTTCCCACTGCGGGTCCGAGTGCTGGTTCCCGCATCTACGACGACACCGCGTCGAGACTGGCCTCATCATGCGCTGATGCAGGGTTGAACTACCGTATGCGACGTAGTCACTCACGCGGCACCCTCCAACGTATCCAGTTCGCGCTGCAGCACTGCGATGACCACGGCGTCCCGCTCCGCGATCTTAGCGTACAGGCTGGACACAAGCGCGGCGGTCTCGGCACGCTCCCGCAGCAACTCGGCGATGTGTCTGCCCTGGTCCACGTTGAGCGCCTGCATCGTCTCCAACTGGCGACCCAACGTTGCTACACGGTCATCCACGGCGGTCCTCATGCTGCACGCCGCAGAGCGATACTGGGCCGACCCGAAGCTAGCCACGCGTTGTAGCGGGGACGGCCGGATGCCACCCACTCAGCGATCAGGGTGCGCGGGTCCGGGTGACAGTTCGCGCATGCCCATCCACCGCCGTTGCTCGCCGGCCGCTCCCACATCTCGCCGCCACACTGGCACGGCTCCATCACGCTGCCTCCATCGGGTGACCGTTGCGTCCGTTAGGAGTAACCCTCGGCTGCCTCATGCCAGCCGACAGTCCGCTCCTAATGGTGGCGTCCGTCTCTGCCTCCGAGAGACCGATGCCAAGCCCGACGATGCGGAGCGATCCGGCCACGTACGTGACGCTCACCTCACCACCACCGACGAGTTGTCCGAGCGCGAAGGCGGCAGAGTTCAGCGTTACGTTACGCTGCCCCTCCGGCGCCGCGCTCAAAGCCGCCAGTTCAGACTCGACCGCTCTCCGCGCATAGGCGCCCATCTCGCCCGCGTAGAGCTTGGCCACGACGTGCTGCCGGGGTGGCGCAGGAGGCGGCTCGAGCAGCGCCAGCAGCCACGCAGGGGCCGAGGCGACGTCCGAGGTGTCCTCCCACCGATACCGCCTCCCTGACGGGTGAATCGACGGCGGGACGACGACGTAACCTCCCTGACCGCGTACGTCCAAGCCTTCACCCATCCGCTTGCCGATGAGCCCGTGGCCGCCCGCCGAGTTGCCGATCCGCGACCCATCCGGCCGCAGGAAAAACCACTGCCAACCCTTGCCGGTCACCTGACGCCGCGTCGTCGGCAACGCTCCGTTCGCGAAGACCAGCACGTCCAAGCTGGCCGCGCCCTTGTCGCCGTCCACGTCAAGCACGAGCAGTTTCGATGCGCCCGTCGCCACACCCACGTTGCTACCGGGGCGCTGCAGCCACGCCTGCCTCGCCCCCTCGGGCGTCCCTACGGCGTCCCAGAATCCGTGCGTGCCGGGATACGGGCGCTTGTCCATTGGCTGTAGTGGAAAGACTGCCCAGCCGCCTGCCGCGTAGTCCATCGCGGCCTGCATGAACTCGTCCATCGCCTATGCCACCCCTGTCCACTGAGCGGTACTGGCCCGCTCTCTGACGGTCATCTGCGCGCCGACCAGCGTGAACTCGGCCCACCCCACCGGACCGTTGCGCTGCTTGTCCACGCCGATCTCGATCACCTCCTCCGCTGGCTGCGTGCCATCGACCAACCGGTTGGGCCGCCAGATCAGCAACGCCACGTCGGCGGTGTCCCCCAGCCTCTTGCTCTCCCCGAGGTGGCTCTGGAACGACGGCTTGCCGGTACCGGCCTCGCGATTCAACTGCGCCAGCGCAATCACCGGGATCTTCAGTTGCTTCGCAAGAGTTCGCAGCCCCGTCGCGATTCTGCCCACGTGCTCGACGCGAGTCTGCCGACCGGGTTCCTCCGCAATCTCGCCGACGTAGTCAACGACGACCATGTCTAGCCCGTTGGTGGCAGCACGTCGGGCGCGCTCCTCAATAGCCGCCAGCGTGGCGGGGCAGCGATCGTCGATGACGATGTGCACCTTCTGCTCGTGGATCTGCATGGCTGCGTCGAAGATGGATTTCCACTCCCGGCTGTCCAGCTTGCCATCCGCCAGCCGGCGGAAGTTCACCCCTGCGACGCTGGACAGCACGCGGTCGATCATCTGCTCGGTGGTCATCTCGAGCAGCACGTACAGCACACGGTAGCCCCGCATCGCGGCGGTGCGGGCGAACTGCAGGCCGAGCACCGACTTGCCGGCCGAGCTCGCACCGCCGACGACGATGAACTCTCCACGGTGCCAGCCACCAGTCATCCGGTCGATCCACGGCAACCCGGAGGAGATCGCCCACCGCTCCCCGTTCTGCCGCCTCTCGATCGTTGCGAGGTGGTCGTTGATGATCTCCCACAGCGGACGCGGGTCGTCACCTTCGGCCGACTGAGGTTTCTCCATCGCAGAGAGGCCGGCGATGATCGACTGGCGCACCTCGGCGAGATTGCCGTTGGCGCCCTCCACCATCCCCGTCGCCAAGCGGAGGATGGACAACATGCGCTCCTGCTGCTCGGGATCAGGCACCCTTGGCCTCCATCACAGCCCGTAATCCGCAGGGTCTGTGAAGACAGGACCGTTGGCAGGCTGCGCGGCGGCGGTAAGCCGCAGAGTCCGGGACGGCACCGCAAGCCCTGCGTACCTCACACGCCGCTGCCGATCCTCACGCAACGCCTCGTAGATCCGACGCACGAAGCCCTGTCCTGCCATCTCGCGACCCGACTCGAACATCTGCGCCCAGTCGATCGTCGTGGCTGTCTCGGCGATCAGCGGATGCGACCACGGGATCTCCGAGGGGCGCGCGCACTGACCATGAGTCCGAGCCAGCCGGCTGAGTTCCATCCACGCCCACTCCCACGGTGGGCTGTCGTCGGCGATGTCAACTACCCGCCGGTACACCTGACCAGCGGTGGGCTGGAAGCGCTCGCCGTCGCGGACGAAGGTGCGGACCGCCGTCAGGACGACGTCCGCCTCCAGTCCACCCAGCACGTCCCACGCCGCCGCCAAGGCGTCCTGCGCGAGCGGAGATGCGGCTGGCCATGAGGCCATGAGCAGCCTCGTGACGCCTCGGAACTCGTCGCGTGTCACGAGGCCCGCCCCTCTGCGACGAAGGCGTCGAGGATGTCGAAGGTGTCCTGGTGCGTCGGCCGGCGCTGACCGGATAGCGGGCCATGCCCGTTGCTCCCGCGCTCCAACTCGGCAAGGACGCGGCCGAACATCGGCGCACCGAGGTTGCGCTGCGCCAGTCGTTCGCATGTCCCTCGGACGAGGTCGTCGGACTTGCCCTGCGCCCGCGCCTCCTTCGCGGCCTTTCCAATACGGCCTACGTCCGAGGGGAGAGGATCGTACCCAGCCAGCCGACAAGCCTCAACGTAGACCGCTCCGGGGTTCAGGGCTGGAACGATCTCGCCAACCAGAGGAGCCGATTTCGGCACCGCGCCGGACTCTCCGTTAGGAGAGTCCTTGTCTATCTTCTTACTTGTAGTTCCTTCTCCTATGGGGGTCGCAGATCTGAGAGGGGGGGGGTCGCAGATCTGAGAGGGGGGGGGTCGCAGATCTGAGAGGGGGGGGGTCGCCTCGGCGGGGAATGGCTCTGGCCCTGCCAGGTAGTACCGGCTGCCAACCTGAGCGTTGTCGTCGCCGTGTTGGTGCTCGACTTTCAAGGCATGGACGGCCACCAACTCCGTGAGCATCCTCGAGACCTTGGCGACAGACCACCCGAGCCGCTTGGCGAGCGTCGCCCGGAGTGGGTGGGCGTAGCCGTCCCGCTGGGCTAGCCGCTCGAGCACGCAGTAGAGACGTAACGCCTCGCCGGGTAGCGACGGCTCATCGAACAGCCACTCCGGCACTATCGCTAGAGGCCAGCGACCAGAGCGAACCGTGTCGCCACTCATGACGCTACCGACCCGTCATGCGGCTGGGCAAGAGTCGTGCTTGCGCTACGGGGAGTGGTATGTGGTATCGTCGTCACCACTGACCTCCTTCATGGGGTTGGCTCCTCCTTGGCAGGGATGGGGCTGGACAGGGGCTCCCGGCGAAGTCGCTCTCGCCGCGGAGCCCCGTTCTCGTTTCTACGGGGTGATCACGCTCCGATCAGGGCGGCGCGGAACTGGTCGAGCCAGTCGCCGGCATCCTTGAGGTTGGCCAGCGCCGCATCCCGCTGCTTGACGGTCATCCCGCGCGCCATGTCCTCGGGGTGCATGCCGACGCCAGCGAGGCGGTCCAGGGCGTCGCCGAGATGGGCCACGCTCTCGTCACTCACCCGACCACGCTTCGGCACCGCCCGCACGGCAGGCTCGTCGTCCGGGACGTGAGGGTCGGCGATCTCCGTCACCACGGCGTCTACCGTCTCGGCGCAGCGGCGGGGCTTGCCGACCGGAGAACTCGCCCGCGCCTCGGCCAGCCCGGCCTGCACGATCTCCATGCGCTCGTCGTGGGTCAGCTTGGACTCGCCGATCTTCTCGGTCACCGCCGCGGCGATCTCACCGATCTGGTCGGGGCGGATCCCTCGGACGTGGGACTCGCGGATCTGCAGCGTCGTCCCCGCGGCCTCGCTCAGCCGCGCCTCGTCGGTCGCTGCCTTGCGCATGCGGAAGTACTGCGCCCTGCCGATGTTGAACTCCTCGCGGAGCCACTTCAGCCGGCCCGTCTCCCCGGTGCCGTGGCCCAGCGCCTCCCACGGCCGCCCCTCCTCTGCCTCGGCCATCAGCGCGGCGAACGCCTGCAGGGGCGCCTTGATGATGTTCCAGTGCACCCGGATGCGCTCCGTCAGCGCCCTGGCCTCGGTCTCGCCGAGCGTCGTAGTCTCGGTGTCGCGATCTTCCACGATCGCCAAGTCGGTCATGATGTGGTCCTCCTGTGCGGTTGTCATGCCGCGGTGGTCTCGTCGGTCGGCGCCATCTGCACGACGAACGCCTCGGCTGCGGCGTGGAGTGCATGGACGCGGGTGGTCGTCAGTTCGTGTGTGCTGAACTTCTCGCCACACGTCTCACACACCCGCTGGCGGAAGGCGTACGGGTTCCCGTGCCGCTCCCTCATGCGAGTGGTGAGTACGCGGGTGGGGCCGTCACACTCGGGGCATGGGTAGGCGGTGAGCGGCTTCGCCACCGGGTCGGCGGTGAGCACGTTCGGCGTTCCTCCTGTGGGGCTTTTCCTGTCGGTCATGCGGCAGCCTTCCCTAGCGCAGCCATGAGGTGTCGGCCGATCCAGTCTGTGAAAGCCGGCGGAATCGCCTGCCGTGCCTCGTGGGCTCCCATCCAGTCACAGCCCATGGCGGTACGGAACTCGCTCTCCGAGTACTTCCCGCCGTGGTCGAAGGGGATGATCCCTATGTGTCGACAGACCGGCGTCAGGACCGGTAGGGCCAGCCCCCCCCCGGTCTCGAAGTAGCGGTGCCGAATCACCCTCAGCCCGAACGCAGAGCCGCAGAGCATGGTTGGCTGCCGTAGCGCGGTGGTTCGCACGTTCTCGATCACGTACGGAAGCCCGGTCTCCATCAGTCGTTCGCGGATGGGACCGATCAGGTCCGGGTAGTCATCTCGTGGACGCATGTGACTGTGGCCCCACGCTGTCACGTTGGCATAGTGCTGGCACGGCGGCGAGACGTGGACAGCGTCGAACCCGTCCAGCGGATACGTGAGCGCGTCGCCTTGATGGAACTCAAAGGGGTACGACGGCTGCGGCTCGATATCCACACCGACCATCTCGAAGCCTGCAAGGTGGTATCCCATGCCAGCACCGCCGGGGCCGCAGCACAGGTCCACCATGCGCGGCTTGCTCATGAGGGCTTGACGCTCAGCCGAAGGCGGCGCACCATAGGCGGCCACGACAGCCGCCCGACAGGCACACGAGAACCGCAGAGAAAGTGACCACAGCAACCGGCAGAGAGAAATCCCCGCAGCCACAACGACCTATGCAGACACCGCCTCACCCGCGGCGGCTGACAGACCTCGCCTGCACCCGAGCCAAGACTGCTCCCAACCCCGCTTCGGGTGAGATGGGCCGATCTCAGCGCGAGGCGGGTCCGGTCCGGGGCCGACAGCCGCACGAAAACCCGAAAGCGGCGGTTGACACTGCTGGCAGCCTCCGTATTCTCAACGGCGCTCACAGCCTGATCGTGGCCCCGTAGGAGGCCCGCATGCGTTCCGTCCAGCGCCCCACGCCCATCCCCGCGCCCGTCGCGGTCGAGAAGCCCCGCCCGAGCGG